TTAAGTTTTATTTTCATTTTGCTCTTTTGATTTTCTAATCTCACGTGCTTTTCTTATTTTCCTACGAACATACGGTTTCAGAAAATAATGACCAATAAATCCCTTGATAGTTGGTTTACCTATCTGCACTCTTAATTTATTTTCATAACGTGTCATTGGGCAATCTAATACTCTTGAAAATGAAATTAATATAATAAACGAACATAAAGGTAAACATACATACCAAGGATAACCAATCGGTGTTAATCCCTGAACTGCAAGTATAAAAAATGCACTAAAGTTGCCAATTACAACTGCCCAATGTAATAGAACTACTACAAGTAGTTTAAGATGTCGCAACGGATTGGTTGGTAAAAATCTAAGAAACCTTTTTTCGTCAGAAGGTTCTGTTATATTTTCATCGTTCTCCATACAGAATAAATATAAAAACTATTCTGTTTTATTGTTTAAACTATCGAGATTTTCTGAAATCCAGTGAGAATGCCAATTGTTTTTGTGATTATATATCCACGACCACCTTGCTTTGTCTTTGCCTATATCTTCTCCGACTTTTTCAGATTCAATCCATTTATGCTTATCAATTTCGTTGGTTTCATCCACAACGTGACGATAATATAAACTGTTTTCGTATAGCTCTTGGTCGTAATCCACTAACTATATATATGTACATATCAATTAAAAATCGTCAACTAATGCAGATTCATCTTGATAATCAATGACTCTTGTTTCAAAAAAGTTCTTTTGTTTGCGAATATCAATAACTTCACTCAACCAAGGAAACGGATTGTTATCACTATCATAACGATATTTCATATTTAGATTTTCCAATCTACGATTTGCAATGAACTGCATATACTCAACAAACATTTCAGAATTTAATCCAAGAATGCCTCTTGGTAATACATCTTTAGCATATTCAATTTCAAGTTCAACTGCTCGTTTCAAAACTTCTGTCAACTCAGTTTCAAACTTGTCGGTCATTAAATCAGGATTTTGTTCTCGTATTTTATTCAGCAGAGTTGTTCCAAATTTGATGTGAATACTTTCATCACGAAGTGTATATTGAATTTGTTCTGCGATACCAGGTATCTTGTCACTTAATGCAAGTAACATTGCAAATCCACTGAAAAAGAATGTTCCTTCACATACAATCCAATATGTAAACGCAGCTTTATACAACTCCCGTTTTCCTTCAATGGTAGATGTATCAATATTTGCCGATTTGAGTCCTCCGGTGACTTCCATAAGAAAATCATCTTTTGCTTTGATAGACGGAACCGTTTGATATGCTTCGTATACCTCACCTATATCCAAGTCTAAACTATCACATATATAAACCACCGTGTGGTTGTGTAAACACTCTTCATACATCTGCCTTGCCATATACTGCCTACACTCAGGATCAGTAATATACTGAGATAATGTCATAAGGTTGTTGGCAACCAAACTTTCACTACCTGCGAAGAAACCAAGACATCTCTTGATAACCAAACGTTCATCTTCACTTAACGCATCATCGGGAGAGGATTTCCAATTTTGTACATCAGTTGTCATTGGTACATCAGTTGGTACCCAGTTATTTTTGACACCCTGTTCATACAGATCCCAAGCCCATTTATGTTTATGAGGAAGTATTTGATTTACTCCCTCCGATTCTGTTCCTAATAGTTCACCAGTTTTCATAATAGTATATATAACGATTTAATTGTTAAAAAGGTTTATAATGATTTCAAATTTTGTTGTTTTAAACGATACACAAGAAGTCCGAGAATAACAAGACCAACAAATGGTAGCACATAATACCAATTAACAAAAGGTTCATTGGATGTATTAGTTTGTGCATCTGGTCGTATTATTGGTTTGATTTTAGTATCGGATGTGTTTGGTCGGACTTGTTGATTTACAACAGGACCGTCAACTACATTTATTGTATTTTGTGGTGGTTGTTTGGGTACTCCAAACGCACCACTAGATGAGTTTAGTAACTTATCCTTAATACCACACGATGCAAAGGTGGTTACGCATAATAATATCAATAAATGTTTCATATATAATTCTCCTTATTTAAAGAATCAATATACCACACTTTATTGTATACGTAAAGTAATTAAATTATTTTTTGTCGTGACAAAGACACTCACATTTGTTGTCTTTGCAACATTTAACAAAAAAGCATTTAATTTTACAGACTATTTTTTTTAAACATTCCATCTTTATAAATATTGGTTTTAATTTTTATATGTCGCACATTCGCAATCTTTTATCTTACAATCGGGATTTATCATACCTGCACGATTGAATGTAAGTTTTACAAATTCCTCAAAAAAGAAGACATAAGCAGCTGCATCATAATTGTCCCGTGCGATTGAAATTTCTTTTTCGTATGTTCTCATCCACTTGGTATATTCATCAAATTTATTCGGATCGTAATGAGGTCCTTTTAAGTCGTATTGATGAACCATTACTGCCAAATCTAATTGTGATTTTTTTAACGTAGCAAATCTTGCAATGTCTTTAGAAAACTTTGCTTTTTCTCGTTTATCTTTTTCGTATGCTTCGTATGATGCTTGTAATCTTGGATCGATAATGTCCATCCAAGTTTTATCGTCTTCCTTTATAAACCCATCACCCTTGGCACAATAAAGCACCAAGGGTGATAAAAATAAAAATGTAACCTTTAAAATAGACCTAATCAGTCTCAATACTTCAACTCAAATTTAGGAGTGAAATCTTCAAGAGGTAATTGTTTTAATACTCTCTCCGGATTTCGTTCTCGTTGATTTGGAAGAATTTTAATGCGAAACGGAAAATGCCTTTGAATTGATTTTTCATCGTCCTCGTCATCGTCTGCACTACGAATAACTCCAGAGTCTTCAATTTGCATTCCAAGGATATCATCCATGCTTGGCATATCTTCCTTTGGATCAATTGCCCACATAATATCATTCTTTTTTGCCCATGCTTTCATTCTACGAACAGGAACCATTAAATTGAATCCTTCTCCTGCTCCACGAACAATCATTCCTACATACTTTCCATTTTGCAAATAAACTCCACCTCCTGAACTTCCTGGGAATGCAGTAACCGTTGTTTGATCGTATTCGTATTTATCAAGTGTTCTTCCTACTTGAGAAATGATACCAGTTGTCATTGAGTTTGCACCCATCTGACCAAGCAACGAACCAACATGAAATAAACTTGTTCCAATTGGTACAATACCATCATTAGCATCACTTAAATTAAATTCAACTCCTTCTTTCGCATAATCAGTAGCACGAACCATAAGAAGTGCCAAATCGTGACCATCGTTGTAATCTGAATATTTGATTACTTTCGCATCCATTTTCATTTCACCAACCCGTCTGCCTTTTTCTACGAGTTCTTTTACAATAGATGCATCTTCAAATTCCACAATTTTAATGGGTCTACCACCTTCAATAACACTTCTTACCTTGCGAAGATTATCAACAACGTGTGCGGCCGTCCAAACAAACGTAACTTTTTTTCCGTCTACTTCACGAATGATCATAGCACCAGAGCCTTCTGAACTACTATACTTTGCTTTTGCTTTTATAGTGACCGATACATCTTGTAAATGGTCTGCAACTTCTCGTACTTGTTTAGCACTTGGTGCTCCTGTTGAAATGTTAATTGAAATTGCCGATAAGGCCACTACTAAAAGAAGTTTGCTTGCGTTCATGTTGAAATATCCTCCTGGATGAGATTAATAATATATTTATATATATTAACCCAAACGCACTTTTAGGTCAATGTTTAATGTCTATTGGCAACTTTCACAGGTTTCACCACGCATTTTTGCTTCCAAACTACACAACGAAGGTTCTTCGGTTTCTTGTGAATTTTCTGTATCTGTATTATCAGCATTGTGTTCTTCTACATTTGATCCCGTTGATTTTTCAATTGCACTTGCCGCCAAATTACGCAAATAGTAAGTTGTTTTTAATCCACTTCTCCACGCATGAAAATAAATGTCATTCAAAAACTTCATGCTACTTTTATCGTTGTAAAGATTTAAACTTTGTCCTTGATCAATCCACTTTTGACGTGCAGCTGCACAATCAATAAGTTTAAATTGGTCTTGTTGAAACGCAGTTACATATTTTTCTTTTATCCATTGAGGAATAGAACCATTTAGTTTATTCAAATCTCCGTCTACACTTTTAACAAGGTTGGCAAGTTCTTTTGTCCAAATTCCCTCGGACTTCATATCATTTACAAAGTATTCGTTCATCATGGTAAATTCACCACTTAATGTTGAATACACAAAAATAACTCCGAAGTTAGGTTCAATGCTCTGTGAACATCCTGCGATGTAACTAATAGTTGCAGTTGGTGCAATGGCCATTGTGTTACTGTTACGCATTCCGTTTTTGGCAATTTTCTTTTTAAGTTTAGTCCAATCTTTTCTTACATCAACTTTCTTTGGTGATCCACGCAGTTTCATAAGTTCTGAATATGTGTCTATTGGGAATTTTCCTTGATCCCACAGACTTCCTGAATATGATTCATATGTTTCACGATCCCTTGCCATGTCAGATGATGACTCAATTGCAAAGTAGGAAATGTTTTCATAAATTTCATCACTAATACGAATCGCATCACCACTTCCGTAATTTACACCAAACTCATAAAACATATCATGCCAACCCATTGTTCCTAATCCAACAGGACGATGAGTCATATTACTTTTACGTGCTTCTTCGGTTGGATAATAATTAAGATCAATCACATTATCAAGCATACGCATTGCAAGTTTTGTGCTTTTTTCTAACTTACCATAATCAATAAACTTTTCTCCGTGCTTATCAACTCCCACATGACGTTTTAAGTTGATACTTGCTAAATTACAAGTTGCAGTTTCTCCGTATTCTTTAACTGAACGAGTTCCATCATCATTGTGAATGGTTGGTTTTGTGTGAAGAAGAATCTCTGTACACAAATTACTGCTATGCACCGTTCCTACGTGCTGATTACTATACCGAATGTTACTTGGGTCTTTAAATGTTACCCACGGATGGCCTGTTTCAAAGATACTTTTAAGCATTTTTTTCCAAATGTCTTTTGCTTTTACTTCACGAAAAACACTAAGTTCTCCGTCTTGACCTTTTTTCACATATTCCCAATAAATCTTTTCAAATTTTTCACCAAATGTTTCGTGAAGTTCAGGAACTTCGTTTGGACTAAACAAATACCAAGGACCATCCGATTCAACTTGCTTCATAAACAAGTCAGGAATCCAGTTTGCAGTATTCATATCGTGACAACGCATTCGTTCGTCACCTACAGATTTTCTTAATGCTAAAAAGTCTTCAATATCAGCGTGCCATGTTTCAAGATATGCACACCCCGCACCTTTTCGTTTTCCACCTTGATTTACTGCAACGAGCATATCATTGTAAAGTTTCCAAAAGTAAACCGGCCCTTGATTGATTCCGTTTGTTCCTTTGATGTAACTTCCTCTTGCACGAAAATTTGAGATGTCAAAACCAAGACCACCTGCAAACTTGCTTTTTCTTGCTTCTTGCCAGATACCATCAAAGATACCATCAATGGAATCATCAAATGTATTTAGATAACAACTGCTTAATTGACTATGAGTTGTTCCACTATTAAACAACGTAGGTGTAGAACTAACTACATCAAACTGACTTAGTGTTTCGTAAAACTTCAATGCGTATGCTTGACGTTCGGCCGGTTTCTCATTTAGTGCCAATCCCATTGCAATACGCATCCACATTGCCTGCGGTGTTTCCATGCGACGTCCTTCTATATGCAAAAGATAACGATCATAAATTGTTTGTATGCCAAGATACTTCCAATCTTTTTCACGGTCTATATTGAGTTTATCACTCAACTCACGTAAATCAAAACTTTCAAGTAGTTCTTCGTTTAAGATTTCCTCACGAACGAGTTTTCTCATGTTTGTAATAAAACTCTTGCGATACTGAAGTTCAAACGCATCACTGTCTACTCCCTCACCAAATACTTCCTTGTAAATTGTATTGAGAAGCATCCGTGCGGCCATATAAGTATAATTCGGTTCAAACTCAATTTTAGACCTGGCACTCATAATAAGAGATTTGTCTATCTCATCGGTTGTTACTTTATCGTATAACTTTATTTTTGCATCAATAAGCACTTCACTTGCACTTACATTTTCGAGATTTCTACACGCACGCTCTGCACACATATTGATTTTATCAACATTAAAATTTTCGAGACGTCCGTTGCGTTTTTTTACTTTCACTTGTAACCTTTTGTTAGAATTTTATATAAACATTATATTAATATTATAGAAAATATTTCTACGAAATGTTCGTAAAAATACATACTACCTACACTAAATTTTTTACCCAATATCCGACACATCTTCGTTATTATATGATTTTTTACTGTTCATTTGGTCGTACTTGGATTTAAGTAGATTCTTTGCGCCATTCTCAGAATCACTCATTTCCACCATTATTTCCGCACCCTTTGTACTTTTTTCATCATATATTTCAATAACACCCGAAGACGTGTCAACTCTACTTGGAAATGTCAAACCATCGGGTCCAAACCGATTTTTAATGACATGAAATCTACCTGTGCTACTGACTTTGTCAGTTGCTTTTCTAGACAAACTTATCACAAAATCTGCCGTCATTATTTTCCGATAACTATCCGCAACTTTTTGTGCTTCAATAATATTATCTTCTAACGATGAACGACTTGCTTGTGATGCAGTCCACACAGGTACTCCGAGTTCGCCCGCAAGGCCTCGGAGATCCTCATAAATTCCTCCTTGCTCAACATAACTGTTGGCATTATTTCCGTGATTACCAGGAGATAAAATATCTGCATAATCAATCACAACCATATCAACGGGATACCCCATTGTATTTGCTAAACTTGCATGAGCAAGAATTGTACTAACTCCTACACTTTTTGTTGGATATTCTTTAATAAGAAGTTTTCCTTTGATGTTTGCTACAACATTTTTTACAGTTTCTTCATGTTCAACGATATCTTGAAACGGAATACCTGTAAAACAACTATCATAACGAAGACCTACATAGCACTCGTTAAGTTCCATTGTATAATGCAAAACATTTTTACCTGCTTTCATTGCCGACTTTCCAAGTGATGCCAAACACCAACTTTTTCCTCCACCGGCACTACTGATAATAACACCAAGTTCTCCTGGTCCCAAACCTCCGTTTGTTAAATCATCAATTACATCCCATCCCGTACCTACGGTATCACGTGCAGTTTCTGACATTCTAAGTTCAATGTCACGTGCATAATCGTGACCCATATCACGTGCAGTTCCTGCTTTTAAAGCATCATCAACAATTCGTTTGATTGAATCGTATTGACCACCTTTAAGAAAGTCAACACTTTGCATAATTGCATTCTTCAACTTTTGATTTTTACAAAAATCTAAAAATTCGTTTTTAACAAACTCGGTATCATTCAAATCAACTTGTGTAAATATATTTCTTAGTTGATCTACAATTGCAGCCTTTAAAGAATCAATTCCTACGTCATCACATTTTATTTTGAATACATCTAATGTTGCAGTCTTTTTGTATTTTTGATGATGCGTTAAAATTTCGTCAACAATCCATTTGTGTGCTTCACTTTCCCAATACTCCGTTTCAATGATATCATGCGTTCTATCCAAGAATTTTTTATCATCAATTAAAGCACGAATTGTTTTACTTTGAAATGCAGTCCCAAACTTTTGTAGGGTGTCCACATTATTATTATTAGTCTCCGTCATATTTAATAAACTTTATCAGATGATTCCAAATGAATCAAGTCTATTTATAAAAAAACTACGAATTACTTGTAATTGCATAGTTGTTTAGAACGGTCCACGTTTCCATAAGCCAGTTATGGTGATTAGGAAAGGCTGCCCATAGTTGATCTTCTGCGAACTTTTTACTAAATTCAAATTTATTAAGTTCTGTGACTGAAGAATCAATATGATCAAAGATTTTGGTCTGCATACTCGCAGGAAGAATACTATCTTTTAATTGCATTAGATCATAATTTCGTTTTAGCAATTGTTGATTATCTTCTTTTAAAAAGTTTTTGTACAAAGGCATTTCTTTGAGTTTATCTTCTGAAATTTTTATTAAGTCTTCTCTGTTCAATGGGGTGGTTTCTGCAAGTTCAGGAAACGCCGTTTTGAGTTTTTTTTCACCTACACCTTTCATTCCATCTATGTTATCTCCACGATCACCGTCAATGGTTCTGTATAATAGAAAATTATTTGGATGAATTCCGTACTCCAACGAAACTTTTTCAGGAGTATAAATTGTTCGTTTAGTAGGACTATAAACCGTTACGTCTTCGTCAACGAGTTGTAGAAAGTCTTTGTCTGTACTCATTATAGTACACTTTTTACCAAGACCACTGAAATATGATCTTGCGAGAAGTGCCATAACATCATCTGCCTCTACATTATCCATACATATAGTAGTAACAGGAAGCATATTCAAATATTGTATCAATTTAACTATCTGATACTTCATTGAACTTGATTCTTCAGTTTGATCCAAGTCTAAACTTAATGCACGGTTTACCCGAAACCGAACATTCTTTTTCATTTTATAGTCGGGAAAGATTTTGCGTCTTCTTGCACTTCCACCTTTTCCATCAAAGATGACAACACATCGTGTCGGTTTTCGTAATCTAATTGCGTGACCTATGCTTTTTAAAAACCCGGTATATCCACCGATGTGATCACCATTGTCGTTCGTGGTTGGATACATACTCCAAACCCGCATGAACGTGTTCATGCCGTCAATTAAAAGTGTATCAGAATTTATATTCCGATCTACATCTAGTTCTTCTTTTTGTTCAGCTGAAAACTCCTGAAATAAACTAAATATCTTTTTTTTGTCACTCATTTGAAACTGATGCCAATTCAGCATCTTCAATTTCAGCATTATCAGTAAACTCTACATCTTCGTCTATGACACTGTTTGCTGATTGATATTCCATAATAAGATTGTCGCATATATGTTGATACAATTCTTCTTTTAATTCTACATCTTTCAACATTTCAGGAAATTCTTTTGCCATGAACTTATAGTCTTTTCCTTTGGAATCTGTAAATGAATAATACGCACCACCCTGTTTCAAGATTTTGTGAGTTTTGAGTGTGGTTATCCAACTTCCAACATCATCAACTCCACGATTAAAATAAATTTCAAACGATGCTTTTCGTTGTGGAGGGCCCATTCTATTTTTTACAATGGTTGCTTCGCACTTTCCACCGATAACTTCCGTGGTTGCACCTTTTTTAATTTGCCCCATACTTTTAAGACGAATGCGAACACTTGCGTGAAACGCAAGTGCTTTACCACCACTCGTTGTCCACGGATCACCAAACATAACTCCCATCTTTTGACGAAGTTGGTTAGTGAATACCAATGCGATTTTTTGTCTTCCAATTGTTGAAGTTAACTTACGCATTGCTTTACTAATTAAAATTGCTTTGGTGGTTGCATAACCATCCTTTGCGTAATCGGCTGCCATCTCAATTTTAGTTGATGCAGCTGATACACTATCTGTTACAATCGTTACGAGTTTATCTTTGTTTGATTTACGTACCGTTGCGATGATATTATCAATCGTTGCGAATATATCTTCAACCGTATCAACGTGAACATACAATAACTTGTCAGTATCAACACCTATTGCTTTTAAATACTCAATGGATACACTGGTCTCGGTATCTATTAATACCGCAACACCTCCCTTCTTTTGAGTTTCCGCAAGAATGTGTCCTGAAATTAAACTTTTACCACTTTGTTCAAGTCCGGTAAGTTCTGTGATTCGGCCTGCTGGTATTCCACCATTAGGACGATTGGAAATGGCAAGATCAAGAACACTACTTCCTGTCGGAATCCAATCTGAAATCAATGAAGGATCATCACCTTCACTTAAAAAGAACGCAACTTTGCCTTCATCTTTATATGCAGTATTTAAACTATCTGCGAGAACACTTGCCAAGTCATCTGACTTACTTGTTGCTTTTACTTCTTTTTTCTTTGCCATATTTAATAATTTTTATTTTGCGAACCTGTGTGGTAGGGAGTTGCCCTACCACACGTGTGGTTCTTTTTTTCTTCTTTAAGACTTGAACAACTCTTCAAAAGCAGCCTCAACATCTTCGGTGGAAGTTGCGTTTGGTTTACTTTGTTCAGAAGTTGCACTTGCAACCGTTGGTTGCTTTACTTCTTGTTGTGTTGACTCAACAACTACTTTATTAGAACCAACTGATTCCGCAGGTGGAGCATCTTCTTCAGATTCTCCACTCACCCATTTTTCAAGTGCATCTTTCAAGTCATCATAACCGAGTTCTTGATAGATTTCAGTAATTTCTGCTTGATTGTTAGCAACTGAATCAGCAATATTCTTATTGTCAGATACAGGTGTTGTATTTGGTTTAACACGAATGTTAGTCTTGGGAAATGATCTACCTGCTTCTTCCGCAGAAAGAAACTCAATAGTGATGTCTCTTCCGTTGGTCGGATCAGTAATGTCTCCATAATCGGGATCTGCAATAACTCCCAATAGTTCTTGGTAAACTTCTTTACCAAATCCCCAAAAACGAACTCCTTCTGCTTCTTCACCACGAACGATGACTGGAACAAAAGTTCTCATTTTTGGCATAAGGGAACGTCCCATGCGATAATCATCTTTATCTCCACTACGAGTCAACTTTTCTGCGAACTCTACGATTGGGTCAGGACGACCAAATGACTTGGGAGAAAGATAAGTCCGATTGTTGATACCATAATGAAAATATAGTTCAATAAAGGGATTATCTGGTTGATGCATATAAGGTACGATACGAACCTGTTGCTTACCGGGTTGAGGTTTCCATTGATAATTCTTACGGTTATTACTCTGAGAGAGATTGGTAAGTTTTGCTTTGATTTTGTCTAGGTCAATTGCCATTTTTTATTCCTTAGTTTTTATTGTTTTTATTGTTTAATAATATTCTTAATATAATACTATTCGTTTCGACATTAGTCAATAAGAATTATATTTATTAAGAATTTTTTCCGTGATTTTGTACGAAATCGTAAAATTCAGCTGCAGTTGCTAAAACATCCTGCGTAGTTGGAAGTGGTGGAATTTCGTATGGAATTTTCTCAAATGTAGCACTATCTTTTGCTTCATTGTTTTCCATATGCCAAGAGTCCCAAACCATCTCTTTTGCGTTTTTTAGTACCTCCAATCGAATGCCGTAGGCATTTAAGTTATTATTGTTATTAGTCATTTATTAATAGATTTTTGTGTGCTTGTGTGTGTGATAAACATTAACGAATTAATGCTTATATATAAATATATTCTAACTCAATTTTGTGTCGTTTTCAAGACAAATATTTGAACTATTTTTGCAACATTCGTTCGGTGGAAATACGAACAGCATCTGCATTAATATCACAACCGATAAAGTTGCGATTCAACGACTTGGCAACTGCCAACGTAGTGCCACTTCCACAATAAAAGTCACCTACCACATCACCTTCGTTACTACTTGCTTTGATAATTCTTTCTAAAATCTTAGGATGTTTCTCACTATAATAGTCAGTTGCCTTCTTCACTTTTAATCCAGATGGAATATCATCCCAAACATTTGTAGGTATCGTTCCAATTTTTAATTTCTCTTCGGTAATATTAGGTCTAGTCTGTTTTTTGCTTATGACAGATTTATACGGAACTCGTATATCAAGATCATTAAACACAAATTCATCAGATTTTGTATACACTATAATGTAATCGTGCTTTTTGGCAAACTCTCGTTTGCCACGACCACCTATATTAAACTTTACCACAATTTGATTTCTGAAATTTTCATATCCAAACACATTATCCATAATCATGCGAATCCAGTGAACTATACGTAAATCCATTTGTAAATAAATTGTTCCGTTTGATTTCAATACTCGTTTCATTTCATGTAACCGAGGAATATAATGAGAATCTATGGTATGTCGTTCAGCCGGTAAATCTTGATAATCTTTAAACTTTTTACCTGTTCCGTATAAGATGTCACAATAAATTAAATTTATAGACTCGGTATCTAATCTACCAAGTAACTCTAAATTATCTAATTGATATACTTGATTTGTGTTTGGACTCACTTATCAAACTTTACCACCTTCGTATCGTTTCATTTCTCCATTATTGTAACGATAACGAACTTCTACTTCAACTGACTCTTTTTCATTTCCATATCCTTCTGATTCTACATCGTATGTAAGGATGTTAATTGGTTTTTTCATAATCTCATGAAGGTATGCCATTGTACCCGTTGCGTATTTAATATCAAGTGGTCTGCCATCAAAATCGTGTCTAAGTAAAATTTCTGTATTTTTGTATTTCATGTTTTCCATGTATATGACAGGTCGTCCCATATTAACATGACGTTCAACTAACTTCTGTTTGATTGATTTGTAGTCTTTACTTACAACTACATATTTGTTGGTTGATTTATCAAGTGCATATTCAAAGTATTCATATTTTTCACAGAAATCTTTTGTGAAAAATTCATTAAGAAATGTTACATCATTATACATTTCACGAACTTCGTAAAGTTTTTCACGACCAAGACCAAGATGTTTGTTCCAATATCTTTTTTCATCTCCGTTGTCGCAATTTTCATATTCTTTACCAAACTTTCCTTTGTTCCAACGATCTTCGATGTCACGCAATAAAGTATTTCCAAGTTTATATGGATTGTTCATATTGTATTTTCCACCAAGAACTCCTGCGTGGTGTTTTGCGTAATCAAAGATTCCTTCGTCTCCCGCAAAGTTACAACTTGCCATGATATAAGAATCCCAATAACTTGCCCATCCTTCGTTGAGAACTTTTGTCATTCCTTGTGGACGATAATAAATAGATTCATCACGAATCATACTAAGCACATTCTGTTGCCAGGGTTCTAAACGACAATGGTTGATAATCATCAACATAATATCTCGTTCAGGTCGAAGTGGAAATTTGTTTTCTGCTAACTTTGTTCGTTCTTCACGCTCTCGTCTTTGCTTTTCAATATAATGTGCAGGATTAACATACTTCTGCATATATTCTTTCGTTTCCATACGAGAAACGTGTTCTCTTGGTTGACGATCTTCAAAGTTGAATTTAGTTGCTTTCTTTAAATTACTTTCACGATAACAAAGTGATGGATCAATTAAATCATCAATTGCAAGAGCTGCATTCAAAAAGTCTTTAACTTTTTTGCGACCAAACCGATCCATATACATACGAATTTTATCACTATGATTTGCCATCACATTCATCATATTACGATTCGTGTGCTTGAACATAATGTTGTTTTTGAAAAAATCACTATGTGCAGTTGCGTGTGCAACAACGGTAAGATTATCAACGATAGGATTGTTTCGTTGAAGATACATATAAGTTGGATCGGTATTTACAACCATCTCATAAATCTTGCCCATACCAGAGTGATACTGATGATGCAATTGCTCAAATTGTTGTCCGAAATTAAAGTGTGGATAACGAACAGGAAAACCACCATAAGCGGCAATCTCAACTATTTCATCTGCATCAAATTCTTCAATACACAACGGATATGGATCAAGTCCATTATCGTAACACGCCTTTAAGCATTCAGGTATAAGAGCTGCCAACTCTGGACATACTCCTTCGTTTAAACTATCTACTTCCCATGCAATTCCCATAATATTAAAAAGGTACTTCTTCTCCGGCAGGTGTTAATAACTTTTGAAGTGTTTTAAAAACATCCGAACCATCCTGCATTGATGCGGTTACTATCTTGTTAGGGTCTAGATTCCCCGTTGTAAGTTGTGATTGAATATGGGGAAGAAATGTTGCCCAACTTCTTACTGCTTTAACTTCTGTTATTCCTACTAGATTTGCATAAGTCTGCATTTTTTTTAAATGTTCAACACACAAATCATTGTCAGAACCAAAGTTTTCTCCATCACTCAAATAAAATACATAAATGTTCCATTCATTCAAGGGAAATGCTTTTTCAATTACATCGTTTACCAATTCAAATGCACTACTGATTTTTGTTCCTCCTCCACTTTGGTATTTGTAGAACTTTTCTTTATCAACTTCTTGTGCATGGTGATCGTGGACGATATACTTGATTTGAGTTTCTTGGTAAAATCGTTCAATCCAATTTTCAAGATACCAACATAATTCACGAATCAACGAACGTTTTTCATCATCCATACTTGCAGATATATCCGATACAAAAAAGATTGCGGCGTTTGTATCAGGTACTTCAACTGAACTCCAACTTCTAAACTCTTTGTCATCTTTAATAGGATAAAAATTAGACAAATCTTTAGGATCATAATCATCTGATGCTATTAATCGTTTGAATGCATTTTTTAGAGTTTTTCGTTTGTGTAATAAACTATTGTTTCCAACTTTAGCAATACGATTCCATTTGATTTTTTCTTTGATCATTTCCCCATTTTCTTTGGGCAGAAGATTTGGTAGACGCAGTTCTTCACCGATCATATCAAAATAAGAATCCATGCTTATACCCACATCAATGTCGTGACCGTCACCCTCTCCTTCACCACCTTCACCAGGTTGGCCACCTTGACCCTGCCCTTGAGGTGGTCCTTCACCTACCTCGTCTCCTATACCAGCCTCTCCGTTACCAATACCACCACCATCGGATGGAGCTCCGTAGCGAAAACTTGGAAGTTCTACATGAGGTACACGAACAACAACAAAGTCTTTTCCTCTTCGTGTTATTTTTTGACCACCTTTGATGTGCTTTTTGAGTTTCTCGTCAACATTTCCCTTGACGATATCTCTGTACTCACCGTGGTCTTCTCTGATTCTGCGTGATGGCATAATGATGTATTCGTTGACTATTAATCTTCGTCTTCGTCCGCATCACCTCTCGCAAAAATACTTCCAACATAAGTAAGAACATCTGAAGCACTATCTGTATCATATCCAAATGAAGTAATAAGTCGTTGCTTCAAAGCATCAATCTTTTCAAGAAGTTCTTTGTCAACAACAGTTGCGGTATCTTGAGCAAGAGCAGATAACTTTATGCTATCTTTGGTATCTTCAAACAACTTCTTTTCAAGTGCTTTGTATAATTGCTCGTTAGAGTCGTATTTAAACTCTTTACCCTTAGCGGCAAGTCCACCCATGTAATTCATAATCTCTCTACGGAAATCGTCCTTCATGCCATTGGAAATACCAATTTTTTCTTCTATGCTACGCATAAGTTGTTCGTTTGCAGTTTCTTCTTTACCGGTAACCAGATTAGTAACTTTTTCGTCTTGAATATACGCAACGATGTTATCAATATAGTTTGTACAAGTTGCTTTTATTGCTTCTTCACTGCTACTAAGTGCTTGTTGAACTTCTCGTTTAACAATTCTATCGTATTCTTTTTCTACAGACTCAAGTCGTTCCATCATATTCTTTTTGTCATCTTCGTTATTGAATCCACTATAACTTTTAAGGCCTTCTCGAATTTGAGCAAACAACATAAACGGATTCAAACTTTTTGCACCCATTCTAGGATTGACGATTGCGTTGGAAAACTGATTCTGAATAAATCGTGCAGAAACTCCACCATATAATCCTTCTTTCGGAGATTCTTCTTGCATTTCCTTTACGTGTTCATCTGTGAATCCATGCACACTTTGGCCGTTGTAAAGTTTTGCTTTCTGAATGATACCCATATCTTGCTTGGAACTTTCTTCTAAACGACTTACAACTGCAAATAACGCAGCCAAATAAGTTGTATGAGGAGCAATATGCTTGTTTACGGTGCTTGTATTATAGAAGTGATCATAAATCTTCTTTTCTTCGTCAATCTTCAAAAGATAAGGAATGTCGATTTTAATTGTTCTATCACGAAGTGCTTCCATGAACTTATTGTTGGTTAACTTTTCAAACTCAGCATTGTTAGTATGACCAAGAATAACTTCGTCAATTGGTACTTGGTTGAAACGACGTGGTTTAACACGATGCTCTTGAGTTGCTCCAAGAAGATCATATAGAAACTCGGTTTGTAACTTGAGAATTTCTTGAAATTCAATAAGTCCACGATTAGCAACCAAAAACTCACCATCAAAATCAAATGCACGTGGATCACTTTCACTTCCATACTCTGCTAACTTTCGGTAATTGATATCACCTGTGAGTTCAGTTGCGTCTTGTGATTTTTCATCTTTTGGTTGGAACGTACCAATGCCGACACGATTCTTTTCGGATAGAGACACACGACGTATAACAATATGTTCAAGCACTTTACGATAGTCACCTTTGTGCATTTCCATGAGTTGATTGTAGTAAAACTCGTTTACTGGATTCAACGCACCATCCAATTTCAATTTGTAATCGTCATCAGATGCTTTGGAATTTAGATTACTGATAATTTCAGTACGAACCTCGTCAGGTAAAAGTTTTAAAGGTTCTTCGTTCATCGGACATGGAACTACGATGTCATTGCCGTCTTTATCAGTTAGTTTCCAACTAAAAGAGTACAATGACCCCTCTTCGGTTCGGGTGTAATGCTCTAGCCCCTTCTTGAGTGCAGTTACAATTGTTGACTTACTACTACCTACAGGTCCATGTAATAATATAACTCTTCGTTCTGGTCCGTAGTGCCGACTTGCACTTTTTAAAATATCCATAAACTCCATCAAGTTTTCTTCTAGACCATAAATAGAAATATCGCCGAGACCTTCAAAGAATTTATATTTGATGTGTTTACGTTTACAATATGTAAATTCTTCTGTACCATGTGACATAACCATGTCGTACAATCTTTGATACGAATTACGAGCAATCTTTGGATTCTGCTCCAACAATTCAATGTAATCCCAAAAAGTACCTGTCCAATTCAAAGATTCGTATGTTTTTACTGAATCATCATTGTCAGACCTAATTAACGATTCGAGAGTGTTTTTACTCTTTTCTGTTTGCTTTTCGTGTCTCTTTTTATTTTCCATAACCATTACCTTATATTTTTTTTGTTAGTGAGTCAAATATTAAATCAAATTTTTATTATTTGATGTAGTTTTGTTGGTACAATTCTTACTCCATGCACCGGATCAGTTAGTAATATTGAATTGAAGTAATCTTTCCAATTTACTAAAAAATGTGTGTCCAACACATCATTATTGAGTTTTTTAATCAACTCATTTAATGAATTTATTGTGTATAGTGTGTTGGAATCTTTTTTTCTGTGAACACTTATTGTGTTTGGAAAGAAAGAGTTAGATGGTGATGTAGTAGCATCTATATTATATGTCAGCAACACTTCGTCAACATCATCTGTGTTTTGTAAAACATATATCTTACCAAAAACTATTTTGTAGAATGTATCTATATTTCCTGCAACGTTTCTGTAATTTTTTATATCGGAGAATGTGCAAAGGAGCTGTGTTTTCATAAAATTATATAACCATTTAAAAATTAATATATGTATATAAATATCACTCGAAGTTCTAAACATTGATTAATTTTAAATCTCCGTAGTTACCACCTGCGTATATTTTCACAGGATACATTCCATCATCTATCAATGAATTTTTAATATTTTCAACATAATGAAAGTCGGAAAATTTCATATCAAATATAAATGCGTCATAGTGATATAAAATAAATTTAATGTCGGTAGATTTAATTTCTTCATTAATTTTCTTCATCATTAAACAATTTCGTTCTGTTTCGGCATTCTGTAATACATAGTTAAAAAGTTTATATGGATTTAATTCTCCGTATGTAGATTTTCTAAGTTTCTTTTTGTAAAACCACGTTTTAACATATCCAAGTGAATTATATTCTCTCCACAATTTTTCTACATACAATGCGATCTGGTTCATAAACGGAATATTTTCTTTAATATCATCAGACACTCCTCCGTACATTATATTAAAAGTTATCTTTTTTGAAAGTTCGTATTCCTCTTCTGTTAGTGTATCTTTGTCGTGATACAAACAACCAAGATACTCATGTAAAGATGTTTTGGGTAAATCAAATCCAACCTGAGTTCCAAATAGTCGTAAGTGATAACTTTCATAATCAATCATAACTATCGCACCCTCATCGTGCCTACTACAAATACAATCTCTTTCATTTTTCTTTTTATTCAAAGCTGCAAAATTGATTTTTGCAAATCGGTTGCTTGGTCTGTAGGTTGGGGTAAGCATATTGTACTGACTATGTACACAATCTTGTTCATCAATTACCACATGATCTGCTAAATTAAATGTGCGTCTATCAACATGAATGCCATTTGACTCAATCATAGATAATTGCTTTGAGAAATCGTCTTCAAACTCACATTGCTCTATATCAACATATTCTATTTTATTTTTTAAAAGTTCCAAGGTATCGTTGAAACTTTTTTTAATGATCATAATTGGACACGATCTTATGTCAGTTACATTTGGTAATTTAACATACAATTCGTTTAATGTCTTTGCATAATTATCAAACTTGATATCAATAAAATTATTCAAGTTTGCAAAATGTCTGGCATTTTTTTTGTCAAAAATTAGTTTTTTACACGGAACATTCAGTACAATTTGTAAAATGTCTGGATTAATACAAATTATATCAGGATGAGAAAACGAAAATACATATGTCTCATGTGTATCAAAGTGGTGAACAAACAACACAATAGGTGAAGTTTTTGAAGGATGTATTTTTTCATTGTATATAAAATGAAAAAAACAAGTTCCGTGTGTTACAATTGATTGATATTCTTGTAAATCATTCAACGACTCAACATAAATTGACATTCACTTAATATACTATATCGAACTCCGTTTGTCAATCTGATTTGTAAAATTGAAGTAACGAAGATATTTTGGTGTCAATTTTAGGCATCGTTAGTTGAATTTGTTCATACGACACCATATTAAAATCAGTTACTCCACGATTTTTTAAAATACCACGATCATATACACTTCTAACAGGACCTGTAATTTTCCATCTCATTTGAGCAACAACATAAAATGGGTTCTTTTGAAATTGCTTATATCCAGACGCATCTACTTCAAAAATCTGAGAATGCATATCATTTGACTTGGCAACAAAGTATCGTGTCATCATACCTTTATCATAGTCATCTTTTGATGGAGTAATAACTTTATCAGTTGGAAAAGCTTTAAAAACATTAGATTTCAACGATCCTGATCGATCTAGCAACAACTTGTAGGCAGCTGATTCAACTATATCTTCACCGTATTTTTCGTTATCCATCTTTATTAGTTGTATCTGGACTTGGTAGATACTCACCCTTTATTGTTGTTTTCCAATCATTGTCTGATATTTCATGTGATACCTCTTGTGCTCTCCAATGACCATTCATATAATATCTTGTTGGTACACCAGTACACGTAAATACGTCAAGTATTCGCACTCCTTCTATTCCGTCTAATTCAAGTGACACTTCACATCCATCAAGTGGAATATTGTTTTTGACACTATTCTTTTTGTTGTTGTCCTTTTTCATACCACTCAACATTCTGTTTTTATCCGGATCAACACATTCTATGTCAATCCAACGGGCACCTACGCGTTGCCCGATGATGAATTTTTCTTCCGATTCTATGTCATCTTCGTCCTCGTCCTCATCTTCCGGTGGTTTATCTTTATCGGGTTTGGAGGCCTCGATTTGTTGAGCAGTTCCATCTAAAATTCTGTCTTTTCGTCCACGTGAATGAAAGTTTGCTTGTGATCCTTGCTCTTCTTCAGGATACATTGCCTGAGCTGCAGTTTCATCGGAGATTGATATATCCAAAGATAATGATTTAACGATACTATTCTTAGTGTGTGATTTAAATTTCCAAGTTTGGGATTCTTTTTGCAAATCGTATGTATTAGTTAAACCTGCATATCGTTTATCTACAATTAAAATCGTGGTGCTATTTGCGGTTGCTGTATCTGCTCCTACTAAATCAAAATCCCATATCCCTCCAGCTGCAGTTGATACCTTTTTCAATACATCTTTAATTATCTGTTTTATATTCTGGCCGTTTATAACCGAGTCTTTTATTACATTATAGTTGATAAACAAATCTTTTATTCTACCACTAAATCCATCAGTTGATTGTTTATCTATTGTAGCATAATCAGGAAACGGTCTAACCATACACTCGGTGACACCGTCAGGTAAATCACCCTTTTCAACTGCTCGTTTGGCAGCTGCACTCAACAAACTAAACAAATCATCACGTGGAGACGCATTTAAAGCATCACTTAATGATCTGACCTTGGCACTTCCCCCGTCTTCATTTATTTCGGCACTTACCACCTGTAAAAAACTATCTTGTACGTTGCCAGAGGTGTCGGATGAAAATAATTCATCTGATATAACTCCTTCTACATCTGATTTGTAACTGCCTTCACCCATTTTATATCCACCACTTTTTGCTTTATTGTATCTAGGTGACATCGCATTTGGTATAAGCAACACTTTTCCGTCTGTTGATTTTATATTAGGATGGGCAACACACCTACAACCTCCCACAGAAAATTGAAAAACTTGGGCCTTTGAATCGGACATTTTTTTTGAGAAAAAGAAATTAACAATATCTATAAAATAACCAAATGTTATATAACAATCTTCACGATCAGAGTGCCATGCGTCTTTACCTCCAATACTTTGATCAAATTGGAAAAATCTTCCATACGCAGAACTGGCCATTTTAGCAGCGTGTTTTTCTTGATCATCAGAATCTCCCCAATCCCACCAATCATTTCCATCTCCTTCGTCTGCAAGAATTTCATCCAACTTGTTTTCAATAAAATACTTAAAGTCTTCTTTGTTTTGATCCTTCTTTTTATCTTTTTCTTTTTTACCTTTTTTAGCAGAAGAATCATTACTTGTCATCATACCAAAAGCTGCCATTGAGCATATCTTGACTTCACAATCATATCCACCGTCATCTCGTAAATTAAAACTATAACTATTAACCGCACCAACGGCAAATCCATAATTTCCTTTTCCAGCTTTTAGTTTGTTATTAACATGAACTGCATCATTCCATAATGCAAGTAATCCAGTTCCCCGTTTTGTACAATACTCTACATCGTCTTCTAAATCTTTGTATGTTAATCGGTCTTTTTTTTGTTCATGTATGAGTCTAAGTGAATTAACCTTATCCAATAGTTTGTCTTTTTTAACTTCACTTCCTTTTTTCATTACAGGAATGTCACCTAATATACTATAATCTACTGCGTTGGTTCTTGGATATGTATTCCAACCCCACTCTACAATCATAGTTGAACTTGGTTTAAAAAAGTAATCATCTATATAATCAAGTTGTGACCGACTAAATACAGTAAATGATATGGTTGTTTCTCGGATATTTGCACCTGGTGTTTTGTCTTCTGACTTGATTGAGTTTATACCCGGTGAAGGTCGATGAAAAAAATCTGCTTCTTCAACCATATGAGGAATTTTTTTCCCCTTATCAGATGAATCATATCCCCAACCCATGAATGTTTTTCCTGTTCCTTGTCCTGTTTTTTTATCAAATCCATACATTTGCTCAAACGAATCATATCGGTCAGCACCACTTTCTGTGTTGGCATTTGAGTTTGCAACTCCACCTAGTTCAAATCCGTAAATGTGTTTACTTCCAGTCGGATCATCTGGATCCGGAGCAACTGAATTAGAAACTACACGCATCCATGCTGTTTTTGGACCACGATATAATGTATCTTCATAACTTTCAGAAAATTCACCATCGTCACCGGCCATAGGAGCTCCTGAGTGGGATGAATATTCTCCATTGTCAGTATAATTCATACCGATGTTTCGTTCTCGTCTCATGAATTCATGCCGAACCCAAGGTCGGATGTGTGTTGTTCCGAATTGAGATGCGTTTCCTGACGGAAACGATTCGTCCATCGGAGTTCCTTTTGGTGGTGGGTCAGCTTGTTCTGATAGCAATTCTACTTTTGCCGAGTCTTTACTTTCATGTAAAGGTTTTTCACCACCCGATGCGGTTGTTTCACTTGTTATCTTTTCGTTAAAATCTTTGGCCGAACCACCACTCAGTCCAAATGCACCAAGAGCTCCTCCAACCATACTTGAAAATCCACCCGCAAGACCACCTCCACCTGAACTTCCTCCACCTGATATTAAGTCTTTAACTGAATTTGCATCCGGTTTATTCATTTTAGAAAACGGATTCAAATCCTTATTATCTAAAAAACTTGAAATGTCAGAATCTTCTTCTTCCTTTTCTTGTGGACCAAAATCAAATCCAGATGGCATCATGTCTGATGCTTTCTTTTTTAACAACCCACTAACACTTTTTGGTATCATATCTATATATGCCTATCTATTATTTATTTTAGAATGATCTACCATTGCTTCGTTTATATTTGCAGGTAATCTTATTTTGGTACCAGGTTGAACATACATAGTTCCTTTTATGTCGTTTGAAAGAGCAATAATCCACCAGTAATTTGGATTATCATAAAATTTATGAGATAGATGGTCTAATCTGGTTCGTTCAACTATCACCAAATAAACATCAGTTGGTCTTTCTTTAAACTTAGATAATAAAGTTGTCTCGGAAGCTGTTTTTCCAGAATCTAGTTTTTTTGTATTTGTGTTTGTATATCTCATAAATTAAAAGGACCACCGAGAGAATTTTGAAGTGCTTGTCTTCTAGAACTTTTTGACAACGCACCTGCTCGTTCGTCTGCACTGCGTTGTGATTTTGCATCTGTGTCTGCCGTTAGTCCACGACTTCTAGAACTTTGTTCGTCTTTACTTGGAGGTGTAGCCTTAGATGTTTCTGTGTAAGTTGATAAAGTTTCATTGAAGGTAGAATTTCCTTTACCATCACTATGCAGTGGACTATCTCCAAAGTGATTTTGCTTTGTTTCGGGACTATGTTTTTGTAATACTATCATTGAAACTTGCAAATTACACGAAGTTGGATATCTTGCCACCTTGACATCTTTTCGTTTAATATCTCCGTTTGCGTATTCGTATTTATTTCTTTCGAGTGTTCCATTATTTTTTTCATTGTTTACAAGTTCCCATGATACTTCAGACGGAATCGAGGTTGAAACTGATGTGATCAGTACAGGTTGATTTCTGTATATGTCACCCAAATTAAATCTCACGAATGGAGGAACGATGAAATCATGTTCTGTGTATTTGGCAGGATGTGTTAAACCGACCATATAATTTATTCGTTGCCACATTGGATGTAGTTCTTCAACACTAAGTGCAACTACTTGAAAATCTATACTCAGAGTTCGTGTAAATCCTGTGTATACATGAACTTCGTCTGCACGGCCTAAATATTGAGTAGAAGACCACTTACTATCAGATTGATCGGTTGTACCTTGTATCAATGCACGAAACGGGATATATTTTTTATTTACCAAGTCATGGAAATACAAAGGAATAAAATCCTCCGATGCGAAATCTGGTTCAGCTGATAATGAATGATTTTCTGCGTCAAGCACTCCTCTTATATTAAATGGGTCTTTTCTCGGATTGTCTACTGGGTTTTCTCCACTAGGAACTCCACTATAATTTGGAAGTTTTCGTTTGTTTAAATGAAGTGGATTATCATAAAATCTTTGACCATAAGTTTTAACTTCAGCACCCGAACTTGGTCCTTCTTTGGTTCTTCTCTCAAACGAGTCATCTGCGAATTTTTTTAAATCAACTAAATTTTTGATGTCATTAGAAACTTTCAAATCATCTTGTGAATTTAGTTCTCCTATACTTTTTAATCGTTGACTATAATCTTTATTGAATTGTTCCAGTGAATCTTCCAGACTTACGGTTCCCGTTGATTTACCTACACCATCAACATACGAAATTTGCTTGCTTCTTGGAAGTGAATTTTCTTCTGAATTAGGAGTGAGTTCGTCTTGTCCAGGTATGTTGGGTGGTTTCGATGGATTGGGATGATACGGAGCATTTCGTCTAGCATCGAGACCCATGCCGAGTCTAGATGAAATTTTAGAAGCAAACTGCTTATCATTAGGAAGTTTGTCAAGTTTTCCGTTAATTAAGTTATCGGAACTACCGTCTCTTCCTTCACTTGTTGGAGTATCATACAATCCGTTTGATACCATGTCCTTAAAATTTTTGTTTAGTTCAGGTGATATATCACTTCGTCCAGACAACAACGGAGATGCGTTAGACAAACTACCACTATCAATTTGCAATGCACCTGATACCATACCTCCACCTTTATGTGCAGGTAATGTACCACTCATTGTAACCGTACGAATGATATTTTTTTCAGACGAAGATTGGTTTTTACCTCCACCCGATGACTTATCAAGTTGTCCACCTAGTTTACTGACACTAATGTTATCAAGAGATTCGTTGGTAGTATTTTGCAAACGAGTTATATATTTATCAGATGCAACATTTCCTTGTGCAGGATACGCAACTTTTGACTCAATGTTAACAGGAGAATAAGGATCACCATATGTTTGATCAAAATAATACTTGCTCAACCACGCATCTCCACCACCTTTACCACGACCTGCCAATTGCGTATCTGAGTTTGGTAGTTTCCGTGGAACTGAACCAAGTGGGTCACCGTTTATTGCTGGTTTAACTTCTTGTCTCTCTGTTGCTTCACCTCCAAGAGTAAGTCTAATTATATTCGGATTACCAAGTGCTTTGTATTGATCTCCATATTTCGTAACATCCATTTTATTACGATAAAAACTATTCTCAGATGCGGAATTTACATTTCCGTTTCCATAATCAGAATCCATCATTGGAGTGCTTTTTGTGGTAAATCCACCGATTTCCACCTGGCCAGTTGAATTGGCGTTTGTGGTTATATTCAATTCATCAGAACGTTTTCCACTTAGAAATGGGTTTTTCTTTGTTGTATTTCCATATCCGAAAAAATTAACACCTTGACCTGTACCTCTGTCATCTAAATTTCTTGTTTGGTCATCGATACTTTTTGATGTTCCTCCAGGAACCGGAGCTCCGTCACGATATATAGTTTGACCACGATCAAGTTTTTCTTCCATTGATCCACGTCCTGACTTCATACTAGTTCTACTGCTTTGATCAGTAAACTCTGTGAATTCTCCGTTTGGCTTAGGTTTTGGTCCTCCGTTACTAAAGAGATCGGGAAACATATTTGAAATCCAACTAGGTGTAGCCATGTTATATATAAATATAACTATATATTTTTTTTAAAGATTATGGTGCTGTTTTCGCAAGTTGTGACTCTACTTTTTTACCATCTAAGTTAACACCTATCTTTCCAGACTTCATTAATGAAATTAATTCATCAAGTCGGGTTTCAACTCCATTGCTACTTGCTCCACCGGCAGAATTCATTGCTACACCAGATGTAGCTGGTACAGATGCAACTTGTTGAACCACAGTGGTCATTGGTACTGCACCAGCACCTCCTCCTGCCATTTCTTGGGTGGTAGGAGCTTCTCCTCCTCCTCCTTCGGCAGATGATACTTCCAAGATTCCTAGTTCAGATTCACCTAAACTTTGAATTACACTACACAAATCAGTTAAAGCAAGAGTTAATGAGTTAATACCGACAATTGCGGCCTCGTAGTTAGCAGGATCACTGATTAATGTAAGCATTTCTTTAAATGGACCAATTCCAGTTTTGATTTCGTTCATTCCAGCACCAATCAAACCAAAACTAGTTCCGATAGAAACGAACTTATTTATTGCATCAATTTCTATATCTTCAATTTCGTCAAATAGTTCTTCCATACCATCTGCAATGTCCCCTAGAATATCTTCTGCATCTACATTTGATAAAGCAGACATAGACCAAGCAATATTTTTAAGACCATTGGCAGCCTTATCTAATTTATCTGCATTTTCACCTAAATTAATATACATCGCAAATGGATCATCACTTGAGAACATACTCATTATACTTGCTCCAAGCAAAGCCGCACTCATTACTGCAATTGCACCTGCCAACATAAGTATTCCGGCCGATGCAATAAAGAACATAGGTGCTAATAAACCAATCATTCCAAGTGACAACAATACTGCTATACTATTTTCACCCATTGTTGCAATAGAAGCAGATAATATTGCAAAACCTATTGCTAATGCCGTAATTCCTACACTTGCAAATAATGCACTAACACTAAAGGCAAGAAGTGCGGCTCCCATTATTCCAAGTGCAGCTGCTCCTAATATAACAAATGGTATCATTACACCAAGTCCCACAAAAGTTGCTCCTAACAACGCAATTTTTGCTATATCTTCAAATGTTAATAATTGTAACGCAGATACCATTACGGTAAATGCAGTTGCAATCAACATTGCACCTACTCCCGCAAAAATAGCCGCAACACCAAACGGAATTAATGCAATACCAAGTAACGCAATTGCAGCTGCTCCCAGTGCGATTGGAACAATAAGATTTCCAAGAACCATTGCTACAACTGCCAACGCCCCAAGAGCAATCATTCCTGCTAATACTCCTCCCCAACTAACATCACTAAACATCTGGAATGCCAATGCAGCGGGCAACAATGCAAGACCAAGAATTCCAATTGCAGCTGCTCCTTTTATCATAGATGTTGAACCTTTTTCTAAGAACTTTGCAGCTACAACAAGTGCAGTTAATCCTATAATTCCTTTTGCTACACCATCCCAACTAACTTTGGAAAATTCTTGGAATGCTTTCGCCGAGACCCACAACGCACCGGATAATATTAATAGTGCAGCTGCAGCTTTAACAATTTTTGACATATCAATTTTGTTGAAAGCATCTAAGAACTTTTTAAATTTGTCACCCTTTTTTGGATCAACATCAGGAACTAGATCACCACTCTTTGTTTTGTCACCACCGAACATTCCTTTTATTTTATCAGTTACATCTGCTCCAGTAGGAGCTCCATCTTTTCCAGTTAACATACCAAATGCACCCTTTGCTCCTTTTTGCATGAAACCAAATGCTTTCTTTGCACCGGTCACCATACCACTAAATAATTTACCAATCATTGGGCCCATGCCTAAAAATAATGCTCCTATGCCTGCGATTACTCCTGATATAGTAATTAATGTCGGAACAATTCCATCGAAACGTGCTTTCAACGCATCCGAATCATCATTTATTGCAGATATTACGTCAGCAATCAATGTAAATGGTGTAAGAATAAAATCAACAACCTTAACTACTCCTTTAAGTACAAAGAATATTGCATCCAATATAGGCATTAGTATTTTAAAACCTGCTTGAATTACAGGTAGCAATACTTCACCTAGATCCGTCATTAATGAATTAATCTTTGCCATTATATCTGCTTTTACATTTTCTGCATTTTGTTGCTTGAGAATTTCCATGCCTTGTTCTTCAAGACTTTTTGTTTCTCCATTCAACGCGGCATTTCTTTGTTTTTGATATTTAGCAAGTGCTTCTTTTTGTGCAACTGTTCCATTTTCTAATGCAGCCAATGCTTTGGTTTGAGTTTGCATTTTCATCAACTCACCAACTTCCATTCCCATAGCAGCTGCAATGGATTTTCTTTGGTGCATATTCATTTCAGATAAATCACCAATCTCACCCATCACCTTTTGTTGTTCTTCCATGTACTTCACTTGGTCACCTGCAAATGCAGCCTGTCGCATTGCATCCATGCTTATATGACGTCCAAGCATACTTGCCATTTTCATTTCGTTGGAAATGCTACTTTCAAAATCAAGCGCAGATTCCATTGAACTTGAAATGCTTTCAATGTTTGTTCCTAAACGTCGTGCTTCAATAGCGGCAACTGCCAATTCTACACCTGTTCCTTGTGACATTGCATAAACTGTTTCAGATGCTCCTGCGATGTCACCCATTACTTGATCCAATGGAACTCCCGCTGCGGTACTTAATGCTACCGTTGTTAAACTTAAATTCTTTGCAACTTCAGACGAACCACCACTTAGATTTTTGAAGGTTTCATAAACACCAACTGCACTATCCGCAGATATTCCTAAACCTGCATTCATCATAGCAACCATTTTTATTTGGTCTTTGGTAACAAGCATTGTAGAACCAAGTTCTTTTGTTAAAGCAGTTGCGGCTTCATATGCTTGATCAAGATTTACACCATATCCTGCCATTTCTTGGTTTACCTCGGCAGCTGCTGATTCTATATGTTTCGTGGACGATGCAGCCAATCCAAGTTCTTGACGAAATTCAAGTGATTTTGCTTCTAAATCAAAAAATCTTTTTAATGCCATTCCTAATAACGCAACAAAACCTAAAGCAGCTGCTCCGGCTGCTATCATACCCGGACCTATTTTTTTGGCAAACGAACCTACCATTTCCATATGCTCTCCTGCTTTAGTTGCACTTTCTTTGAATCTATCCATTCCAACAACCATTGCACTATCTATATCCCTACCGTTGTTATTAATTTCATCTGCCATAGCTAAAAATGCCTCAGATGCTCCTTCTCTTAGTTCATCAAAAGCAGGACCAGTCGATGCTTTTATACTCATTGCGAGTGCAGAACCAACGAACGGTATGCTAGATAAAATTCCATCAATTTTGTCTTCTACCGCAGTAAATGCTCCTAATACTGCGTCATGCACTCCTGATAGTTTTAGGTCTTTCATTGCTTTCAGTTGTCCGAGTCGCTTCGTGGTTACATTAAGTAAGTCTCCCTGCATTTCAAGTTCCGAATCTAACATTTTCTGCATATCAGATACTTTGATGTTTATTAATGCTTGAAGTTGTTCTGCGGTTTTTCCTTCTTCGTTAGCTTTTTTGACGGACTCAACAATTTCACTAAAAATATGTGACATACCCTGTACCTCTGCATTGTTTTTACTTAACTGAGATAGCATTGCAGATAGATCAGGACCACTTCCACCACCCCCTCCTCCTCCTCCTCCTCCTCCAGAACCCCCACCAGGAGCACCACCGTCAGCAAGCATTACAGGTCCACCACGATGCAATCCAAGGTGGCCGTTGGTATTTAAATGCTCAAGAAAACCTCGCCAGTTTTTTGCAACATCTGCTCTTATTACATACTCTCCGTCCGTTAACATTGCAGGAATTACGTCTTTTCCCATAGGTCCACTTACAAATCCACCTGTTGACAAGGAGTTTACCGCGGTTGTTGCCTTGTCAATGCCGACGTTTTTGGACAAACGTCGGCTTTTATCTTGCTTACCTTGCAACTGATTTGCCATCATATCATATAGGTTAGAAATTGCAGATGATCGTTCTGTTTTGTTTTCAGAAGCCATCGTATTCAGCACTCCACTATTAGACATACTTGTTAAGTTCGCCATTGCCGAAAGTACTGAATCTATATTTTGATGTTGATCTTTTTGAAGTTCCTCTAATTTATTAATTTCACTATCTAGGTCCATATCAAGTAATGAACCACCTTTAGTAGCATCTTTCAATGAAGTAAGTGTATCAATTGTAGCATCTCTTACGTTCAATAAATTGGTTGGTAAATCATTTCCAACTAAAGAAAATGTCTGAGTTGTCTGCATTGCAAGTTGTTCTAATTTTCGTATTCCTGCTTCACCTGTTTCCGCAACTGCTACCATAGCTTTTTTAAGATGTTGTTGTCCCTCATTTAAAGCTTCCGTAGAAGAGTCCCAAAATGATTGTATGTGAGAATTAAAATCAGCAACCGAAGTTGCACCGAATTTAGCTGCATCTCCTGTTATTTCAAAAATTTCGTTATTTGCTTTTTGTCGTGCGTTTGATATAACATCAATTGATTTATTGAAATGTTGTAAATACTCTTGATCTCCATCACCAGGCCTAATACCACCAGAACCGGACATACCCCCACCACGAGCTCGAGGAGGTTTGGATTTACCGGGTTTGGTTGCATCTTCTTTTACTCTTAATTTCTCAATTTGTTGTGTTATATGTGTTCCCAAGCTTATCGGGGTTTTACCCTTCTGACGTTCTTGATTTGCACTCACCTCGGCGAAATCGGGAGTAAGATTTTTATTTTTTTCAAGGTTGTCCAGAGCTTGAAGAAATGCAGGTTTTTCCCTGCCTGTCCAGTCTGTGCTTCTCACGTCGGTTTTACCCAATTGTGCCAATTCCGTCAATTCTGCCGGTGATTTGTATTGGGCAAGCATTTTTCTAATATCACCAACATCGTTATACAGTCCTTCTTTAATTGCAGTGGTTAACTCATCGCGAAGGCCATATAAAAATACCGAGTTCACAAGTTGATCTCTTTTTGTATCTTCAACTCGCTGTCCAAAGTCATCACCTATGACTCCTGCGTTTTTTAAGAACTCCATTGAGTCTGCTTGTTGTTTTAATGCGTCCACGAGATCAGATTTTCTCTCGGGACTTGCACCCGCAGCTTCACCTTGTTCTAACTGATATCCTTGTATCTTATTAGTAACCTTATTTTCTTTTTCAATTCCTTTATATAATGTTTCAAATGCTTTTAAATTAATTTGGATTTGTTTAGCAATATCAGCTTTAATTGTTTTTTCGTCAACCTTACTAAAATCTGTACCATTATTGTGAAGGTTTTCCATAAAAACTTTAATTGTTTCCTGTTGCAGATCTTTATAAATATCTCCAGGACCTTCCAGGAAGTGTTTTTTATCGGCTGCCCAGAATTCGTGATCCTTAAGTTGGGGCCGACCCGTGGGGTATGATGATTTAAAGGATGGCATATCAAAATTACCCGTTTTTTCATCGCGTAATACGAAACGACCTTTCTCTTTTCCGGGCCCATTGTTGATGTTAGTTTGATGACCAAATAATTGGTCTTTTGACTGGAGTATATTACGGACCATCTCTTCATAAAGACTTTGGTTCACGATGTCTTTTTGGGAGTTACTTGCATCTTCTTTGCTGAGGCCCAGCAGTTCTTTCAAATGTTTTTCAATGTCCGACAAATATTTTGGGACTTCTATATGGGCTGCGGTTGTCCACGGATTATTACCGACCACACCACCACTTGCAAATGACTGACTTTGACCAGAGTTTATTTTTTCAAGTAAAGGCAAAAACTTTTTTGTTGCAGACGCATTTACAACATATTCTCCGTTAGTTAACATAGCAGGAATTACATCTATTCCAGCTGGACCTGATATATATCCTCCTGAATTCATTGCACTTGCCTGGAGTGTCATGCCTGCCGTGGCGGCAGCGGCAAAACCTTTGGAGACGGTTGTTGTATATCCACCTGGGGTTTGCATTTCTGCTTGACCTGAATCATTAATTGAAAATGGATTGGGTTCTGCAGCTGCTGTTCTTCTTCTTCTTCCACCAACTTGCATAGCAAGCGTTGCGGCCAACAGTCTTTCTGCTTCATCCGCAGCCCGACCCATTTCATTTGCAAAATCAGTTGTATCGGATATCAACAATTCCGTACGTTCCACACTATTTTCTAATGTTTGCAACACATTTTTTGAATTTTGATGTGTTTTATCAATTTTACCAGTGAGTTTATCTTGATTATCAATGGATGTTTTTAATTCTTTATTTATATCTTTATCAATACCAAGCACTTTTTCTACTGCTTTTCTTGATTTGTCCGTCATCAACCCAAATTTTTCCATTCCCTCGGAAAAATTTTCTAAATCTTTTTTAATAATATCATTAAATGCTATTTCTTGTCTTAATTTAGAATTTATACTCTCAATCTTATTTGGTGCATCCTCGTATAATTGTTGTTGTTGTTCAAGTTTTGTTTTTAAATCTTCATGTAATGATAACGAATTGTCTAAAAATCTGTTTGTTCTATCCTTAACATCACCAATCTTTGTTTCAAGGTTTATTTTTTCTTGTTGTAATTTTGCTATGTCTTGTTGACTTGAATTTTCTGCTTTTAATTTTTGTTCTACCTGTTCTATTTTATCGTTATATTTTTGAACCAGATTATTAGAAGTTTCTTGATATTGCTCTCTACGTTCTAATACATTATTAATTTTGTTGGATAATTCTTCAGTAATGCTATTGTGATTATTTACTTTATTTATTAATTCTTCACGTTCTGTTTCAAGAGCATTTATTTTTTTCATGGATGCTTGATTTGCATCTATCACTTTTCCAAGTGCTTCTTCTTCATCTTTTGAATTGGCAACTTCTTTTGTATAAGCATTAAATGCTTTAATAACGTTTGCACCTTCTTCTGCCATCAATCCCAATTTGTCCAAATACTTTTGTAAATCGAGGTGATCTTTATCTTCTAACTTACCTTCCGCAAGTGCCTCCATCGAACTTCCCATAACCTCAGAAAGAGAAGATAATTGAGAAGCAATTGTTTCGGTATCAATTTTCTGTACATTGATCATAGTCCGCTGCAAAGCAGCGAAGTGATCTTTTACATCTACTTGCTTGTTAGTAAAATCAGACTCATCAATTGTTGCCATATGCTATTTCAAATTAAGCACGTCGTCTACTTCCATCTTTATTTTTGAGTAGAACTAACCTAGCATATTTTTCAACTGACATACCGACCTTTCTTGCGTTATCGGCAATTTCTTCAGGTGTACCTCCATATCTGCTTTCAAGTGCATTATGCAAATCATCCTCTGCTTTTTTCATTGACTTGGCTGCATCCATAACTGCTTTTCTAACGCGTGGGTCGTTTTTCATAAATGTTTCAGCTGCTTTTACACTTCTATTGAATAACCCTTTTACAAGCCACCCAACTACTTCTTTTAGAAGTTCTTTATCTTTTTGTTTATTGTTTTCCATTATATGTGTGTTATAAAAAAAATTGTCGTATATATTGATAAATATACGACAATATAAGTTTAGTTAACTTTGTTTTTATCTATATGTTCGTTTAGGTGGTGGTCTGCGTGTAGGTGCGCTGGAAGACGATGTCTTAGACCTTGCCTTTTCAACTTCCTCATTTTCTTTATTTCTAACATCAACGAGTTTTCTAAGATAAAATCTACGAAGGTATACAGGTAAATTATACGCAATATCTTGCGTAAAACCACCTTGACTGTAATAAGAGAGATTGAAAATCTCTTCGTGAAGTTGAACCTTATACTCGGCTGGAAGGGTAAAAAAAGTCGACCCCTAATGGGATCGTCATCCTTTCAGTATAACCGGTATCTTCTGATTCAAAGTTGAATGTCATATCCAGATCAGGAGTATTATCTTTAATATACTCACGAAATGCCAAACTATCACGTGCAAGAAGATCACGATCAACGAAACTTTTGATTTTTGATTTATCTTCGTCTCCGTCAATTGCTTTGATAACATACTTCAAACGAGTGGTAACTTCAGTTGTTTCGTTTTTATTCTTGGAAAACTTTTTCATGCTTTTAAGTTCAGCATCAATGTTTTGTTCGTCACGATGTGTTAGCAAACTCCAATGAATATTCTTTTTACTAAAAGGAAGTTCAAACGAAAACATATTGCTTCCACGATCATACTTTTCAAAATCAAATTCTTTTGGTTCTATTTGTGACAAATCAATAGTGTCTTCAACATCTTCATTGTTTGATGGGTCTTTAAATTTTACTTTATAGTCTTTTCCATACGCAAGAATACGAGCTGCCACAAAAATAGCATTTTTATCTCCGACCAAAATATCATCAAGTTGTGCACCAGGAGTAACGATAAGTGCTTCAAGCAACTTGTCTAAAACTACACCCTTTTTGATAAGATTTTGACTTGTAAGAATATCTTCCTCACGTGCAGTCATGTATTTAATATCAATTTTTCCATTTGCCAACGGAGAGGTTGGATCGTAAAAGTGACCTTGACTCGGTAGATCAACTACCTCACTTGGAAACTCAAATTTCTTGGGAGTATCTGTTGCTTGAGAAAACGCAGGATTTGGTTGCGACTGCGTTGATTGCGTACTTGTTTCGTTTTTAACACTTTGATTAGTCGCACGTTGTTCGTTTGCATCACGTTGTAATGCTTGTTTTACCTCAGGAGGCATATCTACTGATTCATTTTCATTCATAATTGTAACCTTTAATTAAGATATTAGTAATAATATATACTAATATATATACATATACAAGAAAAAACTTTTTGGGGAAAATAGAATGTTTTTCAGTATATTAAATGTCTGCTAAAGCAAAACTTAATATTTTCTTATGATCACCGTAACTGAAAAACTCACTATCCTTTTTACCCTTCCATGTCTTATTTAGTGTAACACCAAGTTTCATGTCGTTAAACACAATCTTTTTTCCACTTCCTGTTTGAAACATAAATCTTCCACTATCCGTATCAATATCATAATTTCTTAGAAATTTACCTGCCTTTACTTGATTTAACAGAAACTTTGCTAGTTTAGAATACGCACCACTTAATCCCTCAAGTTGGAGTTCACCTTGCCTATCGTGTTTAATTTCCTCAAATATATCAAGGACTTGTGTTTTTAGTTTTTCAGAATTCATTGTATCAATAAATATATATGTCGAAAAAAAAAAACTCCCGAGAAGGGAGTTTTTTTTAAATTAAACTGAATATTATGTAAAAATTAGTATTGAAGAATTGCGTAGTCGTAAGACACGGTAAGTTCAACAGTCATAAATTCACTGGTTGACCAATCAAGTGTTCCCATGTTGGTTGCTTGACACCAAGCACCCTTGATTGTCCATTCTTCAACTAAATCACCTACAGGACCGAGAGTATTAATAACAAGGTCTTTTTTGTAGAAGTCGGCATAACCATTTCTACCTGTAACTGATTCGTGAGAAAGACGTACCCATTCCATAGCAACCTGTGCGCCACTTGGTACGATTGGATCATAAAGTGTCATTGTAATGTCCTGCCACTCTGCTTTACCACCTCTCAATTTTCTTTTGATGTTGATGTGGTCGAGGGTCTGAACTTCAATGTTAAGATTCGGACGAGTAACACTCTTGATAAGATATGCAGGAACTCCGTCCATATACATGATAAAACGATTTGCTGTTTTCGGTTCAAATGCCGTAAAAAACATTTCTTCGGTTGAAATAACTTGTGCCATTTTTGTTGTTCTCCAGTTTAATGATTAACTTTTAGTAATAAATATTGATTAAAAATTCAAAAACTTGTTTTTTCAATCAACAAGTATAAATAGTTACCAAATTAAAAAATATATTTATTTATGTTTTGTCTTTTCTTAGTTTCTGACCAACTAGTTTTGCAGAACCATATACAATGGCTCCTATGAATTGAAAGTGTTGAGGACCTGGCCATGGAAACGACAATCCGATGACACCAGTTACAAATAATGTTAATAGTGCCATTCCTTCTGGTCCGGCAAATAAAGTAGATAATGTGAACCCACCACCAAGTGCAAGAATCATATCACCCATATCAAAATCATAATCTGCATTTCCTGTGAATGTCATGTTTAACCAAATATAAATCAATATACCGGCAACTGCCATACCTGCAATTCTTTTAGTCTTCGGATGCGTTGCCAAGAACGCATCCAAATCTTTTAGTTTGTCTTCAGTCCATCGTCCTACTTTAGTTTTGGATAAGTAGTCTCCTATTGCCTTTATCACCTCTTTATATGCCTTGAATCCTTTTTTAACCAGATCAAATAAATACTTCATACTGAATTTTATTTTTGCGAAGAACTTAAATACAAGTTTGTTCATAAATAATTTTGCCAAGTCCATGATCTTAACCTTGATTATATCTTTTAATTCTTTCAAAAATGACCAAATCTTTTTTAATCTACCAGGTATTGCAAACTCATTCAATGTACATACATCAGAGTCAAGTTTATTTTCTTTTACAAATTTACAAAATTCTTCATATTGTAATTCATGTAATATATCAGTAAGTGAGATTTCCATTTTAAATAAATATATATCAACACAAAAAAAAGACCTCTCTGCGAACAGAGAGGTCTTTAAAGTTTAGAATTAAATTATTCTTATGCTTCGAAACTTGCACCAGTTGGTGTAAGATTAAAGTCAAGAATGATAAATTCAACTGCACGTGCAGGTTGTAGGAATATCTGACCATACAGGATATTTCTATCAATGAGATCAGGTGTGTTGTTAGACTCATCCATGATAACACGGAATGCATACAGACCATGACGTTGTTGAACGTTTTCTAAGTATGGATTAACGATACTAAGGAAACGGTTACGTGTTGATGCCACATTTTGTTCGAAAAGCAAGAATCTTGCAGAACTCGCAATGAACTTTTTAAGTGTGATAAGCAAACGACGTACGTTAACTCTGTCTAATGCACTTGCACGACGTTGTAAGGTCTTTTGACCGAAAGCAACAATACCTTGACCAGGGAAAGCCGCAATTGGATTAACCTTACCTTCGTAAAGTGTATCTCTTTCTGCGAAGTTAAGACGATCCATGACCGCAACCGCAGATTCAATTCCACCACGATTCAAACCAGCAGGAGCAAACCATTCAGCCGCACTTTTATCGTTGGCCGCATATACTGCCATCATAAGTGATGATGGTGGATATGGTTGCAATACGTTTGTTGCAGGATCAATAATCTTAACCCAAGGGTAGTATGTAGCGGCATAGTTACTATCAATAGTAGCAACTTGCTGAACTGCATCATCTACACGACCGGGTTGGTTATTTGCACTTACACAATCAAGAATGTAGAAACAATCTTCACGTTGTTCGCACAAATCAACACCACGATTGATAACTGATCTATGAAGATCAAGACTCAAACCGGGTGTTACAAGAAGATTGATATCAAATTCGTCTTGGTTACTAAGAGCTGCAAACGCACGTTTGTATCCCTTTGTACCTGAACTGAATTCTCTACTACAATCAAGACCTTGAGCATTATTCTCTGTGATGTCTTTTCCGAGTGCGATTGGATGTGCAGGAGATTGTCCGTCAAATCCACCTTGGAATCCAACAACAAATCTACGAAGTTTTGCAACAAGCAATTCGTCAGCAGTTGATGGATTAGTTGGAATTGGATCAACATCAAATACATCAGTTGCACCATCCACTTCTTCTACATAAGTTGCATTCCATTCTACATTTTTAGAACTGTCCATGTAAAAACCACGGCCGGCATCTCCAGGATTCGCAGGAAGTGGTCGGAAAAGTTCCGAAGTATCTCTTCCTGAATTTGGAAGTTCAAGAATTCCATCAGGTGATGTTTGATTGAAAACTGCACCATTGAAGAATCTACCAAGTGAACGTGCATACTGAGAAGCATAACTATACTCAGGTGTTCCTACATCAATTCCACCAAGTGGTGAACGATAAGGAGCATGACCATAAGGCATAGCATTTGCAGGTGCAGTACTTTCTGCTGGCATTTCAATACGAATCCAGTTACTTGAGTTTACATAATCACCATAGTCAATGATCTTTCCTTTAGAATCGATGGTAGTAAAACGATCACCGATAACACGTGGAAGATAACGAGGACTTAATGGGTCAAGTGTAACTCCATCATAATTTTCAACAATCTCGGGAGATTTATCGTTGTCGTTAAACGAACGAACCATCAAACTAAATGTTGCGTAATCGGAATCTTGGATTGAACCAGGAGTTCTAACATTATAGATCGCAATCTTAATTTCACGATTTGCATCTGATCCCATGTTGCGTGTCCATACTTTAAACAAATCATATCGTCTGCCACTTATTTCTTGTGACTTAATATAAGGAGTTTCTGCAGGTCTGCAACTGAATGCAGCCTCACCTGGTTTCCAAGGATCATCATCAAGTTCACCTGTAACACTATCACGTGTTTCAAATACCATTGCTTCACTTGAAGTATCAACTTCTATTTTATACTTAACACCACTCATGATGTTATTGAAAACTTCTTCTTGTGAGTTTTCAAAGTATGTATAGAAATATGCAGGTTCCAAGTTTTTCTTGGGTGCTCTTCCGAATATGTTTTGAAGACTATCTGGTTCTTTAGGATCAATGTTAAAAACATAATCAGAATCATAATCGTCTTTCAAACTTTGAACAGTTTCAATAATGTCACCTGTGAACTCATCTGCAAGTCTTACTGTTTTTCTAAGATACAAAGTAGTTTCGAGATTACCTACTGAAACAGTTTCACCTGTTTCTGGATCAACACTTTCTGTATCGTGATACAAAACAGATGTGTCGTTATCGATTGACGAACCTTCAAATCCGGAATCATCTGTGACTCCTTCGTAAAGTGTATTTGCCAAAACACCGATAACAACTTCGTTACCAACTGCAACTCCAAGAGAACCACTTCCTAGTGATCCACTTAAATCTGCAGGTACATCTGTTACCTTTGCTTTAATGACAAGTGCGTTGTCTTGTTTATATCCACCTAAAGCACCGACACGAACGATTGTAACAACACCTTGGTGCGTTAAGTATTCACGTGCGGTGAATGGTTGATAATAGTTTCCTTGGGGAACACCAAATAAATCTTCAAGTTCTGCGTGAGTTCTTACAATCGTTGGTGCATATGCCGGACCTTTTTTGAATGGTCCAACAACTGCTCCACCTATTTGTGAGATACCTTGTGTCAGGAATGTTTGATCGATTTCGTTGGTGAAAACTGCTGGGCTTACAATTCTTTCTGCCATCTTATATAGTCTCCTTTGTTGTTATGGGTTGAATTTTGGAAATGTTTGACTTTTATCATAAATATGTTTTGAAAATTTGAAAATTGTATATTTAATGATTATTTTTTTGATTTAGTGTAAACACCTGATTCCAGATTAATTTCACCTTCTCCGTATTTACGCACTATACGTTGTTTGAAGTTTGCTTCTTTCTTTTGAGTTTCATCATACGAATTGTAATGTTCTGATTCTGTGATTTTTAATGCCGCCTCTTCTTTTTCAATAGAATCTCGTCTTAAATTGATTTGGCCAAGACTTATTAATATTTCTTGATACTCGTTGTTCAATGATAAAATCTCAGCTAGTTCATCACTAGTTAATTCTACTTGATTATTTTTCATTAAAATAATAATACACTAATAAAAGTAAAAAATCAAGTTATATATTTTATTTTAATTATTTCAACAGTATGTTCGTGTGTTTCTATAAGTACTTTCTTGTTACCAACTTCCACGTGTACCGTTTCATTTTTAAACAGTTTAATTTCATTCTCGGATGATTTATTCCACATCAAGAAATCATTTGCGTCATCGTCTACATCTATTCCAATTTCAAACTTTTTATCATTTATATAAATCGCATAATATTCTTCATCATTCCATATACGAATTTCAGTTTCATCTCCAATATCTCCTGCAATATACAACTCACGTGTTTTTCTGTTTAATACGAACTTTGTTCGGTCACCAGATGACTCTAATCCGTTTACTGCTTTATCGGAGATAATCTCTGTTCCGAATACAACTTTTCTATTGGTAAGATTTCGTTTTGATGTTTTGGTATTATCAAATACCTCTGGTAACAAATACGCATTTACTGTTAATGAGAATGTGGTTGATACAATTCTGTCATCGTCCGTAGGCACTTCCACACTATTTGAAAATGAATCAACCGATGCACGAAATTTAAATCGTGCAGGATCACCCCAATAATCATTGCTAACCCAATTTATTCGTTCTACCAACGAATTCATTTGCTGAACATACTCAGTTGACATTGTGAAATCGTAATTCAATATAACATGATCAGGAAAAGTAATATTATGAACTTCTACTTGACGATTTGAGTTGGTCAACGAACTAAACTTGTCGTACATATTCTTTTTATCAAACTTCTTGACAAACGGAACAGATAAATAACGATTAAAATACACAAACGAATCATCTTTTGATACACTCGTTCTTGTAAAAATTATCATAGGTTTTTGTACCTGTCCTTTATCGTCACGATAAACTCCATCGTTTAAAATTGAACTCCATCGTTCAGGTGAAGCATGACGAACTGGAACGGTTAGAATACCACCTCCGGTATCATCAACCTGTGGATTGATTACATTAACAAAATACTCGTATAGAATATTGTCAATGTCCATCAAGGTTATTGCATAATTTTCAAATGAAATTTCATCATCATCAGAACGCATTTTGTCGGAACGATTGTCAGAGTATAATGCGTGTTCTGATTTCTTCTTATTTGACATATATGTGTCGTTTGCCAATGAAGGAGGACTGGTATTTAATTTAGCCTTAAACTCAGTTGAATCGTCTCCTGATAACTTCTTCAGAGTGATAAACGGATTATTTACTCCATCGTAATTCATTACACTTCTCTATCCAAAATATTTAATCGACTTTTTCTACTCATGTGAGCATTGCACACGAGACTATAATTTTTTTCTGGCTGGCCACCGAGAAATTGATTTTCAACCACATTACTTATTTCAAAATGAGCATTTTCCCATTCAACTATATCAGAAATTTGTGGATACAATTCCTTTAGCTCGCATAATTTTTGGTGAAATCTAAACAATGTTCCTTTTTTAACATCTGGTCCGAACCCTTCGTACAATGTACTTTGTGGATCAGTTTCAACTAAGCAACTTATTTCTATACCAGGATAATAAACTTTATCTAAACTTTCCCCATAAATATTTGATTCAGTTTCATCAGGACTAATTTTATACACAATAACCTTCTGTTCTACAATGTCAGTAAGAAGTTCTCCATTCAAACTGTTCATCAGTCGGACATCTCTTCGTGTGAAATATCTTCCTCGTGACATTGGGTTATCCTATGTATAAAAAGTTTGGAACTTTTTTAAGGTTTTCTTGCAAGTTATCAGATACCTGATTTAGTTGTTCACTTGTAGTGCTTTTGCTTGTTACTTCCAAATCTTCTCGAAGTTCAGTTATCAGTTGTTCTTTTTCTGTTTGTGCTTCTGCTCTTAGTGCGTCACCATCTAGTGATGTTTCTCCACCAGGTATCGGAATACTTTGATATTTTGCACGGATCGCACCGAGTAATTCTTTACAAGTTGATAGATAATATTTCATTATCCATCGTTTACCAACATCGTTTATAGCAGAAAAACTATGAAATTCATAAGGTGCATTACTAACGTCGGTTATTGAGTCAGGTGATGATGCCAATTGACGTGAAGGCCTGGTCGACTCGGGTGGTAATCCTGTTTGTGTGTTATCTGCTACAACTTGTTGAGTAGTTTCCTCAGTCACTTGTGTCTGAGTCTTTGGCATTGTATTGAATTCATCTGCATCAACATATCCTTGTACAGCTGCGATATCTCGTTCTCGTTTGAATATATAATCAAACCATAGTGTGAAATCTTTTGTTGGTATTGGAAATACAGTTAGTTTGTTATTTACCAACTCAAATCCATACGCACTTCTTCGTATCTGTTCGTTGAACTCAATTGCTTGCAATCTCATCAAGTCTTCATTTACCGGCCTGAGCAAAAATTGAGTACCTACCGGAGACATACCACTCCAACCAAACTCACTTAACATATTAGAAACAGACATACCCGAGTTTGACATTGGATCGTATATTTTATTTAATGCAGGTGGTGGATGGTGAAATATTCGTTTAACTTCAATTCTTTCAATTTTCTTTTCACCTGTTTTTGGATCAATATAGTATTGATTAAACAATCCTTGTAAATCATAGGTTTGAACTCCCGCCTTTACACTTAAACTTTGTTTTCTCCAGTCAACATTACCACCCACACCAACCTCTGCTCCGTATGCCTCTGACAATTTTAAATAAAATGGAAGTGGTTGTGTGCGTAAAACTGACGTTGTTAGATTTACACTAGTCGAAGTTCCTTTTAAACTATATAAATTTTGCTTGATTGAAAATTGATTTATTTGTGCACTGTATTCGGTTACTGCTTCTTCAAAGCAAGTATAAAATTGAACATCGATCATTTCTACATCTACAATTGGATAACCTAATCTTTTAGCTGCCCAATCAGCTGCCCTTGGAGCAAATTCAACGAACGCTGGATCTGCGTCGAAGAATCCAAACGGTGTTTTTCCTACAGGTGATGTAACAACACCCTCCCACCTGATTCTTTCTAGTTCTGTATTCTCTTCTACGTTGTCATTGTCGTCCATGTCTATAAATATACATTACTTATGGTAATCGTTATAAATAAAAGAGGGGTTCAAACGAACCCCTCTTAAATTTTGTGTTATTCCGATCAGAATTACAGATTCTCTGCATTCTTAACGGTAAGTTTACCGTAGAATTCAGGACGAACCATCTTCTTGGCATAACGGGTCATTACACCACGACGTGGAGTAAAGTTGACCGGATCGTATACCAATGGAGTTTGGATTAACGGAATGTACGGAGCATAAACTGCACCAGTTTCGAGGAAGTTTGTTCCACGGAATCCGATGAGAATGTCACCACTCGTCATGTATGGATTCTTGTAAACCTGGAAACGATTGTTTAACGCACCTACTTTAGTAACACCCATTGCGAACTGAGACTGATTTCCGTCTGTGTCAGCTGCGTATCCTGGGATACTTTCAAGAATTGTAGCAACCGTTGGAGAACAAACCAAGAAGTTTGCACCACCACGAAGTGTCAATTGATGAATTGTGTTACTCACCTTTTGAATACTTGTGCCGAGTTTCTGGAACAATGTTCCTTGAGTCTCACCACCCGTAAGAGCAGTAGTCGCATCAAATTCAGTACCTACAGTATGTGCGTTAACGATAAGCATATCGAGAATTTCCAAATCAATTTCCATTGAAACGTACTCGGAAAGAAGAGAAGTCAATTCTGCTTCTGCATCAATACTATGATATGCGTTAAGGTCTTGTGCCAACTCGGGTGTCCAAACTGCTTTCAACTTACGTGTCTTTGCAACGATTGGTTCACTTTTGAGTTCCAAGTTAACTTCGGGGATACCGACATCTTTTTGAATTCCTGTGTCAGCTGCGTCTTCGGAATTACCAAGATTGTCTTCAAAATCACCACGATTTTCTGCGGTTGTAGCCGCATGGTAATGTAATGTTCCGGCTGCGATTGCTTTGTTTTCACCGTCAAGTTGAGATTCACTTCCGTCAGCTGCAACAACTTTAAACGCACGAACACCTTCTAAGTCTGCATCAGCTGGGATAGCCGCACCTACCTCGACAGCGATTTGCTTGTCATTGAGTGAGTAACCGTGACGACCTGCTCCGTAAAGACCACCTGTTGCTTCATCGGTTGAACCGAGTTTTGCGTCTGATGATCCACCGAAAAGACTTCCACCACCTTGAAGTGATTGACCTGTTCCATACTTAAAGTCTAAGTAAAAGATCAATCCGGAGGGAAGATTCATTGGTTGAACGGAAACGAATTCCTTTGATGCGATTTCTGCGAACACACGACGTACTAAAGGAAGTGCTACTCCACTCCACTCTTCGTTGCCTCCACCTGTACCGGTGCGTGATGATTCATCGATCAACTGCTTTGCTTGATTTTCTAAAAGAATGGACATACCACTCTTTTCTGTGTCAGTAGAAATTCCTTCGAGAAGTCCTGTCTTTTCCCATTTAGTTACTAAACCACGGGTTTCGGACATAAGACGTTCTTGAGGATTCTGACTTTCTTTTAATAATTTGCCTATTTCACTCATTATAATTTTCCTATATATTAGATTTTGTTTTTGTTATGATTTTATACCTGCAAGTTTCTTGAATCTGTTAGCAAGTTCGTTGCCCTCAGATAAAATCTTCTTGGAAGGTTTTGTTGATTTGATTGCCTTGGATGCAATTCCTTCAGTCAAAGGGTTTTTCTCAGCCTTTACAGGTTTTGATTTTACCTTTACTTCTGGTGTTTGAGTTCTGAAACTCTCTCCAAGTGTGGCATATACTAATTTTGCTTCACGAACATTCTTCGTAAGGTCAAAACTTTCTACAACCTTTAGTTTTTGATCTTCATTTAATACGTGTGCCTTAAACAACTTATTTGTGTAAAGCAATTTTGCATTAAGAAGATTAACTTCATTTAACTTACCTCGCAAAAATTTGTAAACTTTGCGGTATTCATCATTTTCTTGTTGAAGTTTAGTATTTGCAGTTTTAAGTTCTGCTAGTTCTTCAGAGGACTCGTCTTCTTCAGATTCCACGTCTGCCGACTCGTCTTCAAGTTCCTTGAGGATTTCTTCTAAGTTGATTTCTTCATCATCTTCTTCAGATTCATCTTCTTCAGACTCGTCAATTGATTCAACTTCGTCAGAATCTTCGTCAGAATCTTCGTCAGAATCTTCTTCGGATTCTTCTTCGGATTCTTCTTCGGATTCTTCTACGATTTCAATATCAATATCTTCGTCAATATCAGCAACTTTTTCTTCTTCGCCTTCAGTTCCTGGATCACCAGCAACAGTTTCAGTTTCAGCAGGAAGTTCTTCATCGTCACTATCAGCAACGTTTACGTGTTCTTCTCCACCTGTGCCTAATTCAGATGAGTCGGATTGTTCTTCCAACTCTTCTTCATCGTCTTCGACTGCCATTTCATCTTCAAGTTCCTTGATGATGGAATCTAAATCGAACGCATCTTCTTCAACTGCATCTTCGTCTTCTTCAGAATAGTCACCTTCGACTTCTGGTTCAACGTCAATTTCGTCTTCAGCAGGTGCTTCTTCAGCAGGTGCTTCTTCAGCAGCCGGTTCTTCAACTGGTGCTTCATCGGCAACTTCTATTTCATCGTCTTCAACTGCGACTTCTTCGTCCTCTTCGGAGTAAGAACCTTCTTCAACTTCATCAGAAACTTCAACTTCTGATTCTTCGTCTTCTAATTCTTCTTCCTTGAGTTTTTTTGTAAGCATACTTTGCAAACGTGGTGCGAAAGCTTCTTCGAGGGCAAGTCTTGCATTTGCAAGAGCTGTTTCACGAACTGCTTTCGCATCTGCAATAGCTTCTTTTAGTAATTTACTCATGGTTAATTATCCTTTTTTGTGTTTAGTTTGATAAAGTCATTTTAATAGGACTTCAAATAATTAAAACCTTAAACTTGGTTTTCAATAAAGTGAAAACATTTTGATTAATAAATATATACTTATATCCGAAAATATATAAAAATTTATAAAAAAAGAGAAGATTCTTCTCTTTTTTTGTGTTTTAAGTTGTTTTTGTTGATTTATTTTACAAAATTTTGCGATTTCCGAGTATTCTGTCTAGTTTTTCGGCAAGGGTTATCTTGGTCCAGTTTTCACGAACCTTGTATGTTTTGCCACCAACTTCGAATTCTGCATCTACCGTTTCTTCGATGTCTTCATCGTCTTCTTCATACGAACAATCAGAGACTTCTTTTATTTTAGACCAGTCTTCACTTACCTTGTAAGTTTTTCCGTCAACTTGAAATTCTGTGTCTCCGTCTTCTTTTGCTTTTTTTACAGCTGCACCAAATGCGTTACCTTCTTCTACATCGTCTTCGTCTTCACCTGTAAATTCTTCGGTGTCTTCTTGTTCGGTAATTTCTTTCTTTTCTTTTAGTTTGTATTTCTTACCCGCAACTTCAAACTCTTTGTCTCCGTTTTCACGAGCAGCTTTTACGGCCGCACCGAAAGCATTGCCTTCTTCAATTGACTCTTCTTCCGAATCATCATCCGATTCTTCAGTATTACCTTGCTTTTTAAGAATTGCTTTTTTTAAAGGTTCTGGTAATTTTTCTTGTGCGGCTGTTAATCCCTCTTCAACATCTTCTGTTTCATCATCAGATGAATCGGAATTACCTTGCTTTTTAAGAATTGCTTTTTTCAAAGGTTCTGGTAATTTTTCTTGTGCGGCTGTTAAGCCTTCAAATAGTCCAAGTTCTTCTGCGACTTCTTGGATAACTTCTCTTAGTTCTTTTTTTGTAATTTTCATAATTATATTTCCTTATAGGAACATTTGGTGACCTGATTTTATTCTTTGCATATTTTCAAATGCACTACCTGTTTTAAATGATTTTTTTCCACACTTGGTTTTATCTTCTTCTAGTTCTTCTAGTTCTTCTTGATTCTCAAAAAAACGTTTGGAAAGAAGTGTAGTCGCATACTCAAATTCAGATTCAGATAATTCTATTTTATCTTCTGTATATGATATACACGATTGTTTTACTAGATATTCAAATAATTTTGTAAATTGAGTTTTGTCATACAAACAACCTTTTATACTACTATTGATTTGCTCAAACACCATGTTTGTTCGTTCTTCACGAAATAACTCGTTTGTACAAACAAAGTTAACCAGAGTTTCTGCGTTTTGTACGTGTACCTCAGTTAGTACTTGGTCGTTCGTTCCACATATACGTGCAAGTTGTTCACGTGCAGACATAGACGTTTCCATGAGTTCTCCGTAGAACTCTGGATTTGGGTGGAATTCATATGAAGTCATTTCGTTATTAAAGTGACCTCCGAAGTGTGCAGTTTCTTCTGATGTAAATGTTAATTTGTTTTGTGTTGCGTATTCGTTTGCATCTGTAACATTGCCTTCGCAGACAATTTCACGTTGTATTCCACTGAAACTAATTGTTTTCTTTACAAGTTTACCGAAAACCACCGGAGTTTGTTCTAACTTCTCAAGCAATACTTTCGTTATATAGTTTTTAAGTTCACGTTTGTTCATTGGTAGTTTCTCCGTTTATTTCAAAATATCTGTTTAAGATATTACCCATATCTTCATACAAACTTTGCATACGCTGTGTGTATACTTGTCTTTCGTTTGCAGTTTTGTGAAATTCTTTAGCAAGAGTTTTGATTTCTTTTAGATTACGTTTTACACTCATTGCATCAAACCAATCATCTGTTTCATTGAGAATATACTTAGATGCATTTTCAACGATATTACATATATCTTCTGCTATGTCCGTATCTTTTGCTTCGTGAGTGATATATGACTGATAATTTCCGAACTTAGAAATTTTCTCAGATGTTAACTTTTTTTGGTCAGCTGACAAACCTTCGTCTTCAAACCTACCTGTTTTTGGATTAAATTCATTGATTTGTTTAGTTCGTTCTTCTTTGAGAACTTCTAAAATCGTAGACTTGATTAATTTAGAGATTTCTTTATTCATTACATTTCTCCAATCTCTCCGAGTATTTCATGTACGATTCCCTCAAGTTTACAATATTTGGTACACACTCGGTCTTCGGTTATGACTTTAAGTTCAGGTGAAACTGATTCGTTTAAATTCACAGGTTCTAAAAAAGCACCTCTGGTTGATGGATTGCTAACAAAATCAAATGCCACCAATTCAAAATCATCATTGACCATAGTTTTTCCTTCACTTTCACGAGTAGTTCCCATTCCCCTTGAACTTATACCAAGTGTGATACCAGCCTTAAACAATTCTTTTAAAATATTACCAGACGGAGTTCCTAAAACTTCAACGTCACCAAGAAGACTATCACCTTCCCACCACATCTTTTTAACATTGTGACTTACATTCTGTAAATTAACTACACTGCTTTCTGGATGATCAAGTTCTCCCAGTGCACGTCTATCATTTATCAGTTCGTTATATTTGCCCGCCTCTCGTTCCAACAGTGACCGTGTATAAACACGACCATTTTGATTTTGTTCAGTTGCTTTTTGTAGAATTCCCCTTACAAGAAGTTTACCCGAGTTTTTTTCAATACTTTCACTTATTTGCTCAGGACTGAATTCAAAGGGCATGGTGGATACTAATAATTTTTTTGCCATATCAATAAATAAGTATATACGTATCTTAATTTAATTATTGTTTAATGAATCAAACTGATTAAACAGATGCTTCATACTCTGTTTTTAACAAAAATTCTGATTGTTTTGTTAATTTGACAAATTTCTCTACAACTTCATTCAAATCGGATATATTTCCGAGTTCAAAGTTGTAATCCGGAGAAACCATATAAAACTTATCATCAAACTTTATAGTGAATTTGCGATCATTGGTATCTATGCTAACCTGTGACCCACCACTTTCTATCTTATCAAATGAATACTCTGACAATAAAATGTTAAGATGATTCATTGTGTCGTAAAATTCGTCAGTTGGAATTGTTTCAGGTAAATCAGAGTGATCCGTTTTGGCCATATCCTCTGCGTCTGTTTTTGTCATCCCACTTGCAATTTTTTTTACTTTATCATACAAATCAGAATCTACATCACTTTTTTTAAGATCACCTTTGTTATATGCATGAACCATACCAAACAATCTTTGTTGTGATTTTGATGCAGACTTTTCAATTATACCTTCGGATGTAGATTTATCTGAATCAGATGATTCCCCGTCACGTGGACCACCTTCACCTTTTTCTCCATCTGGTGTTGGTTTTACTTTTTTAATGGATGTATCGTGCGTGTTTTTGATTTCTTCTTCGTCATCAATTCCGAGTTCCATCATAGAAACACCAAGTTTTGCTTTTTTGAGTAAACTAACTATATCAAGCCAATACTCAGCAGAGAGTTTTTTTCCTTCTTCCGTTTTGTGTGCAGATTTAATTGCACCACCTAGATTTTTAAGTGCCAATTTATAGTTGTCTATACTTGGATCGGCATTGGATTCCGATTCTACAACTTCACAACTTCCACATCCACACTCACACATTTCATTATCCTAGTTTGTTACCAGACTCAGCAAGTGATCTAACTGCGTCAACAAGTGTATCACTTATTGATTGTCTTAATTCGTCAAAACTAGAACAAGATTTGTTTTTTAATTTAGTAGTATCAAAACTTAAAGAAAACTCATAATTGTTATTTTTAGGATTTTGAGAAACACGAATATACGAAGTTATTTCATTGCTAGTTGATGATATCTCACACGAACTTCCGAGTGCAGTCCACTCAGTCCCCAATTTATTTGCAAGTTGCGAACCTTTCTTGCTTTTTTTAAGTTTGACAGCTGCTTTGTTTTTCTTGAGTAACTTGGTTGTTGATTCTTCAAACGGAATCATATTGGTTTTTACATTATCTAATCGTTGGCAATTTTTCATAACATTTTCCTATTTCATTTCTTTTATTTTATAAGAAATGCGTTTAATCTTTTCGTCTATTTTTAATAAAAATCTATTTGTCGTTTTCCACATTTTACTATTGTTCACGTTTGCCTCTGCTTTATACCGTGTAGAAACTTTTAACAATTTTTCAACTTCAGTCATAAGTTTATTTATTTCTCGTACCGCGACTCCCACTTTTTGCTCAGGTGTATAATCAGGATGATCTCTGAACAAGTGAAACAAACTTCTGCCCTCGTTTAGTTTTATAGTGTTTGCTTTTTTATTTTCTGTGGACTTGTAATCAAACACCTCTGCGTTAGACTTTATGTCTTCTGCGTGTTCATCTTCATCCTTGCCACTAAATGCATGAGGAGTTTCGTATCCATCTACATTTGATGTGGTATTAACTTCGGACAATTTAGATTCTTCTTCAAGTTCTTGAAGAATTGTTCTTATGATGTCTTTAAGATTACTTTTTTTCATTTGCGTGTTTCTTCAACTCCTTTATCAACTCGTAACTCATTAAAAGTGTTGATACTTGAGAATCCTTTACAACTTTTCCTTCGGTTGTTTTGTCAAGTTGAGAAATTACTTCTTTTAACTTTATTTTAACAACATCATCTTCTATTGAATCTGAGTATTCGTTGATTTGATTTTTGATTGAAGGAACCTGCTTGTTGATGTATTCACGCAAACTATTCGTATTTGAAATATTATTTATGTAATTTTTAAGAAGTTTTTGCTGGGCATCGTCAAGGGTACTGTATTTTTTATTAAAATTATCGACCAACAATTTATACGCAATTAGTCTTAAATCTTCGTTTTGTTTTTCATATTCGTTGACATCTACAACCTCATTTTTTTCAGAACCCCGAGAACATAAATTCTGTAGAACAGTTGTTTTTGATTCGTATATTTCCTTGGGGTCACAATATATAGTTGGATTGTGACTTTCAAACAATTTAAAAATACTTGCGTATGTTTTATAGTTTCTTATCTTGGAACGAAATAAATCATTTATTGGATACGATTCTTTAATATCCTTAACCAACTCGTATCTAGCATTTACAAGTTCCGTTTGAAGAAGTTTTTTGTGGGAATCAAGCACAACACCGAGAAGTGTATCTGCTTTTGACGAATCACCTGTAGATTCTTCTATCAACAACTGATATAATCTTTGCTCTTTTCCAAGCGAAGTATTTTCAGAAAAATGTTTCTTTAGCAATTTGTTTGCAGGTGATTCTGCATTGCCATCGAGTATATCAGCGGTTATTTGTCTGACAAGTAATTCAAACAGGATGCCGGTATTCTTATATTTGCTATGTTTTAACTTTTTCACATCGTTGTGGTGTGGTAATATATATGAGTATAAATATAAATATAAAATAGATTTTAACTAATTATTTTTTAATTATATTTTTATCGTCTAAATAGTCGGTGATTGGATCGGCTTTTGATTCGTGTGACGTTTCTTCTGCTTCACATATTATTTTTGATTTTGTTTCCGGATTAACTTGTTGTTTTTGTTTCAAAAATTCGTCTAGTTTTGCTAAATCAGATTCCAACTTCAATGGACTATCTCCCCAATCACGCCCACTTACTCGTCTTTCATCTGCTCCTTGTGGGTCTCTTCCCATTGGTTTGTCGTCAGGATGATCATATACCTTTCCCGCATTCTTACGTTTCTTTTCCTCTTTTTTGCGTTGTTTTATTGCTTCTTCTTTTTCTTCAGAAGACATATTTTCAAAATCACCGAAACCCCAACCGTCTCCTTCTTCTTCGGAATCGGTAGATTGAGTTGGATCAGCCGGATCATTTCCTTCGTTTTGTATACTTTCTAATCTAAAAAATTCCTTAGCATCATCTACAAAATTACTCCGAATATCATTAACTTCATCTTCAGAAAGACCGAATATCTTATCATATACCCAATCCTTAGAAAACATTTTTGCGTCTACCATATCTCGGGCAGTATTAAGTTTTTCAGATAGAATTCGTATCCGTTCCTCTTCAAAAATTGTAGATGGATTAGTCAACTTTAAACTAAAATCAACCAACTTGGCATCTGTGTATCCCTGTGAATAAAGATGAACTATAGCAATTTTAGTAAGTTCACTTACGGTAATTCTTTGTAATCTTTCAATTGTTCGTGCGAACCTAATATCTTCTGCGGCCAGAGTTGCTTTACCTGTTATGCTTTCATCGTATCCTAAAAATGCTTTTGGTACTTTAAGTGCAGCCATCATTTTGTTTTTAACATATTCGATATCTTCAGTTCCATCGTAAGTCATTCCACCTAAGTTCTCAATTCGTGTACCACTATCTCCTCCACGCACAGGTAAAAAGAAATCTTCGGTCATGTTTTGCAAATTGAACTTGAGATTATAGTCACCTGTTTTTTCATCAACAAACGGAACTTTCTTCATTTTATTGATTACCTTTTGCATAAAGTTATCAACTTCATTTGGTGGAATGTTACCAATATCAATATAAAACATTCGTTTTTCAGGTGCTCTCATAATTCTATGAATGAGCATGGCATCCTCCATAAGCTGAAGTTGTTTCCATGTTCGTCTTCCACCCTCTATCATACTTTTTCCATAAGGTAAATAATTTGTATCTCCTAGTAATCTAAAGTGTGCAACTTCATAGTTCTCATAGTCTACACGATACTGACCTTCTTGTTTGAACATAACCAACTGAGGATTATCTGGATCCATGTCTTCTATACGAGTCATTTCATAAGTTGAAATGGGTTTAACATTTAACACCCCATAATCAGGTTCTATTTCTAAATGAAGATAAAAATCTCCGTATTTACACATATTGCGAATCCAACCCCATAAATTAAATTCAACATTCAATATATCGTAAAATAAATTTTCAAGGATACCTTTAACATTTGAATCAGGACTTGAAATTTTAAGAATCTCACCAAACTCACTTTTAGTAGTTGATTCATCCGCATAAATGTCTAAGGCACTTGATATAATTGGATCAGTATCCATTACTTCATAATCACTAAACAATTCCAGTCGTGCAGATTGAAATCCAATATTATTGAAACCATTTGCATAATCACTATACAAAGTGTGCATTCGTTGGTACTTGTCGTCTCGTTTTTTGGAATATTGTAAATTGTCCGTATCTGCGATTTTTAGTTTTTTACCACCGATGTTTCTAACCACGACACCACTTGAAAAAAGTTTTTTAAGTGCTCCGAATAATTTGCTTTGTTTTGGATCGTCTGCCATAATATAAGTTTATAAGTGTATAATTGTATTAAATATATATGTATATGTCAAACTTATATGTATTACTGAAACTCACTTGCAGCTCCAATAATATCACCACCATCAAATCCTTGGAAAGGACCAAGTGGGTTTTTCTCTTTTTCTAAACGATCAATGTTCTTTTCACCTGAGTACAAAACATATTCAACCGTATCATCTACGATAAGAATCAGTACACTGATTTTCCATCCAGTCGTGTGAACTATTTTTCTGAAATTGAGCATATCTAAAAGTACACTTCCTTCTCGTTTGTTTTTAAGTCTTTCCAAATTTATTTCATATGCTAGTCCGTTTTCACGTGATGCAAGCATTTTTAATACACCCGCAGGTAGTTCTATTTTATTAAACAAAGTAAATCTAGATGGACTATCCAATTTAAACTTACTCATAACATCAAGATATGTTAAACGTTTTACATTTGGTATATTTTCTAAATCAAGTCCCATCTTAACAAGATCGGAGTATGATGTCTTACCCACTACAATCTCATTAACAACAACCTCCACTTCGTTATATGTATCATACAAAGACTCCGTGTACACTCCCCTAGTAGGTAGCAACGATTGTGTTGCACAACCTCCTGTTAGTAATAATAGACCCGTGAGGGTGAGTATAATCGGCGTTTTCTTCATATTGAGGTATCCTGGTTGAGTATATATTAATCAAGTAACCATTCTAAATTTTCACTTTGACCATGTTGATTTTTCATTTCATATGGATTTGATGCTAAACCAGAATGTCTATAGTTTGCTCCACTGCTCATATTGGTCGTACTTCCCATGTAATCAAATAAAGATTTTTGTGTTTCAATGTTTTCAGAACGAAATCTAAGTGCAGTATCACGAACCCACAAAGCAATACACAAACTCATAACCAAGTCATCGTTGTATCCTTGCATTGCTTCGGCCTTTTGACCATTCCATACAAATGTAAACAGTTCGTCAAGAGTTCGTTCTGATCTAATTTCAACTTCTTTTTCACGAATGTAACTTTCCATTTTACTGATAATAAGTGGACGAGTTTTTATTGATGTTGTAAAACCAGGAACTTGCTTTTTCTCTTGTCGATTTAATTTATTGGTATGTTGCGTAAATTCATCTATATATTGAAAATCTCGTTGAGTGTAATACAGGTTGCTATACCCTTTATCTATTATTTGCTGTAAAACCGCCCAACCTATGTTTGCATTTTCCACTACAAGCAATGCTCCATTGAATTCACTTGCAACTGCAACAAGAAGATTTCCGAAGTCTTTGGTTTCGACTTCTCCTTTAAATTCGGCCACTTGTTTTACGTTTTCCACATCAAATACATGAAATGCACTTTTATCACGGCCGTCTCCACGAGCAACATCAGCTGCGACTACATAATCCTTTGTATGATTTGGATACTCCCATATCCAATACTCTTTATTTGCTCCCCGTTTTTCAACAGGTTCACTGGCAAGATTGTCTTTATACCAATCCAGTAAACTAGCATCAACAACAGACCTACCACTAGATATAAAGTCACAATCACATTCTTGAGCAGCGTCTTTTTCACCTAAGTTTTTAGTTTGTAAATCTCTCCAAGTTTGATCTCTGTCTGGATGCAATGACCAATGTAAATTAATAGGATTAAATTCATTTGATGCATCTTGAGTTCCAACCCATGTTTTGTGAAAGAAGTTACCAATACCATTTGGAGTTGATAGTAATATAGAACGACCACCAGTTGTAATCGTTGATTGTGAAGCAGTCCAGATTTCTTCCATATTTGTAATAAACGCACACTCGTCAACGATAAGTAAACTCAATGAAGATGAACGAGATGCGTCAACACTACTTGAAGCTGCACGGATGTTACTTCCATTTTTAAAACGCATACTAAGTTTATTCTTCTCGGTACACTCACTTCGTAACCACGAAGGTAGAAAATCTGCCATATGAGTTACCTTGGTAACAATGTTCTTTGCCGTTTCTTGATTGATGGCAATGCACAATATAGATTTGTCTGTGAAAAATGTCATCAACCACAACGCATATCCAGATACAAGAGTCGAAATTCCCATCTGCCTTGCTTTGAGAACGATATTAAATTGCTCGTTTTTAAAACTTTCTAAAGTTTTTTCTTGAAATGGATATAAATGAAACGGTATAGTTCCCAATGTAGGATGTTGAATCTTACAATACTTTTTCATAAAGTATATAGGTGACTTCAAACACTCAGTATACTCTTGTTTTATTATTTCCCGTAAGGGCATCTTTTGTCCATCTGCCATTAAGGATAAATATATATGTATTTAGTTTTCTATAATATAAAAAGTTTCAAGGTATCGTTGAAACTTTTAGAACTTGATGTCTGCATACTCAGTTAACCTGTCCTCAATTTCAGAAAGTCTTGCTTCAAGCTCTTCCAAGTCTGATTCCAAATCTTTCATAAGTTCTTTTTTATTTGGAATGTTCCATTGCTCAAGAGAACCATCTTCATTCAGAAATTTAGGGTCGTTTGTTATATGCTCTTTTGATTCAACCAATTTACTTTTGGTGTCAGACAAAAAACTAAGTTCATTTTCAAGCATTGTCTTTGCTTCGTATGCTTCATACTTACCTTCGTCTTTTAGTTTTTGTTCATGCTCTTGAACACAATCAAAACACATACCTCGCATAGCAAGCATTCTTTTATCTAAATTCTTGGTTGGATCAACAGTACACATTTTCTTTGGACACTTGGGTGCTTCCCGTAGAGTCTTTCTGACTTTGTCCATTAAAGTTTCAGTTCTTACCTTTGAGTTAGAACCCACTTGCTTCCACTCTTTTCCGTTTTTATCTGTCCAGATTTCACCGGGTTGACGAATAACAAGTTCTTCAACTTCTCCTTCGTATCCATGTACCTTGGGAATTTCTTCTCCTTTGAACAACTTACGTGATCGACCGATCACATATTTCAAATCGTCTTTATCCATTTTAGCCATAACCTTATTATTCCATTCTTTTTGTATTTTGTCAAATATTATGATAACTTTTTAAATTTTTGTATACACTCTTCCAGTAATGTGTTGATTAAGAAGTTTTCATACTGAGTTCTATATTTTTTGCGTTGAGTGTCTGTTAAGTCATATTGCATAAAATACAGCTTTTCACAACATTGATCTGTTTCTTTAAATCTATCTGAAATTGCTTTTGTAATTTTTTTAACGGGTGCGTATTTTTCTCCGTATCCATATAAATAATATACACTCAATATTGCGTGTTTTGCTTCGTCTTTCAATGCGTCTACAAATTCACGATCAAGGTAAGTTATTTTTTTTGGAAGTATTGCACGATGAGAAGTTCTAAATTGATTTAATGTGGTGTGAACGATGTCATCAATTTCGTCTTCCGTTAAATAAACATTGCCATTCAACCTAATCACACGTCGTTCCAATAACTACATCTACGAAATTAATCGTATTTACCTTTTTTTAAATCTACTCGGTTGTATGATTTTTTGCTTTTCATTGGTCTGCTTTTAGGCATAGTTGATTTTCTTACCCGTGCGTAAGCATCCATTTTAGACATAAACTTTTTCTTTTTTGCTTCTGATAAGTTTCTTATTTTATGAACGAGCATCTTGATATATTCTTTTTTACTACCACGACCTTTAAAGTATGAACTTTGATCACTCAGCAGTTTTGCAATATCAAGCATTGCTTTTAATTCTTTTACATCTTCTTCGTTATCTTTATTTTCGTTCATTTCAGTCCATCCTGTTTTTGGTACAAATTGATATTTCTCAAGTTCAACACCCGTTGGAGATAATACCATCAAAAATTCGTTTCCTTTTGCACGAACTTTTTTGAAAGTAAACTTGGCACTTGGGTATTCTAATTTCCATTGTTTCTTTATTTCGTTTGCGTTCTTGTATTCGACCTTCTCATTTACTGGTCCATCAAGTTTAGTAAATTCTACATAAAACCGACCCGTGTCAATTGATTCAAACGGTTTCCCACCGACTTTTTTACAATGTAGCTTTGCATCTTCTCTTGTTTTAAATACATAAGGTTTTAGTTTTCCAGTTACATATCTCGCAGATACTTCTGGTTGTGAATCATTTACACTCAATGTTAAAACTCCATGTGTGTCCTCGGATAATTCTTCTGTGTTTTGATTATTTGCTCTCACCTTTTTAAGTCGTTCCTTTTCTTTTTTTTTAATCTTTGGTAAAAGTTTTTTACCAACCTTTGCTATTAAACCTTTTTTGGTAGATAGTTTTTTGTCTATAAGTTCTTTTTGACCTATTGATAAATCAGAGTAATTTTTTCCACCAAGCATCTTCTTTACTATAAGATTTTTGGCTGCTTTCTCAGAAGATGCTTTTAACTTGGCAGGAGACTTCATTCTCTTTGCAAACATCTTTTTCTTTATTTGTCGTTTTTTTGCACTTCGTTTTGCAACCATTGCGAGTTTTCTTCTGGCCTGTCGAGATAAATTTCGTTCATCAACTTCCATTTCTAAAACCTCATTATTCCCATAATTTGATTTATAGGAGCAAATGTTCCGGTGAGTTTATATGTACCACCTTTATATTGAAATACAACTCCTTCACTTGGTGCGATTACTTTCGTTCCACCAATTGCAGTAAGACGATCAAGATTTTTGTGTAGTTTGGCCATATCTTTTTTGAACTTATCAGGTGATTCCACCGAATTAATTTTTTTGTTTTCTAATGTTTTGGTATGTGCATCGAGTGCTTTTGCTATGTCATCACTTCCACCAGCTGCCACAAATCCTTTTACATTTTGAAGAACTTCTGCTCCTAGTTTCAAAAATATAAATTGGAAAGGCCACATATTTGCTTCAAATTGTTTTACGATATCTTCTTTTTCAAATTTGTTTACCCAATCTTTCAACTTGGGTTGTTCAGATAAGTCCATTCGTATCGTTGTAATTTTATTTGATTTATCATTGTATGCCCAACGACCTATAAGTGCTTCATATACTTTTGCAGGAAATATTTCTTTTAATTTGCTTTGTTGTTTATTCAAAAGATTTCTCCACCAAGAATCGTGATACTTCATTACTTTATCGTTGTCTTTTAATTTAAATTCTTTTTTGAGTTTGTCAAGCATCGCAGAATACTTTTTAAACGAATCTCCGAATGTTTTACTTTTAGGAAGTTCCACGACAATTGGTGCATTCAATGAATAACGACTTTGAACATCCGCATTGATTTGCTTGAGCATACCACTTAGCATACGAGCAGAATCTTTTAATTCACTTGTTATGTCGTTTCCATCAGAGTCTACTGAAACTGGTTTTCCTGCGGAATCGTATGCTTGTGTTCCGTGGAAAACCAACATATCTACATTTTGAGGAATAACATTCTGTGTTGCAGGTGTCATCACCTCTATGTTCATAAATCTTTCACCTTCTTTAAATACTTTATTCTTTTGTGCATCACTTAAACTTGAAATAGCAGATTCTAAATCTTTGACTGCTGTTACGAACGCATCACGAATGTTCTCAGGACGATCCGCAAAAATGTTTTCAAACTGAGTAACATCAGGTGCGGCCGCACCTGCGTTTTTCAAATGACCTTGATTTCTCGCCGAGACCAACTTTCCATCTTTCCAAGAGAACATCAAATTTTGACCATCAAGTTTTTCAGTAACTTCCTTTTCAACATTAAGTTCACCTGCAAGTGACCTACGAATCATTTCTTTTAAATCGGCAAACGTTAAATCCTTATCGTCAAATGGATGACTCATATGACCAGCTGCACCTCCTTCAATTAAAAGTTCTGTGTAGTCATTGAGTATAGATTCAATTTTTTCTTTGATTGCTTGGCCCTCAACACCCTTATCAATTTTATCTTCTTTTTCTTCGTCTTCTATATCAAGTGTATTTCCGTCTATATTCTCTTCACCGGTTTTATCATCTTTTCTGATGGATGCTTCCGAACCGACAAAGTCAATGAGTTTATATCCGGAAGTTTCTGCAATACCGTTAATAAATTCAACCCATTGATCATGAGCAGATTTACTTTTAACAATCGAAATTTGATTATTTGCGGTTGTTTCGTCTGTAACTCCTGCTGGATAAAAACTTACCGCAGGCACCGGTCCTGCATATTTTCCCCATTCACGATAATCCATATTACGACCAAGGTCGTTTTTTCCAACAACATAATCGACTAAGTCATAACCAAGTTGTTTTACACGGACATCACTGTCTTTTTCATAAACATCACCTGGAAAAAAGGAACCAGGACCATCGTCAACAAGTTGGATGCCCGATCTTGCAATTGAACTAACTTCATTTAAAAGTTTCGGAATAGATTTTTCATAACCAGGATACTCTTTTAAGAAAGATTCAAATAGTTCTTCGTTTTCGTATAACGTGCTGAATTTCTTTTTTAGATACACATAAATTTTTTCGTCATACCAACCAAAGAGTTCCTCAAATGCTTCAACCCGTTGGGAGTCGGTGTATTTTGGACTACCAAGAAGGTCTCTGATGTATGTTCCGTTTACTTCTTTTCCGAGAACCTTGATGCTTACATGAGGAGCAACAATAAAATATCCATGCTTGGCGTATGGTTCTAAGTTGTTTTTGTTTTTTTCATATGACTGATAATAACCGGCAGTGCCATCCACCTTTTTAGTTTTAAGTCTACCTGCATCTTTTGCTCCAAATATATAAACAACCGCAGTAGTTTCTGGATCATAATTATCCAATAACTCTGCACATACATACGGATTTTTAACCTGAACAACATTTTTTACTTTGTGTTTTTTCCATATCATATTCTTTTCTTTGAAATTCAGTGGACTTTTTGTAGAATCGGTTTTGTTGCTTGTGGCAACCCAAGCTTCATCAAATTGTTTGTCTAACCACTTGTATGTTTTATAGTGGTGAGCACCAGCAGGTTGAAATCTACCTGGATAAATTCCGATTACCTTTGTGATAGTTGATGCTTCTGTCAACAAGTCACCAAGCATATATTCAGTAAGATCGGTTGTATACGAGGATGTGGTGGGTTGTGTCATTTACTTCTCTAACAATTCAGACAAAATAGAACGAATATGCTTTCTTAGTTTATTTTCGTATACCTTTTGGGTAACGAATTTATTAAACTCACCTTTTGACATTTTTGTAAGTTCATCAGCCATTTCGTCAAACCCCTTTCTTTGTAAGAACTTGATTACTTTGTCTTTTGCCTTCAAAATACTAGAATGCATATTTGACATAAAATTCAGAGCTTTCTTGTATTCAGGACTTGTTAGTTTTACTTCATTTGTTGTTTTCATGTTTGATTCCTCGTATTGAGACATATAAAAATCTTCATCAGATGCAGCTGCTTGAAAATCACGATATGCTTGTTCTGCTTTTTTTCCGACTAATATTACTTTTCCTTTTGGATAATAAAGTATTTCATCACCCTTCTTAAATTTTACTTCACCTTTACGCAATCTTCGTTGAACAGGTAATTTTTGTTCACCGGAGACCCCATCATACTTTGACTTCATCCAAAACGGATCGTCTTTATATTGTTTGTATTCTTTGATGCTCATTATCAATCCTCTAAATATTCTTCTATTTTTCCTGTTTTAAGATATCGTTTACAGGCCTTCTTTTTATCACGATGCATATGAGGTGCGTTGTTTAAATACTCTTCTGTACAATGAAATATGTATCCGTCTACGATTGGTCCTTCGGAAGAATCTCCTTCACTAAAAATTCCAATGAACTTAAAATCATCTTTTTCTTTTTGAGTAAGTTTAATTGCTACGGTTCTTGCCCAATTTTCATTTCCTGATTTTGATGATGAAAAACTATAACGAGCATGATTTGGAGCCATTTCTATTCTCCACATTTCTCCTAACTTATCTTCGGTAATAAGTTCGTCTAGTAGTTTATCAAACATTAAGATTTCTCTCCTTTAAATTTCAAAGTTCTAATGTGATGAAAATACTTGACCATTTGATTTCTGTTTAACTCCAAACTCTCCACCAGACGAGATAAAACCGCAAGATTTCTTCTTTCATTTAATTTAAATTTTTTAATAACAAATATAGAACGACTTAAATGCCGTTCCAAGTCCATAGGTAACATTACACCCTCCATATCAACCATGTCTAGATCCTCATTCATGCGATTTCTAGAATCTCCACTTTTGGTCATGCTATCATGTTTCATCATTAACGTAATCCATTGTTTACCAATAGGATTGCGAATTGGTTTTCCGATAAATTTTGCAGTTGCTTTTAATATAAAAGGAGCAAGATTAAGTTTTCCTGGTTTTGTTTTGCTTCTTAAATCTTCTGAGTTATCAATAATCGTAAAATTCTGCTTGAATGAACTTTGGAATTTCCCCATATTCTTTTGAACATCTTTCCATATAACATCCACAATTTTACGTGGAAGTTTTCTTGCACGAAACGCATTTCTTTGTTGTGCAACTTCAAGTGTTGTATTAACAAATACCATATAACAATCATATCCAAGTTTTTCCAACTCTTTCTTTTGTTTTGATATCTTAGCATAATCATCACCAGTTCCATCAACAATAACACCCAATCTACCGTTCTTGTAATTCTCGTATTGTTTAAGCATAATGTTCTTGGCACGTGAACGAATTGAATTTGGATCATCACTTGTTATTTGTTGAAACACATCATCGTCTAAAGAACCTAAATCTAAACTATGTCCTGCTTTTTTCAATAAATGCTCAAATGAACTATCACTATTTACTATTTTTAATCCAGTTGAAGTTAATGACTTTACTTCGGGTGTTGTATTAAAAACGGTATCTACAACTGCTGATTTACCTGCACCAGGACCACCTGCCAAAAATACTGCTTTTAAAATACCAGGATCATATACACCCTCAACGAGTGTAAAATATCCTTTGCGAAGACCAGCCTTGATAAGACTTTCTTCTTGGACTTCTTGATTTTCTTCGGAATTGCTCATAAATACACGTCAGGTACATAATAAATATATATCTAAATATGTTTTATGCTCCGTAATTTATCTTACTAAAAGAACCCTCTTTTTGAATTTCAATAATTTCGTCCACCATATCTCTCATTACGTCCAAATGACTAATAACCATTACGAACTCAAACTGCCCCTTTAAATAGGTGAACAGGTTAAATACACTACTTATGTTGTCTCCGTCCAACGAACCCCACCCTTCGTCAATAACAAGGAAATTAGAACGTGGTAAACTACTTACGTTGATAAGTGCTACCCGCATTGCGATACTGCTGATGAATCGTTCCATTCCACTGCACATTTCTAATGGCCAATGACGATCTTCATATGTAATCTTTGAATAGATGTGTTTTCCGTCCATTTCAAGTTGCATACCAAAATCAACAATTTGAGAAAGAATATTATTAACTTCACTTTCTATACTTGGAATTGTTTTGGAAATAAGTTCATATGAAATACCATCTCGTTTTACTGCATCTAAATAAAGTTCATATCCACGTTTTTTTCGTTCATATCCCTTTGCCTCTTCAATTGATGCAACAATATCTTCGTGTTCCTTTTCAACAATTTTTACTTCTCCGAATAAAGTTTGTAGTTTTTCAGTTTCAATATTTGCTAAATTATTTATGCTGATTAACTTGTTCTGAATTGCATCCACCTCCAATTGTAGTTTTTTATTGAACTCTATAATATCCTTACATTCGTAGTATGCTTCAATATTTTTATCATTTAATACCACATCTTTATCCAACGACTCTATCATACTTGACAACGCAAGAACTTTAGAATCTGCTTCATTAACTTCGTAAGTAAGTTGAGTTGTGGTGGATTTTAACTCACCCAGTTTTTCATAATTAGATTCAATATCTTTATATTCATCTAGTATCGTCAACAATTCATTTTTTTGTGTTACCAGATCATCAGCAGCTGCTTTATCTTTATCAAGTTCTTCTTTTGTTTGTGAAGCACTTTCTATAAGATTTTTGGAATTGTTTACACAAAACTTACACTTAGGATCATATGCGTGACTATCATAGTGTTTGAGTTTGTCTAATTTAGCATTTACAGATGTACGAAGAACTGCTAAGTCTTTTTCAACTGTTGTTATTTCTTCACGGATTGCTAGAACTTTAACATACTTTTCTTCTGTACCATCCAATTTAACTAACTCGGTTGATTTATTTTTTCGGTTCGTTGCTAATTGTGCCTTTCTCTCGGATTCTGCGTCTCGGTTTTCTTTGGCCACAACCAAACGTTCTTGTAGATTCTTTTTAGTAAACTCAAGTTTGTCTATGTCCACCGATGATTCGTCAAAAGAACAATTCTTAAATTGAGAGTTTTTATCTGCCAATTGTTTGTTGGATCGTTTTTGCTCAAGTAGTGCCATGTTAGTTTTACTATCTTGTTCAGAATATCGTTTCTTAACATCATCAAGATTTTCTTGGGTTTCAGATAAAGTTTTATCAAAATCGTCACGATTAAATCGTTTTAATAAGGCATTAATTTCTTTGATGTCCTCGGATGCAGTTGTATGTAATTGATCAAAGGTATCGATACCCATAAACTGAGCAAGTAAATCTTTTCGTTCACTTTGACTTTTATCTATAAAAATAGCATTATTGTTTTGCAAACTAAGTGCAGTTAAAACAAAATCATCATATGAACCTACATGGTCACGAATAGCTGCGTTGGTTCCTGCTCGTTGTTCTCCGTTTAATGATAGTTGTTGACCATCTTCATCTAACTTCCAAAAGTCAACTACAACGGTTACATCACCATTCTTTTTGGTAGTTGCAGTTCGGTCTATGAAATAGTTTACTCCTGATATTTCAAAGTTTAATTTACAATAAAAAGATTCTGTTTGTGTATTCAATACATGAGCTGCTTTGAATGCTCTATCACATTTATCAAACAGACAAAAACTCAATGCACTCATTACACTACTTTTTCCACTTGCATTTGATGCAAACAACCCCATAACACTTTTCATATTAGAAAAGTCAACAACGTTACCATCTCCGTAACTGAACATATTTCCAAACTCAAATTTCTTTGGTTTCCAAATACAATTTCTAAGTGTCTCCTTTATTACAAGTTTTTCGTTTACTTCTTTGTTGATATCAAGTGCAGTTTTTATTTGCTCATCATCCACGACAAAGTTACGCCGTAGATAATCTTCAATTAGATTATTCTGAACCTGAACTAACGATATATCACCGAAATCAAATTTGTTGTCTCTATCGAATTTCTTTGCTTCTGATATTGCATCACATCGGGTAACATTCAAATCACTTATACTTGTACGTCTACGAATGTCTGCAATTATTTCTTTTGTTTCGGTTGCAGTTGTATTATAAACTTTTACACGAAGTCTTGCTTTGTTGGGGAGTTTATCTAAATCACTAACGCATTTTCCGTCACGGACTTCGATTGTGTAATAACCATAGTCGTTGTGAACATCATGGTGTGTGTGCTTCCGACTGGGGATGTCCCACAAAACATAACCATGGCCATGTGGTTTTTCACCGTGATTTTGTTGAATCATGCTTCCCGAATAAACCACGACAGGTTTATTTGCGTTGTGCCGTTTTACTTTTACGTATACTTCTTTAGTTTCCATTAAAAATGATTTTTTCTATTTGATTACCCACCTCACCGTCTGTCAAAAACGGACTCAAGTGAACATGATTTCCGGTTGGAAAATATGAATTAGGACCCAAAAAGGGTTTTCTTGTTTCTAAGTTGCTTAAATCTCCACCCGACTGTTGCCAATGTATTCCTTTTGGTCCAAACAGTTGATGGATATAGTCGGTTGTAATAATGGTGGGTGTTCCAAGAGCAGATGAGATGTTTGTCAAACAACCCTCTGTTCCAATTACATAATCACAATTTTTCATTAAACTTGCAGTAAACGAGAATTTACTTGTTGAATTTAAACAAGGATAGTTTTTTGATATAGTTTCTTCCAAACCAAGTGCAAACAACATTATTTTAGGAGATGATTCTAGGCAATTGATAATATCAAAAATTTGTCTGCTTCCATTTCCATATCCAGTTCCATCTTCTCCACCAACTGCACTATCATATTCTTGTTCGGTAAATAAAAAACTTTTGCGTTCCCAGTCCATTTGATATCCGACTTTTATTAAATCTGAATTCCACTCTTTAAGTTCAGTTAACTCCTCCATACTCCGTTTAATTGAATAATCAAGGTGTTTGTTTGTATAAACTTCAAAGGTATCGTCAAAGTTTTTTATATTACACATTCGTTGAAATTGAGAAACTGCTGATTCATACGGGTTTAACACAGATACATCCTCACCCATCAGTTGATAAACTACATCATAATCTGTTTCACAACTTTCACGATAGTAAACTCTATCAATGTATGGGTTGTTCATCAGCAACTCAATTGGTTGCAAAAATGTAACATCATAGTGAATTGTAGATTCGGAATTTTGTTCTTTGAGTTTTTTTGCTACACTACTTGCAAACAATGTATCACCGATGTGGATGTTTCTGCATTTTATGAGTATTTTAGTCATCACTTAAACACCAACCTTTTAATTTGTATTCATCTACTTTATGTTCTGGTATAAATCTATGTTCCGATTGATATTCTTGTAACACCTGATATTTGTGTATATCTCCTAACATAACGATGTCATATCCGTTGAACATAGGTAACTCAATGTCACCCCCCATAACTACATATCCTATGTCAGTCATGCTTCGTTTTACTGCACCATGATAAACTCCTATTTTAGTTTTAATGTCGGGATCTGTTATGTCTAGACCTGCTACATAATTTTCCGGATCATCTAAAATACTAAACACACCAACTGCAACATCTCCGATTTTATAAACCCCACTATTTTTTAAGTAGAACAAATTATCATCATCCATCATATCCATTATAGGAGACAACACATCTAACCGATCAGGATTATTTAAATTACAATCGTGGTTTCCTGCAATTACGAGAGTTGGGTGTAATTTTGAACATCTACGTAAAAATGAGGATATTTGCTTTATCAACTCTGGACTCATTTCAGTTTTGGCATGAGCAATGTCCCCACCAATGAAAATAAGTGCATTATCAAGATTATCTTTTTTAACCTGTTCGTAAAAGTTTTCAAACACCTGTGAATATTCGGTGTGTCGTTTTATATTTCGTATGTGAATGTCTGCTAAATGATATATTTTTTCAACATTTTTTATATCCGATTTTAATTCATGCATAATTTTTGCTTCATCAATTCACCAAAATCAAGAAGAGTTGCACTCTTGATTCTTTGAATAATTTTATTAAACCCAATGTCCGCTGCATCTTCGTTTCCCATTTTAATCAACTTAACTCTAATATTATCGTTCATCAACGACTCGGACATTGCCAATGCGTTTTTATACGCATCGTTATCCAATACAATGCTAACTTCAGTTACCCCGTGTTCTATCAGTCGCATTTTCAATTTACTTGGTATGTTTTTTCCCAACAGTGCAATTGCATTTCTACGAATGGCCATTGCATCAAACACACCTTCACAAAAAACAAGTGGTTCAGAAAAATCTATTTGATTTTCAAACACAACCACATCTTTACTAACTGGTGGGTTTTTGTATTTTAAATACGCATTGCCGGTAAAATCTCTAGCAAGAAAATAATTCAACTTATTATCTGCGTCATACGAGGGAACTATTATTCTTCCTGCATAATCTCCGTTTGCACAATATCCCATGTCGTATCGTTCTATATCATATGAACCGATGTTTCTTTTTTTAAGATATGCCAAGGCCTGCTTATATGCAAATTCGGTATGTGTTTCGGTTAGTTTTTTAAACTCATATGGCAACGATACAAATTGTTCTTCTGCATTTTCTGGTTTTATGTTCTTGGGAAGTTTTACAATTTTAGAAAGTTCTGTGAAATAGTTACCAGGAACTTGCAGACGTTTAAATAATGAATAAATACTTCGTCCTTTGGCATTTGTATCAATCCAACTTTGCCACCGTTGAGTTGTTAGGTTTACTGCCAGTTTTGGTTTTCTGTGATGAGAAAACGGACACACAAACATTACCTCGTCCTTAGAGACGACTTTGCCACTTCCCAATATTTTTTGTAAAAGATTAAGAAGTTTTTGTTCAGAAACCCCCACTACTTTAACGAATACCAATAGTGCAACGATGCCACCACGGCATCAAGCATATCATAGTTTTTTTTATCATAATTCTGCCTACTATTATAGAAGGTAAATTCAGATAAATCAAGCATATTATCTAAGTTGTTCTTTACGAATATTTTACTATCCAATCCTTTTTCTCTGCTTTTACCAAACACAGATTTACGCATAGTAGACACATTTACGTGTTGTACCTCAAGATTATACATCTCTTCTACCACATAACTTATTATGGCATTGCACTTGGCAAGTTTGACTATAGTCTGTTGACTTGTCCGACCCCCACCAAACCCACTCAATGAATCTTCTACAATTACATCAGAAGGTTGCAGTTGAATCTGTTTCAATTCGTCTGCAACCTTATGTGCCTTGCTTCTTATGGATATTTCTTTATGAACGGCTATAAAACCTGCTTGGTTTATTTTGTTCTTAGAAGAGGAAAAGCAATAACCTATAGTGGTTGAGCTTATATCAAGTCCAAGGGAGATATTATTATTTGACATACACTAATGTACACCAAATATTAAAAAAAAGCAATATTAATTTATCTGGAGTTGGAGTTACCAACACCTGAACGAGAACGGCCGGCAGTATCACCACCGTCTTGTTGTCGTTGGGTTCCTGTGAAACCTGATATATAACTAGAATATTTGTCTTTTGATGAATCAATCTTACCATCACGATAAAAACTGGCATCAGCTGCATCACCTGGTTTTCCGTGACCATAATCAGATACTTTGTTACCGGCACTCTTTTTGGTAGTGAAACCTTTAATTTTTACCGAACCAGTCGCATTAGCATTTGATACCAAACTACCTGTGTCACCTCCACCAAATGGATTTGTAGTAGTTTTACTACCATATCCGAAAAAGTTTGCTCCTTCTCCTTCTGCGCCTTTTGTTTGATCATCAATACCAGGTGCACCTTTTCCTGATGGACTTGGTGCTGATTGACGATACATTGTATCATAATCAAGTAGTCGTTTTTCTAAAGAAAGTTTGTTTGATGCTCTATCTTCTTGAGTCTTAAAGTCTCTGAATCCGGTTGGTGGTGGTGTTGTAATCATAGTTAAATCTCCAATTTAAGGTTTGTATGTTAATAAATATTAAAAAAAAAGTTTAAGAGTCGTATTTTATCAAAAAATTTATGGGATAGTTAGGAACAACTTTGACAGCTGAACCAAGTTTTGCAGTCATAACTAAGTCTGGTCCGTCGTATAATCCAATTGTGGTGACATAGGGAGCAAGATAACTACCTCGTTTGTCATCTCGGTCCTTTTCGTCATATTCAAGAAATTCATTCATTATACGTCGGCCTCTGTCTTTTCCTGTTTTAGTATCAAGATATTGAATTATTTCATATGGTTTTGCACGGGTTATAGACATATCTAGTGGGTTTATTAGACCATCAACCAATGCACTACCCTTTCTGCCCACAAAATATCGTGCAAGTAATTTTGCATCGTTTGAAGAAACCACACCATCCCCATCAACATCGAGACCATCTGCACCCATATTAAACAGTCTATCTATGTTTTCAAGAATTTGAAGTTCTTCGGTAGAATTTAAAGTATTGTCTTTTGTTATATTCAAAAGTGTGTTCATTAATATAACATCTTCAGATTCACTCAACAATACATCTTCATTGGGCCAGTGAGAGTCCTGCTCCAATACAAAACTATTTGAAACTTCGTCCGTTTCATCTTTTTCGATTACGACTTTTCGGAATGTACCCATTATATATCGGTAAATGTAAGATACATCTATGATATCAAAACTTTGACTACCCGTTACATCAAATGGCACATCTGAATAAGTAACTGATGTTGGATTTGTGCTTACATTGAACTCGTTGGGATTAACCTTACATATTATTTCATTTTCAAATATAGAATTTACACCATCATAGGTAACCTCAAATCCTCGGTTGCCTCCTTTGGTAAGCATCTGTTTGAAATAATTTCCAAGTTCGGTGATAACTGCAATTCCGTTTTTATAGAATATATTTCCGACGTGGATTCTTACGTTATCACGAATAGTACGAATGTCATAACTGATGATACTTCCTTCAACAAATATATCTTGTTTTTCTAAACTTCCCCATGCAATATCACCTGCCGAGGTAAACACATGAGAACATCCATCAAATGAAACAAATGTTTCTGCATCAAATCCACCAATTTGATCAATTGGCCAGTCACCCACGACAGGTTCTCCCACATATATAAATTCAGAACTAAGTGCTACAGATGTTCCATAACTACCCATAACATTGTTTCTCTGTTTTATAGTTTTGATGTTTTTAATTTTAGTTATTTCATCAGCACCACTTATCTTGCAATAGGTTGCAGTTCCTTGGATGCTGTTTCTGTGTATGTAATATATAAACTCAATTTCTTCGTCCGGATTAAAGTCGTGACCAATAATTTTTAAATGAAATATTATATTGCGACCATCGTATTCAGTTTTGTCACGATAAATACCACGGGTAAAAGAACCATACTTACCGTCTACTCTACTTGGTTCTTTTGATAAAAAGGAAGCCTTAACCTCAAAATCATCAATTGAGTCAATAGATAATGCATCAATAGAAGCAACATCAATTATCATTTTTAAATCAACGTAACCATCACCAATAAATTCATGTTCAAATTTAGTAAACAAAGATTGACCAACTATAAAGGTAGTTTCTTCATTATTGTCAACACCGTATGAAAAGTCAGGTATAACAAAACTTGCTCCGTTATCAATTATAGATATTTTAGTTTGCTCGATGCAAGGTGATCCTATCAGTATATCCTTTCCTAACAAAGATAAACTACACCCAAACCCACTTGAATAACGTCGTTCATCGTCATCATCTTCATATATTTTTTTAATAAACTCAACCGAAGTATCTTCTATTTTATAGAAATATACAGCACCTGCGTTGAATGTCTTTTTAAATACTGAATTGAAATCCGAATCGGAATATTCTCGGTCTCGGTCATCTCCTATGAATAAGTGACTACCATTTGTGTCTAGTGATATTCCAAAATTTCTAGAGTTAGTTTCGTTATATGAAAATGGATATTTAACCTGAGTTGGTCGTAATGCAGGAGTTACAAGTGTGGGATTGATGGAGAACTTTAACGCAGTTGGGTTTCCCACCAACATATCACCGTCATACCTTCCTATGTATAGCACATGATCACCGTAAGGTAAATCTTTTAAAGTTAACTCATCGGTTTCATTTACAGTACCTCCGTGCATAATCTTAGTTTGATATATGTCCTCACCTTGGCCGAAGACTTTATTTAAGTTCCAAACAAAACCAACACTAGAAGTATTTGCTGGTTTATTGACAACACGAAGTGTTATAGAACTTCTGTTTAGTTGATACACCACATTTTCAATTCCATCCCCCAATGATAGTTGATTTCTATCATAATTGTAAATTTTGTCGTGATTAATTTTTTGAGTATGTTCCCACATTTCACATCCAGATGTTTCACTAACTCGTTTCTTGAATACATAAACATCTTGAGTTCTTGTATCAGGTGTAGACGAAACCAACAAATTTCCTTTCAGTTTAACCTTTTGACCAAGCATATTACTTCCAGGAAGACGGACAATAGTAACGAGTTTCCAAGTTACATCACCCTCTGAATATTTTGGACTATAACGACCCTTTTCAAATTCGTGATATGTTGACACAGGTAGTTTTGTGTCGTATCCATGAGATGAAACTGATTCATTGTCAAATGTAACAATTTCTTGTTCTTCACAAATATCTTCATCATTAGAAAAGTAAGTCAGTGGATATTCATCGGGTGTGGCAGATTCAACTTTCCATCTGTGTATCGTTTTGTTCAACTCTTCTAGTTTGTCGCAAACAGGAAACCCAAGAAAATTATCAGAACGTTCATTGAAACAAAAATCATCATGTGAGTCTGATATTCTGTACCAAGGGGTTGTTTTATCACGAACTGTCTTTTCAAAAATATATATTGCTCCTTCGCAGTGGTACATACCAGGAGCACCAATTGCCATTAAATTTCCACTAACGGATATAGATGCACCGAATTCTGATGCAGGAGTTCCCTCTAAAATGTTTACAAGGCCCCAATGCTCTGTTCCTCCCTTGTTTATATCGTATATGAATACATGACCTTGCCTTGACTCGTTGCAAGCAGATGTTATGTGGGAACGAGAACTGCCAATTGCACACGTTCCATTTTGTAATTCAACCGCATCTCCAAAGTTATCGTTCATTGAGTAATCTTCAGATGCTACCAAATTTCCAAGCTCGGTGACTAAAAATCCATCAGAGTTTTGTTTAGATTCATACAACAGACCTTCTTGAGTAAATGGACACTTAAACTTTCTAATCAACCTAAATTGTTTTTGTGTTACATCGTACTTGAATAAAGATGCGTTTCCTGCCAAAAAGTCAGACGGTGAATCTTGATCCATTGGACTTCCCGATAATACATAATCACCTTCAGCTGATATATTTTTTCCGAACGACAACATACTTGAATCGAATGTTGTTGATTTATCAGGATTTTCAATTTTATCGGAATTAGAATGAGATATCTCTGTTATTTCATTGAACGAAGAGTTACTAACGACTAGGTTTGTACAACCATCATCAACAATTTCAATAGTTCCGTATGGGGAACTATAATCGGTAATCTTAAAGTTGTTGGGTTTTATTTTTTCACCAAACTGAGATTTAGCAAATTCAATTACCAATACATTATCAGTTAATCGTCTGGTTTCGTATCGGTCTGAACTATCTCTTAGTACATCACCTGTGTCACCTGTTGTTTTGTAGTGTCCTGTTTCCGAACCAAAAACCATCAACGGGTTTTTAATTTCATCTTCGTTATCATATATTCCATATTTGTTATAGAATAAATGCTTAACCGAAGAATAAACTGTTCTGTAGTAAGACCCGTCTGTGTTTTTTAGTTCGGTTGTTGGATTATGAAACTCATGTGAATCTGGATAAAATCTATCTTGCATATTCTTACCAAATTTTACTTTTACTTTTGTGGTATTTGATGCTTGCTCAAGCGCAATCGATTGATTTGTGTTTATACTCAGTGCGATTTTAGTTCCGTCTGTTTGTGTTTGCTCAAGCATTAAATCAGACATGGAGTCAATTGTGGAGTACCTCCATGATTTAACTGATTTAAATTTTCTGACGGTTTTATCTGATACACGTAAACTCTTTATCATAAAATATAAATATATTTTTTGTTAAAAATACTTAGAAATCTAATTTTACTTTAATGAGAGTCTCACTATCAAAACTTTTTAGAACAGGAACACTCAACTTTGCAACTGCCAATAATTCATTATTTTCATTATACAAACCAATTGTAGTGATATATGATTTTGGGTCATTTGAAAACGAATCAAACCTTAATCTACCTGTATAGTATTCTAGTGGCATTCCTGTTGATGTTGCCAATGATCGTGCTTCTGCATTTTGAATTATATAACTTGGATTGTTGCTAAAATTAAAATCTGTGTTTCTAACTCGGATGAAATAATGCTTTGAAGGAATCAACTCACTACTTCTTGATTTAAAATCCCCTCCACTTTTTAGCATATAAAACAATTTTAAAAAGTTTTGGTGATTTCGTTCGATACCCATCTTGAGATCATCTGAAACCGTTATATCGTTTGTATCAGGATTTATGTTTCCTGGCCATGCGATTGCTCTGCCTACGTTGTTTTCTCTGGCAGGGAATATATTTGTTTTATTGGTTGCGTACCATTCATCATACCAAGTTTCAATTTTTGTACCAAACTCACACGCAAGAGCATATGGATTCAAAAGAAGTAAGCCAAGATCAGGATACAACAAACCAAATCCTTCACCAGAACCCTCACCTGTTCCAACTGCATACTTATCTATTGTCTGTGGGGCTCCATCTGCAAGAGTTCCTTTAATTATGTTAAATGATTTTCCTACCTTTTTCTCACCCGTTGCAGATAGAACTTCAGTTTCAAATCTAGAATCATCTCTAAATGTCTGTGAAAATGTTTGCTCTATGAAAGTTCGGTTGTTGTCTATGTCGTATTCAAATCGTGCAGTTAAACTCAAAGTGAACTCTAAATTTCCTTCGTCAAGTCTATCTTTTAATGCAGCTGCTGAAAAGTTAATAACAAAAAAGGAATCTCTATCTTTACCCGACATAGCAGAGTTGTCAGATGTAAATGTAAACGAATCATCACCAGGACCTAATAATATATTTCTGTACTGATTGTATATTGCCTGCGTAACTGCCGATGAACGACTTCCTATTCTACTTCCTTGTCCAGTTTTATGACCATATGAAACCGAAAATTGAACTTGTGCATTTTCATTTTCTATTTCACCTATCTTGGTTTGTTCGTCATAAACATTGGCATAATAATCACCATAACTAACATCTGTCCAATGACCATGTTGGTAATTTTGCGTAGCAGTAATTTGTGGAGAATACCCATTTAATGTGAACGCATCTTCATACGAGTCATAATTTGTTCCCTGTGCAAATATTTCAAGTTCATCTGCGTCAAGGGTAGTTAAATCTATGTCTGTTTGATTTGACTCGGTTCCTGCACCCGATTGAATATACTTTGCCATGCTGGTAGTAACTTCATCTTCATCAATGTGCATACTTTTTAATTGAAATCCTTCGTTGAAAGTTCCGGTGGAAATTCGTAACGAACGACCAAAAACTTTATCGGAATCTTCTATTTGTTTGTAAATCATTTTAGTAATTGGAACTAGCTGGTGATCCTGAGTCTAAACTCAATGAATCGGAAAGTCCACTTTCTGCCAAGTTGTCGGTGAACACTCTCACCGGGATTGTAACCGAACCACCACTTTCATTACCGATGATGGTTAGTGTTGCAGTTCTATCTTTGTCAATAGTTGAATTAGGACGAAATGTAAATGTAAGACCCACCACGGTTTGTGCTTGATCACTTGAAGTATCTCCCAAAAATAAAGCAGAGGAAGAAGCTGCAGTTCCGTCTACTCCGGATCCTGTTATTGATCCCACTCGTTTATCTGATAAAACAGCCGTGTATCCAAGTGTTGTATTATATACCGGATCAGTAGTTGGTGATATACTCACCACTCCATTGTAGTTTTTATCTAATGTTATACTCTGTTGACCCAACTTAATCAACGGAATATATTGAGTTCCGGCCGGAAGGGTTACCAACTTATACTTAAGTGCCTGCGTTTCATCTGCCAATGGTTCAAATATTGGCATATTTCTTATAGCTGCATCGTAATACTGAGAACCACCTGGATGCTCGGGATCGTATAACTTGTAATCAATTTCATCGTCTGCCAGTGCAAAACTTGTTATATTCAAACCGGAGTCTGATGCAAGTAATTCTCTGCCTCGTTTGGTCAAAGTTGCCTCGACCGTAATAGTTTCATTATTTAAATAACCCATAACAATATATATATCTAGATTTCCTTTTTAATAAATATTTATATATTAGGTTTTTATTCTTTAATAAACCCACAAATTACAGTTTCCTGAGTTCTCCTGTGAACGACATGAACTTATTATCTGCATAAACCCGTGTTTTATCATTAGGACCACCTGCGATAGGATGTTTCTGTAACATTAAAGCTTCTTGTGTTTGTCCTGCAAGGACATCTTTTTTAAACATCCCACTTTTAATTTTTTTAGCAGTGTTTTCTTCATACAAAGCAGCTGCTTCATTGTATTCTTCTGGTTGCATATAAAAAAATGGTATATTATCTGCCGTTGGTTTGGGAGTAACTATCGGTGTTTCTACAACAGGACTTCGTGGATTTGTGCGACTTGTGTAATATAAATAAGAGAAATCGGAGGTTGCTTCTTGATCTATATCAACATTTCCATAATCAAGTGTAGTAGAAAAACACATCAATCCATCTGCATATCCATTAAATCTTCCGAGTTCTATTTTAGAAAATGAAACACTATCACGAACAACCCCCTCATCAAAAGATGCTTTGTATATGTTATCTATAAAAAGACGAGCCCGTCCTGACGAATAAATCATAATTGCTATGTGCGTCCACTTCTTTTTTGGTATAGTCAACTCACCGAACGGATTGTCTTCTTGTGACCACACACTATCTCCTTCTGAATTTTGCTCTTGTGAGTTTTTCCATGTATATCCAATTATACCAGATTCTTCATCGTTTCCCACTCCGGCATTTGCGTTTATCAACAAACCACACCGGTTGGTATTATCTCCATTTGTTATCACCCCACAACTTTCTTCAGATTCACCGGTTAAATAAATCCAACATGATAGTGTTAAATTGTTTGTATTAAATAACTCAGAGTTATCTGAGTTTTTGATTTCCATACGTTCAGTTGGTGGTGTGTCGTTGGTTTGATCACTTAGATTTTTTAAAATGGCAAAATTCGTATCTGCGTCATCTGCTTTTGAACTCGCTACATCACCATACAATGTGGCATCGGTAACCTTTTCTGTTATATCTTTTATTTTATATAATTTAGTCATCGGTTGGGGTTGGTGAGTGTGTTTCTGTGGTAGATGGACTTGGGGAGGGTGACGGTGTGGGTGTTTCTGTGGCAGATGGAGATGGGGTGGGTGTTTCTAAATTTCCAACAAACTCCGAATCTTCGTTGTTGAATGAATAATAAAATTCCAAGTTATCCAACACATCGTGTGGTAAATCATATACACCATTGCGTACTATAACGGGTTCTTGTGTCGGTAGTTTAGTTACTGGAGTTTCATCCGTAAACCAAAAAGAATCAGGTGCACCAGAGTCATATCCTGTCCGTGGGAGTACACTTCTTGTTCGTACAACCGGTGACGTAAAATCAAGCACACCACCGTCAAGGTTGACAGTTGAATTCACAGTATTTACCGAGTTTCGTTTAGTTCTTTTTCTTTTGTATGATATATGTTCCTTTGATCGTCCACGTACAACTAAATCATTATTTACTTTTACTTTAGTAACATCCGTGAGTGAATATTGTTTATCAATTGTATAATTTAAATTTTCGGAAAAACTTATTACTATATCTCGGTCAGATTCATCTCCATCATCTTCAAACAATTCACAAAAACTAACTTGTTGATCAACTTTTTTTAGATTTTTAATGACAGTAATTGGTTCACGTGTAGTTTTTACGACAACATCCAATTCATATTCTAATTCGTTTACATAATATTTTTCAAACTCAGGATCAATCGCAAGAAATCCTGCATCTAAATCATCATTACTTGGGTTATTTTTAATTAACAAGTTAAATGACTGATGTGTAACTTTGTCAAGACGAGAGTACGAGTTTTTAAGATCAACATCAAAGTTAAACGACTTCACATTGCCAAGAGACTTTATTTTTAAAGTTATGGGAGTTTTGTCTGTAGAGTTGTAATCGTAATTTCCTTTAGTTTCAAATTCGATGTCCAGCAATTTAGGATAATCTCCGTACATCATCTCGGGTCTGTAATTAACTGACAATGGTATTTCTGATATAATTTGATTTTTTGACGAACTCATAATCGGAAGTATTTCAAGAATGTTTGATTCTATCTGTCGGACACCGTCATATGTTAATTTATATGATAACGATGATAAATCGTATTCGTCCAGTGCTAATATATTACGAGCACTATCAACATTCAAATTAATTTTCATGTTAACAACGATTGCATTTTTTTCTGTTAGATCAATGATATCAGTCTTTTTATAGTACACACCAAATTCTTCATCAAATTGTCTGTCTCCTTCTTTATGATTTTTTTCATCTGCCCACCGAACGTCTGCTTTATATTTTACATTTCTGTCTGACATGGTATCACTTATACACCAATATTCGTTTTCTGAAATTTCTTCTTTGTTGTAAAATATGAACCACTCGTTTTCATTTTCATAAACCGGTCTTCCATTTTTTATGTAATTTGTTTTTGTGAACTTAGGATGCAACTTGGTGTTATCTGAGTTTATGCATATTTTAATTTCTGAATATTCATTTTTTTCATAATAAATAAAACTATGTTGTCCTTCATCTGATATATACATTCCATACTTAGGGTGTTGATGTTGTGTGCCGATAGAGGAAATGTCAGAGTTGTTACTAGACACATAAGATGAAAAATCTCCTCCAGTTCCTACCATAGAAGCTTCAATCACCCACCCAGCTTCGGTTTTCTTGAATCTGGAGTTTCCGTCGACTTGATCATAGCACAATAAACTATCACAATAAACCGAATCGGCATTTGTATAGTCTCCTTGGAATTTTAGCACATCAGGAGGACATGATAGTTGGTTGCATTCAATGTTAGCATCAACACTACCCACATAAGTTGTTATATAACTCTGCCTACCTGCGTATGATGTGTATATATCATCAGGAGTTATCTCAATGTTAAAATCAGGTGTGGTTATATCTTCACACACGGAACAGGCAGATTCGTTTCTATTGTACCCCCATTTAATTTGTGTGTCGGGGTTTTTTAGTTTTACTGAATCCTCAAATGCACCTGCAAGCATATCATTCCGACTTCGGTTTGTATTTATATTCGGATTCATGTCATATCCAACTCTAAAATTAAAGTCATCACTTGTACAACTACCCGCAGATGATACGAATACCAGTCGTTTTTTATTTAGCAAGTCATCGGTTCGTGTGTTAATTGGTTGAGAATCTTGTGCAATCAACCAAACATAACCCATGTTGGAACTTTCATCCATGTATTTATCTCGACGAATCAAAAATCCGTTTTTATTTCTATACACAGGAAATCCACTAGATTCAACTGAGGTTGGGTAGTATTCACCCTCTGTCATAAGAAAATCCGTGGTTCTAACATCAGAACCAATTACCCTAACCACGGGAGTAGTTCTGTCAAACTCTTGTATATAATCTACCTCAAGTTGAACATCTACATCTTTACTCGGTTTTATTTTTTCATATAATCCTCTGGCAGGTAGTTTACTTTCAACACTGCTTATACTTAATACCCATGATAAAGTTTGATCTTTAACTCCGAGAGTATTTTTACCGTGCTTTTCTGCAAATTCAAATGCAGATTTATTTGGAATTACAACAAACGAGGTATCAATCGAATTTGAACTTCTTTGTTTAATTTGTTGTTGTACATAATCCTGGTCGTTACACAACTCTTTGGTATACGAAACGGTTGCCTCATATTTGATATCAGTTGCAGGTTTTCCTGAACCATAGTCTGTGCTAAACACCGTTGCGTTCATTTGCGTACTCGAATTAGACACAACTTCTGAATTAAACTCACTTGGAATAAATCCATACATCCACAATGATATTGTCTGATTTGTTAGTTCGGTTTGTATTAACGAGGGAAATTCCACAGGATTTACTTTAACCAAGACCCATGCTCCGTTTAAATTTTCTTTGTTGCACTTTGGAGTATCGGTGGTCCAAAATACCAACCAAGTTCCGTTTTCATTTAAATAAGTGTACTTTCCGTTTATCCGATGACTTTGAGCATATGTTCCATTTGCAGATTTCCAACGACCATTGTAACCTGCAAGAGAGAAACCCGCATACTCTGACTTGGGCATTATCAGAAAATATGTTGACGGACTCTCGGTTGTGTAATATGCGTGATATTTAATTGGTTCTATGATTGCTTCATATCTCAGAAATTTTTCTTTTATGTCATAAGTTATGTGGCAATCAAGTGTCTCTTTTGTAAAAATGACGGCCTCTGAATCATCAGATTCACCGGGAGTAAGTTCACGATTTAGTTGCAATGAATATTTCGTTTTCTTCTTTCCGTACACATCAAGTCGTATTGAATCACCGACCTTGATGTTATTATGAATTTTATAGTGTCGGTTGTGAATTATTTTAATTCTGTCATATGTTACTCCCTCATCCTGTTCTGTGTATATGTAATTGTCTATGCGACTATACAGGTCCTGTGCATTGAGTGTGTTTGTTTCTCCTCGGTGGGTTGTTTCTTTGGCATCACTTACATAGTCAAGAGAATGAAATCCGATATCAGATGATTCTTGGTCATTTAAGTTTGCAACAAAATAAACTCTGTGTGATGCACTTATATCAAGTGAAAACAAAGAACTACGAGTTGTTCTGAATTCTTGTTTTGTTTCTTCTTGTGTCATAACAAACACATAGTCTGACTTATTGTATATATCGTCAAGATCACTCCACATCTCAGAATCCCAAAAGTTTTCTTTTTCAGAAATTGAATCACCATACTGATCATACTTTATACTATAAAATGAGTTTTCTGTTAACTCTCTGCCACGTGAGTAAATCACAGGTTCTACCTTATACGAATCAGTTTCCATTTTATAATAGAAATTTAAGCCAAGATTTATAGTATAGGTTTCGTTTTTAATTACTTGTGTTTTAAATTTTCTGACATACGAGATGTTCTGCTGAGTGCTCGGTTTGGCCATATCAGATGTATATGCCAAAATCTTTATGTTCCTGATGTGATTTGTTTTTAGTTTTGTTTTTAGTTTTAGTTGAACATTGTGATACAGTGCAGGTATTATGTCATCTTGAGTTTCTTGATAAAAACAATTTGTATATGTTCCGAGGGTTTTTCTTGTTCGTATTCCATTTTCGTAAAAAACTTTATTTGTTGAATTTCGTTCAATGTTTACTTTTTTCTTTATTTCAACCGATTCGTTTATTATATCATATTTAATCCGAGATGGAACAGGTACCAGTTTTATGTTTTTAAAACTCTGTGTTGTTTGATTCAGTTTAGTTGAATCAAAAATATCTAAATTTAAATTAGTATAACGCAGATCATCTTCAACTACATCGTTGACCGGACCGTACATTTTTTTGTTTGAAAAATAACAACCACCGAATCTTTCTGCATTTACATATCCGTTTTTAACCACAAACTCAGAACGTGTTTCTTTAGAACCAACAAATCCGTGTGCAAGTGTTCCGGTGAAGTGTCCTTCCAATTTTAGTGTTTTCTTTGATCCTCTAAATAAATAACTGCCATGTTTATGAGAGATAACGGTACCGTCGTCTGTTACTTCATTATATTTTCCGTTAAAACTTCCTGTCACCTCACACTCTAATACACCAAGAACTTCCCCTGATATATTAATGAATTTGTCATTTAGGATTTCTACCACCGAGGATGTTTTGTATTCTCGGTTTCGTGTAAGTGGTGTTGTGCCGGTTGTTCCTTGTGACCGGAACATCCCGTGCCACCCTTCGTAATTTCCTGTTAAAACAGAGTTGACTTCTGTATACGCATTTATAGTAAACTCGGTGGGAAATGTTCCACCAGTGGTGGTTGAATACATTCTTCTGGCCGAACCATCTGGTAGAAGTTCGTGGGTGTCTGTGGTTTGTCGTGGGTCAACATCAACCAAAACCCAACGAGTTATATATGGTTCATAATATATAAACCAAGTTTGAGCTGAGTTTATAAACAACCTTGCTCCATTAACATTTTTATCTGATATATACTCACCCATTGCAGTTGAAAAGTGAGCTTCGACTGAGGTACGGGTTTCTACGAACGTCAGAGTCAATTTAACTTTATTAGCTATTGTGTAATCAACTAACCCACTTAAAAACTTATTATTGTGTGCTAATTTGAAATCTTCGTTTTCAACCCGGTATGTAATTCCGTCAAATGTTGTATGACCAAAATTAGAACAAATTCCAGTTAAATAAGAATAATCAACATTAGCAAAGAGGTCAGTTGAATAACTCGTTCCTTTAATTTTTTTATATAAAAATTTTGAACTCAAACAAGTAACATTGGTGTCTGTGTTTCGGTCTCCGTACACAGACGCATTTGAAAACTGAACAATATTCTTATTTTTTAACTTGGCAGACAACCTGATATTTCTAAGTGGTTTTATTTTTTCAGTTGGTTCTATTACTTGATATCTGTCAACATTTGATTCAATGTCTGTTTTTATTTCCGTACCTTTTATTTTTGGTCGTTCCAATAAAAGTGGTTCAATCAACAACCCACTCGTTAATGTAGTTCTACCAGGAACCAATCTTTCTAAATTTTCAAAAAAGGATTCATCAAAATATCCCTTGAGTTGGTTTATGTAATCATACCAATCAACCTTACCAAATCCGTGTTTAAAAAATATCTTTCTAAGTTTGGTGAGTTCTGTATATTGTTTCTTGTTGTAGTCTTCTGGGTTTCCTATAAAATCACCAAGTTTTATTTTTCCGAAAAATTTAATAATCTCTTCGTTTAATGAAACACTTTTTCCAAAAAACACACCAAGTTTATTAGTATCAATACCAACACGATCAAGTGAACGTTTCGTTACACGACTAAACGGATTTAGATTTGCAGTTGTTTCTTGTTCCTCTATACGAATTTTTTTGTTGTTGAAAACCTGAGCACCAAATGCAGGAAGTTCTGCGAACTCTTTTTTGTAAGAACCAACGAAATTATATGGATACTCTGTTTTCTTAAAGTTGTAACATTTTAAATGCTTAGAGTGACTATCTTTTAAAGAAGAATTGGGAATTATTCCATACCCATATTGGTAGTTTGAAGAGTACGAAACGTCGTGTGGATAATCAAAGTTAGTTTTAAATATGAGAGTATCCTCCAGTGACTTATCAGTAACTCGTAAACTATAAGACTGACCGAACTTTATGTGCTGATTAAAATCCTCTTCTTCTATTTCGTGCGTATAAATTCTCAGTCTATCGATTTCACCCTGAAACGCACCTCCTGTGTAATTTCCGATGAACAGATCGGTTGGTTTTGAAAAATTAATGTATGATGTCTCGTCAATTAAGACATCCACCACTTCCTCTAAAACTAGGTCTCCATCATTCTGCCGTTTGACATAAACAGACAACATTTTTCTTTTAAGGCCTTTGTATTTGTCAGAAACTTGTATGAGTATGTCGTATCCATCGTCCTGGTGCATATACAACGGGTCTTTGTCATTTGGTGGTATTACTGCGTCAAATGGTGAATCTTGGTCAGCACCATAAGTAATGTTGCCCGCAAAGTTTATGTAAAACCTCCACCACCCGTCAGAATTTGATGTGTTTCGTTTTATTCCAAACGACCAATCTCCACATTCAATTATAGGTGTAAACTCGACTTCATAAAACTTGGGTGTCAATGATGCAGTTGATTGTATGTGCAATTTTAATTCAAGTGCTTTTGGTTTTAAATCATTGTAATTCCAAGGAACTTGTACATACTCATCTTCTTCTTGAATTGATAATCTATAATCATATGTATCAAATGAAAATTCCGAAAACTTTGTGGACGAGTCTTCTAATGAAGAGCCACCATACTCACGTGTAACGAAAAGTTGTTCTGGTATATCATAGCACTTGATAAGTGCTTCTACTGCTTCACGTGTGCCTTTTGTTTTTAGTATGTATGCTAAGTTATTTAGCATTCTTCTCCAGGTCTGTGTTCTTTTGTACTCGGAACTGGTTTCGTCTTTTAGTTTTAACTTTGAAGCTGGATCGGCACGGGTGTTTTTACCCGACACACTCATTCCGTATGCATTTAAAAAGTAATACACAAGATCATCGGAAATTCCCTTGTTAGGATCGTTTCTGACCTCGCGTGAGTTCCCCATATTTTTGATGTAGTTATCAATTGTATCAAATGTTAAACCAACTGCACTAAGTAACTTTATGAAATCTTCGTTGGAATCATCTCTTATTAAAAACTCTGGTATGTTTAATGCTAAATAGTCATCGTTGCTTTTGTCGTAATAAGTTGCCTCGGTTGCCATGTCTATGTACCACTTATAACCCAAACTTGTTTTAGACCAATCAGCTACATCTTCCGTTACATATTCAGGAGCAAGTTTTCCTTTTTCAGGACCATACTCAATAGTTTCTTTTGAAACCTTGAGAATAACATCATCTTCGAACTCATTTGTATCAGACCACTTTGCTTCAGCTTCGTAAAAATATGTTTCACTTTTTACTGCGAAGAATACACCACCCTTTGTGTATTGTGTGTCTGATAACACCCATTGATATGTTTGTGAGTCCCACCAAAAAAACCAATCAGCCAACCAGTGCTTGTACGAAGTTTTATCGTTAAAATATCCATACGATACGTACCGACCATTGGCAAGTCTATTTGATCCTGTTATTTTTGATATATATAAATCGGTGCTTCGTGGATATGCACGAACAGATTCTGTGTAAAATAAAAATCGTTCGTAATCAGACAACATAAGTAGTTCATTGTCTAGTTCAGTAAGTTTTTCTTTAAGATCAATTCTTTGTAAAATTGAAATAGATGATCGGGATGACTGGGTATCTGGTAATTTGTTGTCTTCTATTTTTTTATCAATAACCTCAATTGAATATTCATATGAAGTAATTGTATTTATCAACTTAGATAGTTTTGAGAACTTTTGAATAAACACATCAAGTTGACCCTTTGCAGATGAAAACTTTACAAAGTCGGAAAACTCATCAAACTTTGTCATTCCTTTATTAATATTGGAATTAAAATAAGATGACATCGCGATGGTGGTGGAATCTATTTCAGATGTACCCGACTCCGTTTGTAGTTCGTCTTTTGTATATTCCTTTGTACCAGAATTTGAAACTACCTGTGATCGGTTTGGTCCTCTTAGTTTTGTTAAATTAGATTTTATTTCTTGGTAATAATTTACTTTTTGCACCACATCATCTGAATATAGTTTGTTTGATATATAAAGACGATTACCAGTTGTTATTGTTTGTGGCAATGGTTCTGATAGTTTTATTATCATAGGAACGTGTTTTTCAACATCTCCTATGTTTTCATTTGCAGAAGAGACTGACAATATGGGGTAACTCTCGGCCGAACCAAAGTTTATGTAATTATTAAAATACATTTCAAATCGGTCAACAAATAGAGTATTCAAGTAATCTGAGTCAAATAAAATTATCAAAACAGATTTATATAAATCAATAATCTGTGGTGATACCTCTGAATCTGCTAATCGTTTCTGCTTTGAAATCTCATAGTTTATTGAATTTATATATTGTACATAAAAGTCTGTTCTAGAATATACTTCATTGTATTCTGATAACAATGTGTTTTTATACAGTTCAAATACACGTTTTCTAACCGATTCAATTTCTATAAACACTTGTTTTCGGTCGGTGTTGCCCAGCATTTCCATGGCCAGTTCCATAGAAGTTTCATAATCTGTGAGTAATTCAGATAAACTCTCATCAAATTCGTTTGCTATTATATTAGTTGGTTTTAATAACTTTTCTGTAAAGTTGTACAAATGAGAAACCGGTAGTCTTTTGTTTGAAAAGTTTTCGTATTCAAATGATAGAGAAATATCCTCGGGTCGGTTTGAGGTTTTTAAACACTCAGGTATAACTTTTATTTCAGTTCGTGAGTTTGATATATCCTTTATCAACAACTTACTTTTATTTGCCGAAGACCCAATTATATCGTTTACAAACGAATACCTCATATAATAATAACCAGAATCTATTCCAACCGATTTGGCATCTATACTGGGTGAAACTACAACACTTCCGTCAATGGTAGGATAGTTTTTAGTAAATATTCTGGCCTGCCCACCAACACGTTCATCAGACATATTGGTGTAATCTAAGTTTATGATTTCATAGTTAGGTTCATCATCAACGACTTTCCATGCGAGTTTTATTCCATCTGAAGAATAAACTGAAAATTCTATTGAGTCTTTTGGAGATAATCCAAAGTCATAAGGAGTTGGTTCTTCAGCAAATCCGATAGATAAAGTAGATTCATCTACATCATACCCCCGAGTTAGTCGTTTCTTCTCGTAAGGAGTATCCTGTATATACTGTAAAAAATCAGGCATATTTTATTGATCCTTATTCGTATCCACCCATAAATGGAAGAGGGTCAGGTACTTGGTTTGCTTTTTCTTCTGCGGTTATTGGTAAAAACGGAAATACATCACTAAACTCTTGTGGAGAATTTCCCTCTCCAGCTGCAATTCGTTGTGATACGATAATGTCTTTGGCTGCTGAATATGTTTCGGCCGCTGTTTCTTTTTCTTTAACAGTGTTGCTTATTTCTGTATCTAGTCTGTTGCTTAGTTCGTCAATTTGTGCTTGTAGCATTTGCTCAGATGTTATCATGTTGTCCATTTCTTCTTCTAAGTTTTCTAGTTCATCAAGTAATTGTACATCCTCATCCGGATTAGATGCGATATCACCTGCAAAATCTGTTACAACAGTTGGTACATAAGTTTCAAGTTGTGGTGGAATCGCCTTTCGTTTTTCTGTCGGAATAAGCATTATATAGTTTTCGAGTTTAGAATCCTGGTTCGTGGTTTCCGTTGAAAAACTTATTGTATTAAACGAATCTATATCATTCTCAAGTTCACCCGAATTTAATAACTTTTGTAATTCAGTTTGGTTGAAATCTTCTTCTTTTAAATATTCTGGCAATTTTCTCACTATTAACTTCCGATTTCAAATGTTCGTGTGTCTTCAAAAATTTCGTTTCCATTTTCACCAGAAACCAATAAACGAAACACATAGTATCTACCCACATGAAGTCCACTTAAATCTAGTATAAAAAAGTGACCAGCAGAGTCGTTGCTTATTCTAGAATATTCATCAAAACCAACTATAACCTCTTGAGTTTCTGCATCTCTTATGCTGTAAAACATATCAGCATCTACTATATTTTTACCAGAGTATGTTGCTTTGTCAGAAAATGTTTTGATTGGGTGTTTGTGTCTAACCGACAAATTGAACTTTATTTGCTCGTTGTTGAAGTATTTTTTCCTAATAGTTTTTATTTTGGCAACGATATCTCCAGTTAAAGATGGAGTTGGTTTGTTGATTACATTTGTATGATCCAATATAGTCTCACACGAACCAACAATAACCCGTTCCCAACCAAGATCGTAATCAGTAACTTCTGAAGTTGGTTGGTTAGAAATACTAAGTTGTTGTAGTGTTCCTGATAAACTACCCGATTCACTTGAAGGTGGTGTGTTTGGTTGTTGACTTACGTAATCAAAATATGCAGCTCTTAGTCGTGGAGAGTATATAGTGTTGGTGTCACTAGAATAAAACTTTATAGATTGATTTCGTTCGGTTCTACCTTCTTGGGTGAATTTTATTAAAAATCCATTATTTGGGATGTCACCTAGCATCCAACACTTTACAATTGATGTCACATCTAAATTAACGTCCGATGTTTTTTGTGAAAATGTATATGTGCATGAAATTGGGATTTTGTCTTCACCACATCGTTCAATGTGTGTGTAATAAGAACCCCCACCCTCATCATCTTCAGACTCCCATTTTTCTGAATCTGTTTTGTATATCCAGTTGACCGGTTGATAAACAGGATCGGCATCTAAACCGATTCCAATTCCTGATTGCCAATAATCAGATATAGGAAATGCAGATATTTGAGTTGTATCTGTTAATTCTTCAGATTGAGTTATTTTCAGTTCCAAATAAAACTTGAGATGTTCAAAGTCTTGATAGTTTTCTAAATTGAATGGTATGTTATATTGCAACAAAATTCTAGATATACCCGTTCCTCTTCCCACAGACCATGAGTTTTTTAATTCTAATATCTCGGACTTACCAAAGTTTAGTTCTCTGATTGCTGACTGACTATAAATCGTTGAATCTTTTTCTGGGTTGTAAAATATATTCACGACACAACCCTCCCAACTATATCTCTACCAGGAAATTTTACTTCAAATATTGATGGGTCCATTGATGGGTATAATATCTTACCAATGGTGGCCGACTCTATGTCATATTCGTTTACGGAATAATTTCCATCATTTGATGTAAGGTTTACAATCCTCAAGTTGCCCACCGTACGAACTCCGTTTATTTTTGAAATCATTATTTCTAAACTACTAATTTCAATTGGTTGTGAAATTTGCCAATTATCTATCTCAAAATAATTTGTTAGTTCAACCATAGTGTTATCAAGAACCTCTTTTTGATTAAAGTTATGAAGAACAGAGATTTCAAAATATATTCCGATGTTAATGATAAACGCACTGGATATGTTTAGTCCATCAGTTAACATTCTATATTGTGTCATGTATCTTGTTAGATTTTTGAAAACAAGTTCATTGGGTTGTGTTAGTTTCTTATCTTCATCATAACTAAGTACATACATATTTATCGCAAACGGATTATTCACTTCTCCGTATACGGTATTTATTGATTCGGGTGATATATCTTGGTTCGTTTCGTTTGTTTTAATTATATCAAGTTGAGATTGTGTATCTAAAATTCCGTCTTTTGTTACAAACGACTTCGCGACACTTCCAAACTTTGCTGGCATAGAATATGCTCGAATAACATAATCTTCTCTAGTAACTGCACGAAGTTGAGCAGGAAAAGAGGCCAAACCTTTTAATCTTATTTCTTCATCACTTTCAGCACCCTTACCCCCACGTGCAGGTTCATCGTTGTTTACTTTTAAACTATTTTTAATTCCTTCTAATGTGGATCGTTCGTTTGCATTTAAAAATTCATTTGACTCGGCATATGAAACGAGACTGATGTTGTTAAGTGTGTTACTTGCAACATTGGAGCTCGCACCACCTCCCACATAATAATCAATTGTCAATTCTGTGTTGGATGGTGCTTCTCCGTATGAATCGTTTTTCAAAAAGTTGCTTGGGTCGTAACCCATGTCTAAAATAGAACGATTTGTATTGATAGTACGACCCACATTACTCATACTCGGGACTATAAGTTCATCGTCAATTTTATCATCACCCTTTCCAAACTCAATTGTGGTTGTGTTGTCTGTATTTGTATGTACCACAAATCTTTTTGAGGTTTTCATGTATCGCAATACATAGGGAACCGTTGTTGCGTATTTAGAATAAAGTGGACTATTTCTTGAGTTGTTTGGTTCATCTATCAACACCGTGCTTTGAGCTAGATAGGGAACTTCGTGCCAAGCATTTTCATCAGAGTCCTTTACAGAAACCACCTCCAGCACATTAGTATCACCCAACTCTATTTCATAAAATGAAGAGGCCTCACCTACTTGAACAACTTTTCTTTTTAAAGTTCCACTTGATACATGGGCAAGTTTTTTAAGCAAGTAATACACAGGTTGACCAGAAGAATCTCTTTGAAAAACTTTAATGGTTAATGGAGAGTCTTGGGTATTTTCGGCAAAGATTACTGGTTGGGTTGTTCTGAACACAATATCAGAATTATCTCCAGACCTAACTTCCATACCAGCTTCAATATTTAATGCATATTTCATGTCTGGAATATTCTTTCCCATGCTATCAAGTTTTGATGGTACTATGTGCATAACTGAAATATTTGTGGATGCAGGAACCGATGGTTTTGGTTTGTATCCTAAATAACCCGCAAGTGTCATTATGTTATTTCGTTCACTTGCATATTGCAAAAATCCCTCTTTAAATTGATAATCTATATAATAAGACAAAACATCACCAACATACGCAGATAATTCTACAAACATCATTCCTGTTGAGTTTTCACTAAAGTCTTTGTATGATCCAGGAAAGTATGATTTTATATATTGTACCAAACTTGATTTAAAAGAGTTGAAGTCTCTACTAAGGTAATTTATATCTTTACCTTTTTTATTTGCGAATATGTCCATATCGGTTGTCATAATTAAACCTCTATTTGTAAGTCCAACTCTTGTTCTGAGTCAGGTAGATTTGTTAGTTCAAAAGTCACTTTAATTTCTGCTTGATATGGATTGTTTATAGGATCTCGGTTTATCTTTACGTCCGTGATAACCACACTATTCATCCAAGTTGATGTTGCATCAACAACTGCATCTTCAAATTCAACATCAACCGCTCCTTCTGTGTTTTGAGAAAATAGTATTTTTTTTAAATCACTTCCATATGTGGGCATCATCGGTCGCTCACCCTTTGATGTCATCAACAACATCGTTAAGTTGGTTCTTGCTTTGTCAAGTTCAGTTTCAACTTGAGCAAAATACCCTTCTTTGTTACTGCGTGTGTAGGGTAGTTTTATACCTAAACCATCTCCACTCATTTAATGTTTCCTCGTTTTTTATCAACTGCTTTTAATACTGCCGAATAATCCCGGGTTAGTGCATTGGAAACATGATCAGGTAATGCGTCAACATCAACGACCTGACCTTGAAAATCTTTAACTTCATTTATTCCAGATGACACACCCCCTTCTTGTGGTATTCCACCTACTGTTTCATTCAGTATATCATTTATAGCAGAGTTTTTAGAATATGTTTTATAGTTTGTGTTAGATTTAATTGGTTTATCTGCACGAACTTTCTTCAGTGATTTCCTTGTAACTTCAACTAAATCAGCATTGTTCTTGGGTTGTTTGGTGAGTGTATTGAGTTCTTTCAGCACATTGGGTAGAAAAGATTTCAATTCTGCTCTCACCGCTTCTCTTATTAGATTAGTTAGTTGTTCTTTTTTCATAATTATAAATATATCTATATACATATTATCCGTCTATAAATACCCGTGTACTTAATAATGTAGGCAAAGTTGCTTTTAATCCGGATAATTGTCCTTGTTGAGCTGAGCTGCTTGTTGATATGTATGGATCGTGGTGGGTATGAGAACCCAACCAACCACACAATGAATTCAACCAAGAAACCGCAGCGTCTCCTTTTAGTACAGGATGTCTGGTTGTAACATAATCTCCAAGGTGAATTGTAGGGGAAACCAACGAAGTGTGTTCAGCTGTGACGGTTACTATTCGACTTACTGCATTCATTGTCAACTCTCCGTCCGTAGCTACTGCGTATTTTCCTTTCGAGAAACTGACCATCTCTCCAACTTTTGAAGAAATTAAAACCCGGTCTGAGTTTAGTATTATTTGATTTCCGTCTAATTTTGGAAGTTGGCCACCAAATATAAGTTCACCCCCACCCTCTGCAAGTGCCTCAGTTTCTGCTTGTTCCAGTTTAGCATCAAATGCTTGATTAGCTGCATCAGTTGCTTGTTGAATAGAATCAGCAACTGCTTTTGTATCTTTTAACATAGCAAGATCAGCGGGTGCTAAACAAGCAACTGCATTTAAGTCAGCACCTGCGAGTGGTGTTCCTGCTAAGTCAGCAGCTGTTATTTTCTCACCTGTGTGAAACGAATTGACCGAATCTGGCATAGGTGGGGCAGCCTGAACTCCGTTTGATGCAGATGGACTTGTTGTTGTTGGTGCAACTGGAGAAGATTGTGTAGATGGATCAGATGCTAAACTAGATGGTTGAGAACCACCTTGGGTTGGTTGAGATGAAACAGAACCAGTTGTTCCACCGGTTGATGGTGACGTTCCACTTGGTGATGATTCGGGTCCACCAAAAGATGGAGTTGGTGATCCTGGTACAGATTCTTCAGTTGACGAATCCGGGCCTGTTGTTGAAGGTCCTGTGGCTGTATCTGTTGAACCCGTTGTTGTTTGTGGTGAAGTTCCTGTTGGGTCTTTTATTTCTTTGGTTGCATCTCGTTCGTTAATGGCATCAACAGACGATCCATATTGTATTCCCCCTCCACCAGACATATAACTTATTGCTCCCAAGTTGCTGGCCACTTTAGATGAACTAGCTGCACTTGGATCAACGGATGCACTAAATGTACTTGCTCCTCCGGGAGATTTCTTTCTAAGCAGTCCAGTTAACGGATCAAATCCCATCGTGGCTACTTGACTATTTCCTTTTTTTAACGATAACCCCATTGACCCAAAGTTCATACCGGATGCCTTTAGTTGTTCCTTTTCTTCGTCTGTTATTAATTGAAATTGTTGACCAAAGTCAGAATCCCTGCTTGTGAACGCACCAAGTGTTCCTTTGGCAGATAAATCTTTCCCCAGGGCATTTGTTTTATCTTTGTTTGAAGCTGATCCTGTTAGTCCTCCTAATAATCCTGCACCGACTCCTCCCAACAATCCTGCTCCGGAAGAACCACTTCCTGTCAAACCCCCACCAAGCATTTTTCCTGCTTCTCCTTTTAGTGTGTCAGTTAATGACGAACCGAACTCAACTTGATTCATCCAATCACATAAATCAAATGTAAGACTATCTAAATCAAATGAAAACATAGAACCGAAATTAAATTTTAGATTTCGCAATCTATCAAAAATTGCCATAAGTAGAGCAAGTAATTCCAGATTGATCCCAAACGAAAGTAACCACCCGAGGGATTCTTCTGTGTCTGATCCAAAATCATTTTTATTTTTCAAACCTGCACATATGGAACGAACACCAAATGATGCCAATTTGAAAATTTTGAACATAGAACTATCACCTGAGTTTATACCTAGACCACCCGCACCCGGAATTCCAATTCCGAGGGAAGATGCAGCGGATAAAGCTCGTCCTGCCTTTGTCTTTTTTAATAAGGTAGATTTTCCTACTTTGTTTGCAGTTTTTATTGCACCTATAATTCCACTTTCATATGTGGAGTTTAGTGAGAAATTTCCAAGACCCACACCCTTCATAAAGGTTTTTTTACCCGCAGATGTTCCGATAGAATGAGTTGTGGCTCCGGAAACTCCGGTTGATCCTACACTTCCCCCAATTGAAGCTGTTGCAGATGCTACCCCCACTCCACCTGTTGACACACCCTCAACCTTAACCAACTTGGAAGCATTTTCAATTCCCATGTTTCCCAAACGACCACCCACTTTTGCACCGTTTTCCTGTCCTACCGCAGTTCCCATACTTGAACCAATTGATCCGGACCAGTCTCCCTGCGATGCTTTTTGTGCAGCTGCGGTTGGTCCTGTTCTGTCCGAGGTGGATGTTCCTCCTCCACCCCCTCCACTACCGGATGCCGAAGATGCTCCCTGTGCCACACTAGCTCCTGTCTGAGCAGCTGCCATTGGACCAGCAAGTTGTTGGTCGACATATGCATTTCCGGCAGTTTCTGCTAAATTGAGACCCGATTGCCCCACTGCTCCAGCTGCTGATGTCATTGCCCCCGTCTGTGCAACCATGTTGGCAGGATCTATACCCGTACCAACCGAAGAGTTTGCTAATTTTGAAAGACCCCCAAATCCCTTTGGTTTTGCTCCACCACTGTCATCAGAAGGACCGGACAAAGTAGGAGCAAATTTACTTATTGTTTTACCACTGGTTATGTGAATAGACGAACCATCTTTATTGATATCTTCTAACATAGTATGTGAATAAATTTCCTCGTCACCCCCTCTTGGGTGTTGCCTATTGCGAATGATAATCATCGGATTGCCTAAATTGGAATCATACGCATCTCCACTACCAGTAGCAGATCCTACATCAATTTCAGGATTATCTTCATAACAACCAAATCTAATACTAGAACCGAACCGACTTTCTATAATGGTATCCCCTTCAAAGTTTTTAAGTGGTCTAACTCGGTTATTTGCTTTAAAGTACTTGCCAAGATATTGACCATATTGATTTGATGCTTTACTGATATTAGATGAATTCAATGCACCTTTTAAGTTGGGACAATTTTTAGAATTTAGACGATTATTTGCACCGAATCTTGGTTCTGTTCTAAAGTCAGCTGAGTTGTTTAAAAAGTTTCTTGAATTTAATCTACGTGTATAATATAAGTTGTTTACATATTTGGTGACAATTATAGTTTCATTTAATAGTGGATATTCTTTTATTGTTCCATCCACAGGTAACGCCCACGATAGTTCGTTTAATGGTGCTTTGTTTTGACTATACAACAAACGCACTTTAACTCTACCTATCCATGAATAATCTACCTGCCCATCGGAATTAAATCCGGCAGGCCACTCATCAGGAGAAATCTCCGGTTTTAACTCTTCGTCAGAAAATATGGGATGGTTTTCATCTCGTATTACATCCACAACCACTCCAGGTTCCATTTCATAAAACTCAGTATTATCAGGAGTTCCACTCACCAGATGTCTGTGAGTTACCAGATGATTGGTATTCAACTCCTTTGTTACTGATTTTTTTATGTACTTGGTATAAGCCATAAATCGTTATTATCCAATTAGTTTTTCTTCGTTTGGTACGTCTGCGTTATCGAGTGTTTTTTCCACAACAGAGTTGGTCTTTTCAAGATCATCTAGTTCTTTTTTAACAGTAGAAAGTAGTTGTTCTTTTTCTGCATCGGACAGCCCTCCACCAGTTGCTCCGTCATCTCCTCCTCCCGAAGTTCCAGCTATAAATCTTTGTAGAACCGCGGATAATTTAACGAGTTGATCATCGTTTTTTATACCCACATCAATATAGTCTTTTATCATAGGAGCTATAACTGTTGCCGACCCGAGGTCTTTGACCATTTCTCTTAGGTCTTTTATAAGTTGATTTATTTGCTCCTTTTTGTGACTAGAGTTGAAATAAATGTCCTTTACCAAAGAGGAAAATGTTTTTCCTTTAAAAATTTCTGTATCTGAATCCATAGTAAATATAAATATGGATGTATATATTTTTTAGAATCTTCAGTTCTTATCAATGTATCCGTTTTTAAAATAAGACTTTGTTATAGTCTTTTGCACATCACGCATTTTATTTACAACCTTTGTAATGTTTTGAGTTTTACAATCTGTCATTTCACGAATATACAAATATATTGCCTTTTTATTGAAGTTTTCAATTGAATCACATCGTCTAAATATTTCTACAACTGCAGCTGCTATTTTTAACTCTTGTGGTTTCTTAAACATATTTTCCAGATTTGTGTCATAATACTCTATCATTAATCTGATGAATTCATTTATCTCTTTCAGTTTGACTTCATTTTTTGGATTTACTGTTAATTCTTTTCGTTCATATACAATTTCATCATCGTCCACACTCATGTGTCTTTTGAATTTTTTATAGTTTCCGTTGTTGTATAAAATTAGGAAATTTTTTGCTATAATTGAAAAGTATGAAAAGGCCTTTCCGTTTTGTTGTTTGTATTTGTGTATGTTGCCAACCAAGTTGCTGACAACCTCTTGTTGTACTTCTTCGTGACTACACTGAAAATAAGAAAATTTAAATGTGTTTAAAATGTTTTCGGCTAGTTTATCAAATGCGTATCGTATTCGTTCGTTGTATATATCATTTCTAATCTTTACATCTTCAGAACCATTGTATTCTACAATTGCATCTTCAGTTTCTTGTGTGAAGTATTGCTTACCTTTGCCTTTTTTTCTGCGTCTGCGTTTTATTACCCGTTTAACTTCCGTAACCTCTGCTGGTTTGGTTTCTGTTTGTTTCTGTTTGTTAGCCATTTTTGGTTGTCCTTGTTTCTATGTCTTTCATGATATCATCAATTCCTTCATACACTACACCAACTTCGTCATCTTTTTCAAACATCTGCTTGGAGTCAATTGTATTCCAATTGCGTAAAACGTCGGACAACGATTCGTTTAATTCGTATACCCAATTTTCGTATGTTGAATTTTTTTTATACAAATTTACTATTATATAAATTAATATAATGAACAGAAGTATGGCAGAAAAAACTAAATATATGTTAATGTACATAATGAAGTTTATAGGAATATAGTGGGAAAAGTCAAGTGTTTAATAAATATAAGTATATATATATTTTATTCGTCATTATTAGTAGGTACATTTCCGAGAGTGCTATCAGGTATATATTCACCTGAATTTTTTCTATATATCTTCTTTGCAAAATATTTGTCATGTGCCTCCATTGATGTTTTTTTCCACGGAACATAGTAAGGTCCTGCTATATTTGGGTCATCTGTGTTATACATCGGTGTTGACATAACATTTTCATCTTCTTGGGATGTTGGTTTCAAACTTGGAATGTGAGACGGAGTCGGAGTCTCCGTTGGAGACGGAGTTGGTGACGGAGTTGGTGTGGGAGTTTCCTCAGGAGTCGGAGTCTCCGTTGGAGACGGAGTTGGTGTGGGAGTTTCCTCAGGAGTCGGAGTCTCCGTTGGAGACGGAGTTGGTGACGGAGTTGGTGTGGGAGTTGGTGTGGGAGTTTCCTCAGGAGTCGGAGTCTCCGTTGGAGACGGAGTTGGTGACGGAGTTGGTGACGGAGTTGGTGTGGGAGTTTCCTCGGGAGTCGGAGTCTCAGTTGGAGTTGGAGACGGAGTTGGGGTTTCTGATATAACATCCTGTTCTTCGTCAAAGTCACCGTCTGTTTGTAACTTGTCGGTGAATGGTAACTTATCTATCCAATTTTTTTTTTCGGTAACTCTTCTCCCAGAGTCATTTTTCCACCTACCATAATGTTATATGCTAACACAAGTGCAACTGCCACCGGGTCGAATACTAAAACGATCACAATAATAAACCACTTAACAACTTGATCAACTGGCATATTAAATGATTCTGCAATAAAACGAAAACTTCCTATATCCGTTGCACGAATTCCTTCTTTTTCTACAAGTATATCTGCTTGATTTGATTTTATCTTGGTATATTTGTCTTCAATAACAGATACATTATCTAAATCATTTGTTGTATCACGAAGTCCATTTACCTTTTCCACAAATTTATCGTATTCTGTTGCAATCTCGTCATCTATCTTTGTAAGTGCAGAATTGTATGATTTTGTTGCGGAACTTTCTTCTTCTGAAATTGATGATAGTGAAGACGCAATGGAATCTCGTTCTGGTTGTTGAGCAACTTTTAATTCTTCTATTTTCTTTTTGTTACTTGAAAATAACCCACCACCCTTAGACTCTATTGCAGTTTTTGAAGAGTCTAATGTTGAAAGACGATCAAGTAATTGTTGTCTACGATTAGCTCTTACTTCTGCATCACCTTTGTTCCGTGAAGATAAAGCTTCTTGTCTGTTTCTTCTATCACTAACATAATCATCGTAGATTTTTTGAAAACCTGCGATTGTTTCTGTTTTCTTACCCTCGACTGTGATATCTGTGTTCTTTAAGGTTTTAATCTCAGTTTCAATAACAACAATTTCTTTGTTTAAAGTTTCAATGTTGCTTTCGTGCATTTCCACCCTTGAACGAGTGTCATCGTATGCATCACTCAAAAATCCATAAATACCAAGTGACGTTATTCCAATTAAAACCACAACTGCAATCGTGCAGTACCATTTTAACAATCTCGGAATTCGTTCCCAATAACGATATAAAAAAGAAGTCATAGCAAGTTTACCTGCCTCAAGAACACCCGCCATTATCATAACGGCAATGGCTGCTCCTGCAAACAATAAACCAATACCTCGTACCGAAAAGAAAGCTGCAGTTCCTGCTACTGCCAGTGCAAGTCCTCCTATGATTGCAGTAAATACCTTCATATTAATATATATCCCCAAGTTCCATTTTATGTGATGTCTTCAATGACTATAAATATAATATAATTATAAAAAAAGAGGGTAAAAAAATTACCCCCTTAAATTAATACAATAGTTTAAACCAAATATTAAAGAATTTTGACTTTCTTTGATTTAGTTTCAACTACTTCCTTTTTGGGAATAATAACATTCAGTATTCCGTTGTCAAACTTGGCTGATATGTTGTTTACCTGTAATGTGGTTTCATCTACTTTAAACGAACGTTTGAACGAAGATCGTTTAAGTTCTTTATACACATATGTTACATCTGGATCTAGTATTTCTGATTTTTTGTCTCCCGCAATGGTAAGAAGACCATCTTCATACTCAACCGACACATCATCTTTAGCAAGACCTGCAATTTCAGCTTCTATGCGAATTTCTTTTTTATGATCCGCGACATTTACTCTTGGGTATGAACTATTTCCGAAGAAATTTACTCCAAACTCTTGTCCAAAGTTTGGGAAGGCCTGACCTACAACTTTATCAAACAACGAGTCGAATGGTATCAAAAATTCGTCTCTTAGTGTTGGAACGTGTTTATTAAGTCCTGTTCCGTTGGACTTGTGTAATCCGTAGTTTTTCATTTTATGTTTCCTATTTTAGTTACAAATCCCGATGTGGGCATTCGTTAGACAATCTCAGTTGAGCATTGTCTTATGGTATAAATATACTATAAAATGTTAAATTTGTCAAATATCACTATTCAAATTTAAAATTTTCGTCTGTTAGTGATTTCTCTAATACACATGACATATGATCTGCCCAATGAAGCACCCGTGGAAGTTCAGTTCTAAGTCCGTTATCTGGATTAAAGGATTTTAGATACTGAATGTTAGAATCATCGTACATTCCGTCTGATAATTTTATTGCGAGAAACTCCTTTTCGGTATACTTGATATCAAAGTGTTGTAATATAAATACTGAACGATCTGTTACACTCATCCATTGGATGTCTGTGTTCATTTTATATAACTTACCCTGATTTTTGATGTGCCAATCACTATCATTCGGTTGGTATTGCTCACCGTCAAGTGAACCTAACTTACCCAAATCATGGTTAAGTGCCGAAAACATTAGTTCGTCATCTGTAAAATCAATTCTTGCTCCCAAACTCTGTAGTAGAACTTTTTGTCCTCTAGCTGCACGACACACATTCATTACATGGTCAATATAACCTCCGTCATATGCGTTGTGATAATGTATTGTTCCACTTGCAGGAGCAGTTAATGCCCGTAAACCAAAGCAATTGTCATCGGTACCGTACATATATAGCAACTTTTCCTGTCGGTCTCCTGTAAATGTATCTTCAATAAACTTAAGGAATGCCGTGTAGTTTTGTTCTAATTCAGTTTCTGTATAATTTTTCACAGAACCTATACTACTAAACGTTTTTTTAATTGTCAAGAAAAATAGAACGAATTTTTGATGTATACTCTCCAATTTGCTCGTTTGTCATGTTCCCAAACTTTGTATATAGGTTGTAATAAAAATCAAATTTCTTTTTAAGAATCAAGTCCGTGTTTACGAAAAAGCATCCCTGTGGAGAGAATTTTTTGCTAGTTCCACCTTGTTTTATGTTCTGCTCTTCGTGTACGAACATGAAGTTAGAATCATCTAAATTAAGGATATTTCCGTTGCTTATATGTTTCAACTTTTCCGAAAAATCAGCAAGTTGCTCATGGGATTTACAAAAACTATCATTTGCAAACAAAACTGATTCGTTTGAGCTGAACATACCATATACATGACATATGTATTCCATGTAGTAATATAAAAAATGCTTTTTTGTGGACAACTTTGAAAGTTTTCCGTTTATTCGTTTATACTCTACAAGTGTAGTGTCTCGAATTGTAATAACATCGTTGGTTGGGTAGTATATTTTGCTATTACATGAATACAAAATTCCAAAAGTTGGTTTACTCCACTTGTTAACTACACGTTTAGTAATTTTTGTTTTTACCGATGTGTTGGTTTCTGTGGTTTTCGGTTTGTGTTTTTTGGTGTATAAGTCGGTTTTGCTTTGACTTAGTTGATTTGCCTGACCCACATATTCTTTTAATTTATCTTTTACAACCTGTTTGATATTAACTTCTTTGTAGTTTAAATATAACTTTCGGTTTATCTCTATGTTGTCTTTTGATTGAGGTAAGTGGAACATATGATACGCCCTGATTTGCACACGTGATTTCAACTCGTCACCCATTAATCTATTTTCCACGAAATCCAAGTCTTGAAATCCCCATCCGTAAAAATCTTCATTCATTCCTTTGCAATTAGAAAATACGGACGATCTTACTATAAAGGAAAATTTACCTTCTTGATTGTTGGTTTTGTATTTTTCATCGTGATTTAATAGTACACTACCAGATGTGTGTAAATTATTAGATTCTTGTTTGTTTAAAAACAAAACTTCACTAAACGGTACTATCAAGTCAGATGAACTATCAGCATCGGTGATGACATCTTTAAAGTTTGTGTAAAAGTCACCGTCCACCACCCACATGAACTCAGTGTACACTCTCTTAAACGCATAATTTATTAATTTTGATTTATTGAAATCCAAACCGTCCACCTCAACAAGTGAGTGGGATACGTTTTCTAAACTAAGAACTATCTGCTCAACGGGTCCTGTTCTGTCTGATCGTTGTTCAACTACAATAACAGAACAACCGAGATTGTTTAATTTTTTTACCAAAAAGCAAAAATTATTAAACCTAAAAGATCCTAAGTTATATATAGGAACTACTATTGTGATATTTTGCTTATCCATTGGTGGTTGTAGATTCGTTTGTGTTACCAAAAGATCCATCCACCGTGGAGGTGGGTGCTATATTGCCGAAGTAGTTATGACTATCAAGTTTACTTCCCCAACTTTTTACCTTACCCTCTGCGTACAATTCTTCAAATGTATAATGAGTTCCAGTTGCACTTCCGTCAAACTCAAGTTCAATGCACACTTGATCGTCTGTATCACGTTTTAGTGTTATTGTTATTGTTTGGTCTTGTAGTGAGTCTTGCGCCCCAATCTCAATTGCAATGTATCTTGGATCATATGCCTTTGCGGTACGATCACTTGATGGTATCCGTTTTGCATCGTTAAAGTATAATGCCATAAACGAAGGTTCGCTTCCTGGTTGAATATTACCTGAGTAGCAAAGTGTTGTACCTTCTCTTGCATTCTTAAATGACGCAATTAGTGGATCACCTGAACCATAGTTAGTTATTGACGGAAGTTGGTTTGGATCAAGTGAATACAACCTAGCAGCTGCCTTATTGTTCATATATGAATCATCTGCATCAAGTAAATCACTAAGAGGTGCATCTGCATTTGTTAATCCAAGACGCTCTACATCAATGTTTATGTGTGTTGATGTATCACAACATATTTTATCATCACACGAACGTCCTGCAATTCCAAGTGAGTATGCCCAGTGGTTTTTGTGTAAATCCGTTCCGTCTGCGTTTATAAATTTGAAATAAACTTTACTTTTTGTTAGTCCTTTTCCAGAATCATTAACAGGAATAACTTCAACTGAAGCTCCGTTTCCTGTATTGTTGTCTGGGTGGTGCAGTTCAAGTGAACTTCTGATTGGTTTGTCTAGTGCAGAACTACTGATTTCAAAATGTAGTTCGTCTGCCATTGGAACGTAATTAACTTCGTCTTCTCCACCACGATGCACCCACTCACCACCTGCCTCAAGTAGTTTAATTTCATATACAATACCTTCTTGAATGTCATTCTGTGTTGTTCCGTCTTGAGTTACTTTCAAGTCCGGAATGTTAGGATCGTTTGTGGTTATGTTGCCCAATGCATTCGTGTCGTTGCATTTTGTTAAAAGTTGAACTGATGGTTTTCTTAAATATCTCGGAGTTGTATGTAGTGGTATAAGTGAACTTAATGCACTTGCACTCATTGATCCTGTTGTGTTTGATTTTAAACTAACTGTCAATCTACCAACACCATTTACTCCGTTTTCAGCATTACCGGCAATACCTCCACTTATACCAAACTCTGAATTTATGTCTACATCAAATTCTATTTCGTTTAATAGTGTCGTCATTCCGTTTGCATCTACAGTTGTACTGGCAACAATTTCGTCATGTAATATACCAATGTGCTTGAACATTGAGTACACTTCGTTTCCGTTTAGGTTGCTACGTGGACCAACTGCTCTGTCGTAATCAAGTTGCACAACGAGTGGATGTTTTGATGATACAACAGAAGTATTTTTTACTTTGACTCTCCACCCACTTGTGATGTTTTTAACATCAACCTCATATGATTCTGATCTAGGTTTACCACCTGTTGGTGATCCTGTTAGAGGACGATATGTCAAAACTATTGCGGAATTTGTTCCTGTTGCTAAAAATAATGGTTTGCTGATTACAGGTTCGTGTGTGTCACCCACCACATTATTTGCTAGAGCAAGTGTTTGAGGAGAACCTTTGTCCCATAAATAATATACCATACCTGGATTTAAACTAGATTCGGTTGGTAAGGTGTTGAATGAAACTTGGCCACTCAGTACAATAACTGCATTGGTTTCTGTGTCATCGTTTGTGAAATCAATTCCGTCACCTGTGCAATCAACTGTGACACTTTCAACTATACCCACAACTTCTACCATATGTTCTTGGTCGGTGGGGTTGTTTGTATCAAACATCGCATATGATAAATTAAATCCGTTTATTGATGGGTCCCATCTAACTGCGTCTCCAACCTTGGGGCAATTATATTTTAAGTTTGCCCGCATTGCAGTTCGGTTGGTTTCCCATTTATAATCGTTTGCAGCCTGTCTTACTTGTTCGTGTATGTTGTCAAGAACTACTCCATCACAAGTTGAATCAATTGTTTGTACTGCACTTCCACCCAAGGGAAGACTTCCTCTGAGGTTGAATGCTGATCTATGTTGTAACGTTGCCATAACTATTTTTCTAAGATGTTGTTCTTTCTAAAGTTTTCTTTGGAGTTGTTGCCTGAACCCACTGAGGTTCACCTGTTCCAAGTTGTATACGGGTGTATGTGTATATGTTGTCAACTATCTGTGTTGGGGTTTGTTGATTATCAAGTTCGTTGTGAACATATGTAACGAACGCATAATCACCTTCAGATGAGTCACCGATTAATACTCCACGATACGGCCATACTTTATTTAGAAAGTTTTTGATTTCCGTGTCTATAAGTGCCGATTGTCCTTCGTATGGAAAGCAATCTCTTCCAGCTTCACACGGGGAGTAAAAAGTAAAGTGTTTGTATCTAAAATTTCCTATGTCGTATAAAGAACCCATTATGTATCTCCTTCTTGCATTTGCCAAACACCTGCAGCTGAATTTTCTTCAACCTTTTTCCACACTTGGTGTTTGATCGTTGATTCACTGAAATTTATTAATTGAACATCAGCAGTATCACCCTTATTTGCATCTGACCACTTGTCACCCAAGAATTCATTTACATCACCAAGTGTTTCGTTCATTGTAAAACTTTTTGACTGAGTAAATTCTTTACATGGTTGATTTGCAGTTGGATTAACTGCGTTACACGCATCAAACGGCATTGGATATGTTGCGTGGTTCAATAAAAGTATTTGATTTTCAGAAACTGCATAAAAAACAGGTTTGGCATATGATGTAACTTTCTGTGTTTCTGGATCACGTGCGAACGGATTGTTTATTGTGGTGTTTCTAAATGGAGATATACCGGTTACTACATCTTCAATGTTAGAATCAACAATTGAATTTCCATAGTAATCATTTATTTCGTCTGTGCTATAATCGTAAAGTGTTCGTCTAAGACGTTTCGTGTAAACATTTGTGTTTTGGTCGGAAGTTATATCAAATGACTCCAAATAGTATGTGTATCCTCGTTTGAATATTGCATTTGATTTCTCAATGGCAGAGTTATCATCCGATATAACGGATGCCGGCATATCAAATGTTATCATTCCACTTGTTTGTATTTGGAAGTAATCAGAAGACGCAATTGTCACAATTCCAATAAACTCACACGCATACGCATCTTCATGTGCAAGTTCTGCATCTTGTGATGCTGAGTTGGCTAATACATAGGGTGACTCTCCACTCTCAAAGTCTAGATATGCAGGTCGTATGTTTTCGGGCATTCCGTCAAACGCATTATCAGCATTTTCTATAGCACTACCGAAATTTCCATTGACATTACGTTTGATGCGCCTGCGTACTCGCACTATGTCACCTACTTTAATTTTGCTACAACTTGCACTATATTCAACCACAAATTTATGAGGTTCGTCTGTTTTTTCAGAAAGCAAACCACGATAATTAACAAAGATACCCGATTGAGGACCTGTCGCAACTAATAGTGGTTTTGATATATGTGGGTCACTATCATTGACTTGTATAGAAGGATCGTAATCTGATAACTTTCCAATTCTTCCCAAAAAGTAGGTTTTTCCTCCAACCAAGACTGACTCGGTTGCCATGGCTGATGTATTGTCAATTTGACTTTTTTCAACATGAACCGGTTCTTCGAAAACTACATGACCACCAAATGCGATATTAACTTGAACGATGTCTCCTTCAATATCTTTTTTGATTTTACGAATAACTCCTACAACTTCAGCTGAATCTGGATTATCTGATGATGCGTGTTTATATGTGTTGGTTGCAGGATCACGCATCAATACATCACCTACACGATATACAATAACTTGGTTGCTTTCAATACTTTGAAATAACTCTTCGTATTTTACGGTTATCTCAGAATGACCAGGTGACTCGGTAAAATCAACACCGTCACCTGTGTCATTTATTTTTACAAACGATCCTGCACTTTCGATATACTCGTTGGGTACGTCTGCAAGTTCACTGAATCGGATGCCGACATCCGAGTGTTTTATTTCTGCAAGTTGTTCCGCTAGTGTTTTTGCGGTGATTGCTTTAGTTTCACCTGTTGGTGATGTACCGTACTCGTCTTTGTCAACCACAATAAACAAGTCTTCACCTGTCAACTTGGTGTGTTTGTTTAAATCCGTTATTTTTTGATTCGCCATTGTTTAACCTAAATTCGTCTGTCTATAAATAAATATATGTATATTTTTTATATTTCAATAAATATGGCCTATCTTAAACTTTTTATTCGTCTGACTATGAATTTCACAAGTTTACTCCTAATAATATCGTCTTCGTCAAACTCAAAGGTGAATATTCCCTGCTCTTTAGAGGACTCATCATTGAATAGATTTTGAATATTAGCAAACCCTGATTTGTTGCCGATGTCACTTTGCATTGTGTCTCCACATATAAACACTCTTGTATTTTCACCGACTCGTGTCATGATTGTGATTAGTTCTTTTTCTGTCATGTTCTGAGCTTCATCTACAATTACAAACTTATCTGTCCAACTTGCTCCTCGCAAAAATCCAACTGGAACTCCGTAGATTCGGTTGTCTTCTTGTAAATATTTGATATCTACGATACTTAAAAATTCTTCAAGTTTATCTTTAAGTGGTTCTAAATACGGAGCCATCTTGTCATCTTGTGCTCCTGGTAAAAATCCCAACTTATGATCTGAACTTTCTACTGCGTTTCTTATGTAGACTAGTTCTTCTACTTTTTGTTCCGATAACAATTTTAATCCACAATATATGCTGATGTATGTTTTTGCACTACCAGCTGGTCCGTTGATAAACATCATGTTTGTATTATCTGCTAAACCGATATCTACAAAGTTTTTTTGTTTATCTGTAAACTTTTTGTGTTTTATTTTTAATGTTCTTGGTTTCTCGTTTTCTCTGATTTGGTCTTGTAATTGACTATCCGACCTTATTTCATCTGAGGTGGTTGTTTGTTTTTTGCTTGACATCCTAATTTCCTCTACTATTATTATTTATAATGCTATTTCCTGCTACTACTAATTAGTATCCATTATTCTATTCTTTAATTTATTAAGCGTATTACATTTTTCATATTCCTCCTTTGTTATATAGTGTTTTAGTAAGTTGTCAATATTAGAGATATAATTTGCTTCTCGTATAATGACTTGTAGGTCAGTTTCTTTAAAATTAAAAATCTTGACGTGTTCGGGAATTGTCTTTAATGTTTTAAATCTTTCAAACTCTCCGTATATGAAATCTATGTATTCATCTTTATTTTTGGATAAGTCTGCATCAAGTTCATCGTTTGTGCTTGGAATTGTAATAATATTTGAATCCATGTACTATATAAGTATTTAGAGTAAAATTATTTTCGAGAAAGATAAAATGGGAAAACTATATCAACGATACAAAAGAAACGGCCGACAGGTCGGTGAGTTTACTGAAGCTAAATATAAAGAAGTGGATGAAACCAAATCAGAAGATTCAATATCAATTAACGCCACCGACAACCAACTGCAACTTGAATCCGTTGCCAGGAGGAACGAACCACAATTACATAAAAGTAATGAACATGAAGTTAAACAGTCTGTGGGTGGTGATTTAGATAATCCTACATTTGATATACCAGCTGAATTCAAACAACATTTATCAGAATACATCAATTCACAAACCGAAGATTCTAACATTCACTTAAATAATCCAATACCAGTTTCACCAAATCCACCTACACACGAACCACAACAACCCACACAAGAGCAATATGAAGTTGAAGCAAGAGACTTGGGATTTGAAAATCTTCCAAAAAATTTAGCTCACTCTCTTGTATCGTGGAAAAAAAGTGGAAGACCTGTGGTAGAATCACATCAATGGAATAAAAGAATCTCAATATGTAGATCATGTTCGTTTTGGACAGAAAATAAGCAAACCAACTATGCAAAGTGTACAAAATGTGGATGTGGAAGTGGAAAATTATTATTAGCAAGTAGTAAATGTCCTCTAAATCCACCAAGATGGTAGTAGTTTTTATAATATTTTAGAATTAAAACTTATTTACGATATATTTATATTCACATGAATGATGCTAATTACAAATTAACCACCGTAAAGGTCTTATCGGACAAGTACAAGGAATTTAAAATGGAGACATTAAATTCCGAAATGACACTGCAAAAACTAGTAAATCGTGCAATTCATTTGTACTTGACCGACTCTAAGTTTAAAAAAACCATTGACGAGTCATCTCCGATCACAGACAACAAAAAATATTAGTTTGACATTTTCACTCAATAGTATGATACTAAGTGAGTGAAATCTAAAATACTACTAATTGGTGACGATATAAGATATCCGACAGGTGTATCGAATATATGTAAAAATATTATTCTAAATACCATTGACAAATACGACTGGATACAGATAGCGTGCAGAAAAGAGCATCCTGAACACGGATCGGTTATTGACATATCTCAGTCAATAACTAAACTAACCGACGTTAAAGATTGCTATGCACGACTATATTGCAGTTCGGGATATGGAAATGAGACGATTTTAAATAAAATTCTTGAAGAAGAAACTCCGGATGTAGTGATGTTTATGACAGATCCACGTTATTATCAATGGTTATTTAAACTAGATACTCAAATTCGTCAATTGTGTCCCATGATATATTACCATGTATGGGACAACGATCCAATTCCGGAGTTTAATAAAAAAGTTTATATGAGTTGTGACGGAATAGCGTGTATCAGTCAGTTGACATATTCAATCGTTAATTCGTTAACAGAGGGATCTGACACATTGTGTAGTTATGTTCCACATGGAGTTGATACAACCGTATTTAACAAGTTAAGTGAATCAAACATTCGTGAAAGTAAATACAACTTGCTAAAAAACGGATGTGAGTTTGCGTTGTTTTGCAACAATGCCAACATGAGACGTAAGCAGCTTCCTGTTGTAATGGAGGCATACGATAAATTTTGCAGTATGATTTCACCTGAACAAGCAGAAAAAACACTATTAATGTTCCACACCAATCAAATTGGAGAAGGTGGGCATGACATTGTTAAATTGTCTGATCAATTATATCCGAATAGAAATATAATATTTTCCACCACCAAGGTAGATGAAATTACCCTCAACAGAATGTACAATACATTTGATGTAACAATAAACGCATCAAGCAACGAGGGATTTGGTTTATCAACAGCTGAATCACTTGCAGCGGGAACACCCATAATATGCAATAAAACAGGAGGTCTATCTGATCAACTAAGCAAAACAAATACAGGTGGCGTTGGCATAACCCCCAAAGTAAGAAAATTATCAGGTGACGCAACAACTCCGTATTTATACGAAGACTTTGTGTGTTCAGATGATGTAGCTCGGGCAATTATTAAGTTATACAACAAAACTCCAAAACAACGTCTTGAAATGGGAAAGTCCGGTAGAAAGTATATTGAAAAAAACTTTTCATTGAAACACATGACATCTGGTATAGTTGATATAATTGATACCTGTATTAAAAAATTCAAACCACGTACTAAGTTAAAAATAAAGAAACTCTAACATGAAAAAGAAATTACTATATGTATCACCCATATTGTCTCGTAGTGGATATGGTGACCACGCAAGAGAGTTTGCACAATTTTTATTGGAACATACATCTGAATATGACATACACTTGATAGCAACACCTTGGGGTCACAATCCACAGACAGGATTAAAAGACAACACCGAATTGCATAAACAATTATCACCTATGTTTGTAGATAAAGATGATGTACATGATTTCTACGACATATATGTTCAAATGGGACTACCACCTGAATTTAAACGTCTTGGTACATACAATGTAGGTATAACGGCCGGAGTCGAGACATCAAAGGTAAATGTTCCGTTTATACAGGGGTGCAATCAAATGGATATCGTTATAGTGCCATCTGAATTCACCAAACTCACATTTGAAAATTCAATATACGAATCAGTTAAACTAACAACTGATATACAAGTTGTACACGAATATGCAAACGATTGTTTTTACAAAAACACCAAAGAGATATGCAACTCGGATATCACAAACCAACTTAATTCAATTCAGGAAGATTTTTGCTATTTGTTTATGGGTCAATGGACAGCATCACCCACGGATGACGGGGGTAGAAAGAATATAAGTTCATTGATCAACACATTTGTAAATGCATTCAATTCACATGATGTCAAACCTGGGTTAATATTAAAAACAAACGGAACTAATTTTAGTACATCTGATTATTACGATACACAAGAACGCATACGTGATATTCTTTCTGATTATCCAAAATCAAACCGACCTTCCGTTTATTTGCTCCACGGTGAAATTGACTCAAATGAACTAAATCAGTTGTATAACCACACAAAGGTAAAGGTCTTTGTAACGCATACCAGAGGTGAGGGTTTTGGTAGACCTCTGTTAGAAGCAACTTTGTGTGCCGTACCTGTAGTAGCACCTAATTGGTCAGGGCATCTAGACTTTCTATCAGAAGAACACTCTACCTTATTAAATTATGTTCCAAAACTTGTAGGGGTAACCAACGAGTTGTTTTGTGAAGACTCAACGTGGGCGGATGTGGTAGAATCAGATTCAGCAAAAGAACTTAGGACTATATATGAAACATATGAAGGATACAAAGAGAGTGCAGTAAAATTAAAAGAAATTAATCTCACTGAGTTTTCCAAGGAATCTGCGTTCAAGAAATACACACAGACTCTAATTCCAAAGTTTGAGCAGGTTTCGGTAGAAGTTCCAATTGATTTACCTGATATAAACTAGTGTGTTTGTATTTATATACAATGAGTTTTTACAAAGCATATTTATCTAGATTAGTCGGTGGTTTCAAAAATACACCAATACGCAGTATAAAACCAGGTCAAATCGTAACATTCTCATATGCACCATCGGATGACTCCAAGAAAACAAAACGAAAATTAATGCGTATTGTATTTGTATTAAATACATTCAGAGATGCTCGTGGGTTGAAGCTTCATGGAATAAATTTAGAAATTCTGCCTTGGAGTGAGTTCAAATCATTTTTAAAAGTAGTTTTAGTCACCGATACACTATCACTTTTAAAACGGAGATATGAACTAATATCCCCAGTGAAGGAAATAGTAAATCGTCCACGTTCGTTTTATGCAACCCATGTCAAACGGATACTTTCGTTTCGTGATTGTTATAGAACCTACATAACAAGCAACATGAGCACCCTCAAGCTTGCATATATAGATTTCTCAAAAATTTACACCGGTCACCGAGAACAAAAGAAAACCTTAATATCAAAAGACGATAAACTATCAGAGTTATCGAGAGAAAAGAAGCTTGTCGAAAATGCGATTGGAACAAAGTTAGATGGATTGTCAGACAGAAGATTTAAAAATATTGTTATTGACAGATTTGGTGATGTTGATACATTTTTAAGTGTATTTCGTGAAGTTGAGAAGTTTGTAAAAGAAACCGATGTGACAAGTTCTAGTGAACCACCAGTTGACGAGAAATAGAAAATGAAAATTAGTTATGCTATATGCACTCACAACGAAGTGAGTTGTTTATTAAAATTAATCAATGAACTTACTATAAACAAAGACGCAGAAGATGAAGTTGTTATTCTTGACGATTACTCCACGAATCAAGAAACACTTGATATATTAAAATCTCAACCCAATGTACATTACAATAATTTAAATAAAGATTATGCAACTCACAAGAACATACTAATAACAAAGTGTTCGGGTGATTATATATTTCAAATAGACGCAGATGAATATCCAACACGAACCTTATTCAAGAATATAAAAACAATTTTAAGGAAAAACCCAAAAACCGAGATGTTCCGAGTACCACGTGAAAACTACGTAACCGGCATACAGACAACCCATTTAAAGAAGTGGAATTGGGTATTAGATTCACAATCTCGTATAAACTATCCAGATTATCAAACACGGATATTTAAAAACAAGAAATCAATTCGTTGGACTCGTTCTGTACATGAATACATTGTAGGGCATACATCTGCGTCTAATTTACCCAAAGACCACTCGTTAGATTTAATACACACAAAATCAATATCCAAGCAAGAAACAAATAACAATATCTACGATAGTAATTATAATTCAGATGGAAGTGTCAAGTAAACCAAAAATTGCATTTGTGTGTTGTTATTTTAATCCGTGTAATTATTTATCAAAATACATTAACTTCTTGATGTTTTATGATAAAATGTACAACGACACCTTATACGAGATTTATGTAATAGAGTCGTATAACAACGAATCAAAATACAGAATAAATAAAAACTGCCATCGTATTACATCTATTTACTGCGAACAGACTTATTGGAAAAAAGAGCAGTTACTAAATCTTCAGATAAACAAAATCAAAAGTAAATATGAATATATAGGGTGGTTAGATTGTGACATAAATCCAACGAATCCAAGATGGTATAATAAACTTACACAAGAAGTGTCACCCAATTCAATTATACAGATCTGCTCCACCATCAAAAAACACAAAAACCACTTTGGTGATTTTTACAAATGTGATTCTTTGTCATATGCAATTGAAACTCAGTCAACTGAACTCCATGATATGCTACACTTCAGAAAGGGTGAACCTGGTTACGGTTATGTATATCCAGTTTCATTTTTGTCATCGGACGCACCACTATACGACAGGGCAATCGCAGGATCCGGAGATTACCTAAACTTTATAGGATTTCTTGAAATTGATAATTTTGATTCTTTCATAAACAATGATAGATTTTTCTCTGATCTACGAGAGTTCAAACAAGATTTCATTAAATGGAGACACACAACCAAAAAAGTGAACGAAATTAAATCATTAAAAATAGAATTAGAAGTTTCATACCACGGAACACCAGAGAACAGAAAATATGTAGACAGAGAACACATTCTTAGGTTAGCAAAATATAATCCAAATCAGGATCTAGAACAAACAACTCGTTTATATAAAGTTAAAAACAAAAAAGCACTTGTGCTATTAAACGATTATTTTGTTCAAAGAAAAGAGGATGATCACCTAGCGAATAGCACAGATGGTTATCACCTTCGCACAAAAATTTCACGATTGATAAAAAAACACAACAGATCATTTTCGATAAACACAAACTCGTTTGATTTTGTCAATAAACTAAAAACCATAAAACCAAAGTCAATAGTTGATCACAGAAAGCAATACGGTGATCATGTGGTGGTTGGAGTCAAATTTCACAAAAAACAATTCAACTTAGGATTAATTGAATGTGAGAAGGTTTTGTTGGATTTCACCAATACACCCAAGCACCACAATTACAATCAATATTATTTGCAGTATATAATTGAAAATTATGAAAATTTACCAGATATGTGCTTCTTTGTAAGTGAGAATATTCACAACAACTGGACTTATTATGTTAATGATATAATATTTAATACAGCTGGTAGTTTTGAAGAATATCCTTATACACCACTGGAATCTGTACGTGAAATTATACAATTAAATCCAAGCAAACACATAATCAGAAAAAACGAAATTAGGTTCTCTAACTATACATTTGAATCCTGGCAAAAACGCTATATAGGAAATCATACATTAACATTGAAACGTCATCGTGATGGATATACACTACACGAACCACCAAGTCCCAATCCAATGCAATATGATCCCAAGCACAGTTTTTATGTAAGCAAGTCATATATACGGAAACACCCACTTACTGTATATAAGTCCCTTCGTACATCAGTCACCAAAAATGAAGGAAAATGTGAAGAGTCGGTGTACATGAGTTTTTGTTGGAGTCTGTTATTGTCGTGATCATACTATCAATTCACATATTCCCACAAGAATTAACCGAGTATAAAAGACTCATGCATTCGTTGAACATGGCAGCTGCTCATGTAAAAGATTCATCTCAATTTAAAATACTCACGACATTAAATATCAACGAATCACTAACCAAGTTGGAAAACCACACACCAAACATAATAAATTCGTTTAGAAAAATAAATGAAGAAAGTAAGTTTGGGTATGATGAAACAATAACATCAGACAAAAACTTTTTAGGAGTAAATGAACATAGAAATCTCACGATAAATTACAGCACAACATCAGATTCCATAATATTCCTAGATTCGGATATGCACTTTAATTCAAAAATTTTAGCACACCATGAAAGCGCAGATGTTGTTTTATCAAACAAACACGATCATTATATAATAACACCCAATGTTGTTAGGTTGTGGGATACTACCTGGGATTGTATCGTACACGAAGTATTCAAGGATAAGTCACACAATTTCTACAAAAGTGTAAATTGTGACTTGATTGAAAATCACAACTTCGGCCGTGTACAACTAGTTCCTATTAACACATTCAAGTGGGGAGGTGGGTGGTTTAATTGCATCAATGCAAGTTTACTTAAGAAAATAAGAATACCAACTACATTTAAGGGTTACGGACCAGATGATACATTCGCAATGCAGTGTTGTAAAATAATGAAAGCAAAAAACTACGATGTTCAACAATATGTTTTAAAAAACATGATAGTATGTGAGTCACCGTCACCTGTAAAAAACAATCCAATGTTGCGATCAGATATACCAAACTTTAGAGACGAATCAAATAAGTATTTTCATACCGAAGTAAACAAATTTTCTAAAAAACTATAAAAACTGCATATATATGAGTATGAGGATTCGTGGAATACTTATACCAAGTTTGGTCGCAATGATACTGATATTCACATCAGGATGCATAAGTTTGCCCACTTGGGGTTTAAAAAAAGACCGACAAGAAATTGCAGGAGAAATAACTCGCAAAGAAGGAGAGTTGAGTAGGCACACACGTGCATTTGTATCGGGGGCAGTAGATGCCCTATCTTTATCAGAAGACAAATCTAAAGAAGACCTGGTAGCACTCGGTTTCGCACAAAAGGCACAAGAAATTGTGGGTCTTCCACAACCAGGTGATAAAATTTATGTGGAAGATGTAATAAACAACAACGAACTGGCAATAGAAAATCTCGCAGACAGAGATAGTGATGTTATAGACTTAAGCAGACGAAAAGAAATTCTTGGACACGACTTAAAAGATACCGAGGAAAAACTAATTAGTTTAGGAGAATTAAAAGCACAAGAAAACAAAGATGGATTCTTTTCTTCTTTGTGGGCATGGTTAACAGGAACATTCGGTTTACTTGGTGCAATCGCAGTTTGTGTTATAGCAGGACCTGCTCTTCTTCCTGTGATCACTCAACTATTTGGTTGGTTGGTGGGAAAAATACCTGCACTAATTACATGGTTCGGAATAACAAGTAGTCAGATGACAAGCAACATCATTAAGGGTGTACACGATGCTAAAGAAAAAATACGTTCTGTTGACGATGATAAAAAATTAAGTAAGAATGAGATATTAAACATATTCGGCTCTTCACTTGGAAACTCAACTAATGTTTCCGACAAAAACGCAATCGATAGAATTAAAAGAAAATTCAAGTAATACTTCGTTTTATTATATTTATAATAAAAGGTTATATCGCATTAATTTAATGGAGATTGTGTTATATGAAGATTGGAGTGGTTGGTAATGGTTTCGTGGGTCATGCAATGACATTGCTTAGACCACACGTAGAAGTTTTGGTATGGGATGTAGTTCCCGAAAAAAGAGATCCTAAAACATTGGATATTGAAACATTTGTAGAAGAGTCCGAAATTATTTTCGTTGCCGTTCCTACACCAATGAATTCAGATGGAAGTGCAAATCTTGATATTGTTCGTTCAGTATGCGAAGAAATACAAGAAATAGATGATAGCAAGTATATTGTGTTGAGGTCTACAGTTCCACCGGGAACAAGTGAAGAACTTGATGTTAACTTTATGCCGGAATTTCTTACCGAGAAAAATTGGGAAGAAGATTTTAAGAACTGCGATCAATGGATACTTGGTTCTACTGATCCTTTTTTATACGAAAAAATGAAACGTATGTTTGAGTTGGCTTACAACGGAGGAACGGGTTCTGTTGTTAACAAGCAAGTAATTCAATGCAAACCAGGTGAAGCAGAAATGATCAAGTATTTAAAGAATGTGTTTTTAAGTGTTAAGGTTGGATTCTTTAACGAACTTGAAAGCATTTGTTCAGAAGTCGGTATTGATTACGAAAACGTTCGTTGTATTGCAACACAAGATAAAAGAATAGGAACGGGTCATACAAAAGTACCAGGACACGATGGTAAACGTGGATTCGGAGGAACTTGTTTTCCGAAAGACACAAACGCATTAGCAAACTTTGCAAAAGAAAATAAAGTTGAATCACCCATTTTAGATGCGGTAATTAAAAGAAACGAAGAAATAGACCGATCAGAACAGGACTGGAAAGCAGATAAAGGTCGTGCAGTTGCCGAGGAATAAAATGAAGTATTATGATTTTTTTAACGGAGATGCAGATGGCATTATAAGTCTACATCAATATCGTTTACAATTTCCACAAAAAAGTGAAGTTTTTACAGGAGTCAAACGTGATGTAAAACTTTTAAGACACGCAGTTGATATTAAAAAATCAACACTTACTGTTTTTGATATTTCATTGTTGTCTAATAAAGACTATATAGGTGAGGTACTAAATAACAACAATCGTGTAACTTGGTTTGATCACCACGAACCAGGTGAAACTGATCTAGGTGAAAACTTTTCAATAAAAGTAGATGCAGACCCAAATTGTTGCACAAACATTTTAGTTGATAAATATATAGACGGATTACACAGACCTTGGACTATATGTGGAGCATACGGAGATAATTTACACGAACAAGCAGAAAAACTTAATCCTAACTTCAATGAAACGATAATGTCGGAACTTAAAGAAATTGGTGAAACATTAAACTATAATGGATACGGAAACGAATTATCAGACTTAACAGTTGATCCAAAAGAAGTGTATCTTGATTTACATCAATATGTATCTCCGTTTCAATACAGAAAAAAATCGGAAATCTACAACAAAATTCATACACAGATGATTTCAGATAAAGCAGAATTAAGTTCATCAGAAATTTTACACGACACAGATACAGGTAAGGTAATTCTACTTCCGAACACAAAAGCATCCGTTCGGTATTCGGGTATATATAGCAATCAACAAACAACAGATACCCCAAACAAAGCATTTGCAATTTTAACATTGATAGACGAAGAAACTTATCGTGTAAGCATCCGTTCACCAAAAACAAATCCATACGGAGCAAGCAAACTTGCCTTACAATTTCCAACTGGTGGTGGTCGTGAGAAAGCAGCGGGTGTTAATGAGCTGCCAAAGTCAGAATTGAATAACTTTATTGAAAAGTTTGAAGGAGTGTATGGTCAATGAAAATTAACTTTACTAACATCATAAAAAATAGTATAGTAATTTTACCGAATAAAGTAAAAAATATAAAAAACAACAATCAGATATCTGCACAAGATCTAGCAGATAGATGGGGATAAAAATTATGAGTGAAACAGACGAAAGTATTAGACCTTGGGGAAATTATGAAATTCTTCTAGACGCAGATTACTGCAAAGTTAAACGCATCTTCGTGAAACCGGGACAAAGATTAAGTTATCAGTATCATCACAAACGACAAGAAGCATGGACAGTCGTTAGTGGGATTGCGAGAATAACTTTAGATGATGTTACGGAAGATTACAAAGCAGGTGAAACCGTGTTGATTCCACTCGGAGCAAAACATAGAATGGCAAATCCAAGTGCCACAGGAGATATGATTTTAGTGGAAGTTCAAACAGGAACTTATTTTGGTGAAGATGACATTGTTCGTGTTCAGGATGATTATGATCGTCCAGAAAAACATAAATCGGAATAGTAAAATGAAAACAGTAGCAGTTAGTGGATACTTTGATCCTATTCATGTAGGACATTTAGAGTATTTAGAAATGGCAAAACAACTTGGTGATCGTCTTGTTGTTATTGTAAACAACAATCATCAATGTGTTCTTAAAAAAGGCAAACCATTCATGGATGAAGCAGATAGAGTAAAAATCGTAGAAGCACTTAAAATTGTTGATGAAGTGTTTCTCAGCATTGATCAAGACAAAAGTGTATGTGCTTCTCTAGATGCAATTAAACCCGACATCTTTGCAAATGGTGGAGATAGAAGTACGGGTGAAGTTCCTGAAAGTGTTGTTTGTAAAAATCATAACATTGAAATGGTTGATGGTCTCGGCGACAAAATACGAAGTTCAAGTGATTTAACCGGGTTAAAAGAACAAAAGTGAACAAAGTATTAATAACAGGTGGTGCGGGATTCGTTGGCACTGCACTTATACGCAAACTTATTCGCAAGTATAAGAATATAGAAGTTGTGTCTATTGACAATTATAGTAGTGGGTATGAAAGTAACCACATCAAAAGCAAAAAAATAACTTATCTTGATAAGGATACTCAGACGTTGATTCCGAAAAAATTTGATGCAAATAATACCAAAATGGATGTTGCCGATTCATTTGAACCAGATGTTGTTTTTCACTTCGGAGAGTTTTCAAGAATAGTAACAAGTTTTGATGGATTTGATAGTTGTTGGGATTATAATATACAAGGAACAAAAATGGTTCTTGATTATTGTGTTGCAAAAAAAGCAAAGTTAATTTACTCTGCTAGTTCAAGTAAGTTTGGTAATGATGGTAAAGATGAAAATCTTTCTCCGTATGCGTGGATGAAAGCAAAAATGGTTGAACTCATAAAGAACTACGCAGATTGGTTTGATTTGAAATATGAGATAACCTATTTTTATAATGCTTACGGACCTGGACAAGTTAGAACAGGAGATTATGCAACCGTAATAGGAATCTTTGAAGAGCAATATGCTAAAGGAGAACCACTCACGGTTGTGGAACCAGGAGAACAATCAAGAGATTTTACTCATGTTAATGACATTGTGAATGGTGTGGTGCTGGCGGCAGAGAATGGACGTCAGGATGAATACCCCCTTGGAACTTCTATTTCTCATAAAATAATTGATGTAGCAAAAATGTTTAATCACAAACACATTATGATTCCAGAAAGACGGGGTGAAAGATTTTACGGAAAAGCAATTCCTTCTTTAACTTACCAACACTTAGGTTGGGTTGCAAAAATAAAACTTGAAGATTACATTAAAAAAATAGTTGACGCAAAGTAAAATAATTCATATAATATATATATGAATTTTAGGAATTTAAAGCTAGATTACCCCAAACCATTTCACAATGGAAAAAAGTGGGTCTATGAAGATAGTCCAATATATGAGAATTTGTTGAGTTGCTTTTGGAATACACAACATCCAGAAGATTCATTTAAAGATTCTCCAAGACTACGTGACCCATTTAGGAAAATAAACAACATGACCAACCAAAAACTGCTTGGTCATAAAGAAGATACTTACGAAAAAGTAGATTGGGTTGAAGACGAAGGTGGAGTTATTCGTGCGTGTATTTTATATTTCGTTATTCCGAAAATGCATTCCAAGAAAAAGAAAATAGTCAGTTTTACTGGTAGAGAAATAACACTAAGTAGCAATGACTCATACATACAGGAAGTGGCCTGCTATCCTGGATACGAAGAGTGGTTAGGAAATCTCATTCAAAAGCATGAAGCAAAAGGAAACTTTTTTGAATCAGGAACTACAGTAGTTGAGTGTGATATGCAATTGAAACGAATTCGTGATCTTCTTGCATCAATTGGATATACTCGCAAAGACAATTTAATATCAAGTTTTGCAGATATGTACGGATTTTGGTTTAAGGGTGGTGAGCATACGCAGATTGATCCTGCCCAAGAAATTGCGTTGCAACGACTTGCCATGCCCAACATACCCAATCCTAAAAAAATAATGGAACAACTTGATAAGGTAAATTCAGATTTCTCTAATCACTACTCTAACTACAACAAAAGTGATTCGTGGTCGGGTATTACAGTTTCTGGATATGGAGGTGATTGGGACTTTATTATCAAACCAAGTGAAATGGGTAACAAGTGGAAAAAAGAAAATCCAGAAAAACTAAAATGGAAAGTTGAAGATACCCCACTTCGTGAAAAACTTCCGGCGGTTGAAGAATATCTTAAATTACTTCCATACGAATTTGAAAGAATTCGGATATTAAAGTTATCCGGGGGTGAGGGTGAGTTACAAAGACACACCGACAGACAAGACAAAGAAGCAGGTATATCAGACAATCAATGGGCAAGAGTTCACTTTCCAATTAGAACTAACCCAAAGGTTCAGTTTACGTTGTGGAACACAGACGGATCAAAAACGGTAGACAAAATGAAACAAGGAGAATTGTGGTATCTTGATATGAGAAAACCTCATACCGCATTCAACGGTGGAACAGAAGACAGATACCACTTGGTGGTTGATTTAAAAGCAAATAAAAACTTTAGAGATTGGATGGTAGAAAGCAGTAAACTATACCCACCTACGAAAGAAGCAGACGATTACATTGAATGAAAATCTCAGAAGATCGACTTCAAAAAATGTACGATATTGCAGGTGTAACTAAAGACAAGTTACACAACTCACTTAGAATCATGGGAATACAACATCTTAAAACAAAGTTAATGCGAGAGGGTTGGTCAGAAGATAATCCAACCAAAAACTATTGTTATGTAATTGCAGAGTTTGTATATTACTATTTATCACCACGTGGTTCTAAACCATATAAACTACCTGGTATACCAGGAGACGATGGACTTCATCGTTTTATTATGTGGCCAGATTATTCAATAGTTGATTTGGCAGTTGATCAATTTTCTAATTTTGAAGATGTGGATTACACGAAAGCAAAAAAGTGTTATTTCATGTATAATACGGTTGGCAGACCAGGACCTTCCAATAGAACGCGTATATTGGGTGAACTCATGGGATGTAATCTATCAAAAGACCGAGCAAACAAAGTAAACACAAAGGAATGGTAATGTTATCACAATTTATAGAATCAGTATATGAAGACAACACAGGTAATGTGTGGAGTGAAGATCAACTACTTGGTCTGGTGAAAGATTGGGAAGACCCAAATCCTGATCCGGTTATTATCAATTATGAAGGTATTGATGTAGTGCGTGATGATTTATTAAACTACGGAAGTAAGATTAGGTTTGTTGATAAGTTTATACAAGAAACAACGGCAAACGAAATTGTATTTGGTTGTTGTCCTGCAACAGGATATGCACAAATATCTTTACCGGTCGTTGCAGAGAAATACGGAAAAAAAGTAATTCTGTTTATGGCAAAACGAAATCCTGAGAATTACCACGAATATCAAAAAAGAGGAATGGGTTTGGGTGCTATATACGAATGGGTTAATATGGGAATGCTATCGGTAACCAAATCAAGAGCAAAAAAATATGTTGCAGAAGACCCTGAAAATAGAATGGAATTTCCAATTGGTCTTGAACATCCAACGGTTGTGGCAAGTATAATAAAGGTTGCACGAAATGCGTTGTCCAAAAAATTACCAAGTGAGATATGGAGTGTTGGATCAAGTGGAACTATTAGTCGTGGTTTACAACTTGCGTTTCCTGAGATACCTGTTAATGTAGTATCTGTTGGACATAAAATGAATGAACGAGAAATAGGACGAGCAAAATATTATAGATCAGAGTATCAGTTTGATAAAGCAATAAAAGAAAGTGAAATGCCACCATTTCCATCTGCTCCGACTTATGATGCTAAAGCATGGAAGTTTGTTAAAGAACACGCAAAAGAAGGTGCGTTGTTTTGGAATGTAGGTGCATAATATGAAAAAATACTTTTACGAAAAAAACAATCTTGCAGAATGTAGGGTTAATATTACATTCCATGAACTATTACAAAAGAATGGTACAGAGTTAACCAAGTGGATAGACGAACTTAGAACTTATATTGTAGACACTTGGGATAATGAGGGTCTTCCTCCGAGAACTGGTAAAAACGAAAAAGATATTATTGCCAACTTAAACAAGTTATCAGGATACAATGTATATAAGTTTCAGCACAAAGACGAAATGGACGGAACAAATACCATCGTCAAAAACTTTAACAAGTTCGCAACCGTAGTTGATCAGTTTTTTCCAACAATGCTTAAAACTAAAATAGGTTCAAGTAAGCATACATCTTGGAGTGTTTATGATTGCTTTGCTAATCCAGAGAAACGAGAAAGTTTTCACACTTGCATGAGACGAACCGTGCGAAGAGATTCATTTTATGCTCATGGAAGAACAATCAAGAAAAATGATTATGATGTTCCGTGTCCAACTGAAAACGCAGAAGAGTGGGTTCGTAATTTTGTCAAAGAGAAACATCTTCATCCACACAACGACTTTTGGATTATTGAGTTGTTCACCGAAAAGAAGTTTGATTCATACGAAGAAAGTAGTTTGATGCTTACTGCAAAGCAAATAAGAAAATTACACAAAGAAGGTTTGCTTGAAATAAACAACATCAGAAATTTAGAAAGAACTGCAAACTTCGGTGACGATATTGAAAATATAAATGATGTCGTTATTGAAGATGACAAAGAAGTAGAGTTTCGTTTTAGCATTAGATATTACGACAAAAACTCAAGAATATTTCCATCAGCAATGGAAGCATTCAAGTTGGGTCTTAGTCAACCAGCAGTAAACTTTCCTCCGTTGACTGCAAAGTACATTTATCAGAAGTACACAGACCACATTCAAGATAAAAGTGATCTTCATATATATGATCCAAGTGCAGGATGGGGTGGTCGCATTCTTGGTGCTATGTCAGTACATGATCGTCAAATTCATTATATCGGAACTGATCCAAACACCGACAATTATATTGATGAACTTGGCAAAAGTCGTTACGAATATCTTGCAGACTTTTTTAATGATAAAACAAATGGAGGTAATCCATTCTTTGGTCATCGCAACACATATGATGTTTATCAAAATGGAAGTGAAGAAATTCACAATAACCCAAGTTTCCAAAAATATAAAGGCAAACTTGATTTGGTTTTTACAAGTCCACCATATTTTAATCGTGAGCAATATTCAGCAGATGAATCTCAGAGTTTCAAAAAGTTTCCAGAGTATGCAGATTGGAGAGACAATTTTCTTCGTCCTACTTTGAAAACGGCGGCAGAGTATTTAAAGAACGATAGATACTTGCTTTGGAATATCGCAGACATCGCAGACGGAGATGGATTTATGCCATTAGAAAAAGATAGTCGTGATATTCTTGCGGAATACGGACTTGAGTATGTTGAAACTCTTAAAATGCTTATGACAACAATGCGTGGTGTTAAAGCAGAAACGGTTAAGAATTGTTGCAAGATAAACGGAGAGTTACAAAAGTACGAACCTATCTTTGTGTTTTACAAGAAATGAAGAAATATTTTTACGAGAAAAACAACCTCGTAGATTGGGAGCAAAACATAACCTTCCATCAGTTACTTTTAAAAAGCAAAGAGGAACTTGAAATTTGGTTGGATGATTTAAGATATTATATTGTTACCACTTGGAATGAAAAAGGAATTCCACCGAGAAGTGGTAAAATAGAAAAAGATATTATTGCACAATTTAATAAACTACAAAGATATGATGTTAGCAAGTTTTTACATCTTGATGAACTTGATAAATCAAACACCATTGTAAAAAACTTTAACAAGTTCGCAACTGTAATTGATCAGTTTTTTCCAACAATGCTTAAAACGAAAATGGCATTGCAAACAGGTACTCATTCAGAAAGCATTTACGACTATTTTGTTGATCCCGATAAAAGAGATAGTTTCCACGTCACGATGAGAAGAACAATTAGACGAGATGCTTTTTTTGCTCACGGAAAAACAATCAGAAAAAACGATGATGAAGTACCATACCCAACAAACGATGGAGAAACTTGGATTAGAAACTTTATAGCAGAAAAACATTTACATCCCGACAATGACTTTTGGATTATTGAACTTTTCACAGAAAGAAAGTTTGAAGACTATGAAGAAAATCATTTATTGTTATCTGCTCAACAAATACTTAGGTTGTATAAAGAGGGCTTGCTTGAACAAAACAATATCAGCAATTTAGAAAGAACAACAGACTTTAACACAGACTTTGATAAACTTGATACACTTGATGAAACTCAATATAAATTTAGTATTCGTTACTACAACAAAACATCAACCATCTTTCCATCAGCAATGGAAGCACTTCGTCTTGGACTTGGAAGACATCCTGCCGTAAACTTTCCACCATTGACTGCAAAGTTCGTTTATCAAAAATATACAGACCACATTGAAAACAAAAATGATCTAACCGTATATGATCCAAGTGCAGGTTGGGGTGGTCGCATCCTTGGTGCTATGAGCATAGATGATCGTCAGATACATTATGTCGGAACAGACCCAAATACAGACAACTATATTAGTGAACTCAATAAATCAAGATACGAATATGTAGCAGATTTTTTCAACGACAAAACAAATGGTGGTAATCCATTTTTTGGACACCGTAATACATATCAGTTGTTTCAAGATGGAAGTGAAGTCATTCACCAAAACAAAGAATTTGAAAAATATAAAGGAACATTTGATTTAGTATTTACCAGTCCACCATATTTTAATCGTGAACAATACTCATCAGATGACACACAAAGTTTCAAGAAGTTTCCATCGTATGAAGATTGGAAAGAAAACTTTCTTCGTCCCACATTAAGAACTGCATCTCAGTATTTAAGACACGACAGGTATTTATTGTGGAATATCGCGGACATCACTCACGGTGGTGGATATATACCACTTGAAGAAGATAGCAAAAACATTTTACAAGAATATGGTCTTGAGTATGTTGAAACTCTTAAAATGCTTATGGCAACAATGCGTGGAGATAGAACCACAATCAAAAATTGTTGTCAAATAAACGGAGAGTTGCACAAGTACGAACCAATCTTTGTGTTTTACAAAAAATAATATAAATACCTTGACTTATTATAATAATAATATTATATTATATATATGAAAATTAAAATAGAAGATTACTTTGGAAACGACTTGTGTTCGTTTGATGTAGACGGGTCGGTTGATAAATTACCTTTAAAGTTGGTAAATTGTAACATTGCCGATATAGATGAAGACGAAACGAGTGAACCGTATGTCAGAGTTCAATTAGAAACTCAAACTTCTTAATATTCTTACGCAGAGAAAAGTTCTATTTTTCCGTTTATTCCACACTTGTCAAGTTTCACTCCAAAAAACTTTTGAAGATAAACAAGTGCTTTTGCTCCTTGTTTCTTTAACCAATCAAATGCAATTGAAACTCGTTCGGAAATCCAATTCCATATTTTAACAAAACGGTCTTTTACTTTGTTGCTAACAGATGTTATTCCGTCACGAACTTTTTTAAGTAATTGCCATTCATTGAGATTTTGATAACTCGATTCAGTTAATAATCTTTTTCCAAATTCGTCTTGTTTGAAACCTTCTTGAATAATAGTAGAAAATGTTGGACATATCGTTGAAAAGTTTTTATTTTCTACAACCTGCTTCTTCATCCACGCAGTAACCTTCTTTGGGTCTTGTTCCATATTTCCTCGGAGTGCCATATAAGGAGTGCTATTACCACTTGTTTTGAATGACAAATAAAATTTATATTGACTTGCCAACGAAGAAATATCACTTGGAGAATTCATTTTGTATTGTGATGTAATTTTACCACTATCAGTATCAATTTCCACCATAGTATCAGCACGACTTTCCGATGAATCTCCAAACTTAACAGAACCGGTAGCTGCTTCAAATACAAACAAGTCTTTAAATTTTGAATCACTTAAAAACAAACGATTCATTTCCGATGTAATAAACTTACCATCATCTCTTGCTTGCTTCAAATTATCAACCACGGGTTTAAGTTTCTTCATTTTCTTTGGATCACCCTCACTTGCTTTGATGTCTTTTTCAAGAGCAGATATACTACCACGATAACCACTTTCAGATAAATCAAGAATTGAACTTTTAAATGAATCTAAGATTTTATTTACACTGCTCGGATAATTCTTGCCATACATACTAACAGCTGCTCCGAATGTAGAAGCTGCTTCTGCTTGCTTGGCACTCATTGCTTGAGAACCACCTGCTTTCTTTAATGAAATTTTCTTTGAACCACCCTTGATATCAGTCTTTGGAGTTTTGTTCATACTACCACTTCCGTATTCTTTAAATATCTCTCCCCATTCACTTGATACCCCTGCACCACCCTTTCCACTACCAGTTTGTGAAATGGGTGCATATCCGTTTTTCTTAAATGCACTTGCAATCTTTTCTGCAATGTCACGATTAAATTCACTATCCCAAAAACCTTTTCTTTCTATCCTAGACCATTCGTCAGGTACTTCTTTTGATGGGTCTTTCTTTTCAATAGTAGCAAGACCAATAGCAATCATTGCCTCCCAATCTTCTCCACTTGGATTACCACTACTCGCACCACCACTCATATCATTTTGTGATTTACCTATTTTACTAATAGGAACACCAAATAGTTGCTTTATCTTGGTTTCACCACGACCACCCCAATCAGAAATTCCATCTTTGTCTGTTGCAGATAAAAGTTGCTTCTTCATATCTTTCCACAAAGCAGTAGTACCACTTTTTATTTTAAGAGGATTATTTTTATCATCAAGAACTTCGTTGCTATCAACTTTGTCAATGAACCTTTGCTTGTTGTCACGTTTAAACAAATCGTGTAAAGCAAGTTCACACAAAACATCTTCATACGCAATAGATGTAATCAGAGACTTATTCAAATAATGTTCTACAATATCCACGACAATAAATATATATCAAAGATATTTTATTACCAAACAGGAACAGATAACGAACAAACACCCTCCATAATAAATCCCATTTTTTCAAGTACGGGACTTAATCCTTTTTGAAATAGTTCCCAAAAGTAATCAAGAACCTTCTTTATAGCATTTTCATAAAACTGCAAAAGTAAAACTTCAATTTTATCATATGATGCTTTAACCCAAGTTGACGCAGAATCAAATCCACTTTTTATGGTGTCCCAAATTTTACCTTCGTTGAGTAGTTTCAATTGATCTTCAAGTTTATTGTATTCCTCGGTTATGATATTTTCTATGTTGCTATTAATAGACTCAGCAGCCAATCCAAACTTAATGAATTTTCTGCGACCACTTCCTTTGAAACTAATATCAACATTATTACAAAGATTACCATTGCTTTGTGACCACTTGAATAAATCGTGTACTTTCTTTACACCGTTAGAATCAAATACCAATATCTTGTTAGCAACCGCAGTATTATCACCAAAGTAGTTTCCTCCTTTAGATGCTTTACCAGTAAACTTACCAAGACCACTTGCAGCTTCATACACAATCCACTTTTTAAGTTCTGCGTTGTTTTGCATAATCTCACGAATACGAGTTTTCCAAGTATCTGCTTTTAATGCCACATCAATCAAATCCATTATTTGAGTTCTAAGTGCTTCTTTGGTTAATAAATCAGAAGGAACATCTGCTTTTTCAAGATAATCCTTTGCAATTGTAACATCACCGATTTTCATATCCGATGAAATATAATCAGAACGCATTTTGCTGATTTGTTTTGCAGTTAGTGGTTTAACTCCTTTGATGTAATCTCCTTGAAGTTTAGGAGCATCTGCATTTGATATAGCATTATTAACTGCCAACTCTGCACGAATGTGTCGTTTAATTTCATCGTCCGTTGCTTGTTTTGCTTTTGACTTAACAACATCATAACGACCACTGTCGGATATAACCCAATCACGAAAATCTTTTTTACCTTTACCAACTTCTACATTTATATCCGTGCGAATTGCTTTTGACATTTCTTTTTCAAAAATATCAAACAACTCTTTTATCTCAGAATCAGATGTCAGTTTTCCACCACTTGCTTCTAAATGTTTAACGGCAAATTCAAATACTCCACTTGCTTCACCGGAAGTTCCACTTACAAGTTGAGCACTTTTTGCAGAACTACTTGCTTGCTTTACAGACAACCGATTCCGATTGTTTCCAACCAAGTCTGCTTTTGATGCTTCTTTTTTTCCGTTTTTGTAAAATGTAGATGCAGATGTTTTTCCTGACCACAATAAAGTACCACCGATGTTCTTTAATCCTTTCGCAACTTTTTTACCTGCATTATACACTAATTTGTTTGCTTTAATCTTTTTCCAAGTTGCTTTGTCTACACCTGCCGATTTAAGAGCATCTGCTTCCTTCTTACCTTGTTTGATGTTATACGCAACACATATAGCAACTTCGGCATCCGAGGCATTTGTAGTGGCAGCTTCACGCATCAAAGTTCTTAACTCAGAAGAAACATCGGTTAAATCAATCTCCGATAGATAATGTTCAACAACATCCATGATGAATAAATATATATTAAAACAATTTTATCGTATCAATTTGGGAAAGTCGGTAAATACACCATTAACACCCAACTCTCGTAAATACCGAATTTGTTTGATTTCATTTACGGTATATACATATATTCGTATGTTGTTGTTTACGCAATACTCGATAATTTTCTCGGAAATACTTTCAAGTGGAAGATTCAAAGAATGAATATTATACTTAATGTAATCATCTTTAAGTCGTTTGATTTCTTCTAAATTACAATACTGATCGTACAACAAATATGAAAGTTTTATTTTCTTTTTAAATCTATGTATAGTGTTTATAGTAGCAAGACTAAAACAAGATAAAGTAATGCTTTTGTTTTTCCACTCTGGTTTTTCTAAATATGATTCTGCTATATTAGCAATATTTAAGGCTGCTTGATTGCTTTTGATTTCTACATTAACATCAACACGACCATTTATACAATCAAGTGTTTGTTGTAATGTAGGAAGTTTCTCAAGATTAGGATATATTAGTTTATTTACATCTGCTTCAGATGCTTCGTTGGTTTTTAAATCAACACCAAACATTCTATTAAAGTTACAGTCGTGAAAAATTCTAAAACGATTTCCTATACTTTGCACATCAAATTCAATCGCATCACACCCACGATCAATTGCTTCTTCAAATGCTTGCAATGTATTTTCAGTAAAATCACCACTTGCTCCACGATGAGCAATATTAACAAAATCATCTTTTTCTACATCTTTTAGAAATTCCAATATCTTACAAAACACACTACACTCAAGTCCTTTGTCGTGAATTGTAAGATGAGTATTTAACTTGGTTGTATAAAATCGTTTGAAAGTAGCACCAAGTTTTTTAAATGCTCGTTTTCCACTTCCATAAAATACAGTTGGATCATTGTATTCTTGAATTAAAAAGGTAGGACACTTCACATCTTGTAATATAGTACCTGCTATTTTAGACATTTTACGTAGTTCGTTTGTTGCCGACAAATTAACAAGAGGTTGATTTAGATCAGGATCCTCACTATCATTAGTAATTGATTCTAACATTATCTTTTGTAAATTTAGTTTATTGCATATTTTGTTGTATACCATCACACCAGGAAGAAGTTTGTTGAAAACGTTCTTAACACCAAATACACCATTTACAATAATTAATCCTTCAGGTCTTATGCTTTTTAAACTAGCAACATATGCAGATATACAACCACCCAAAGAAAACCCAATCATATAAACTTTATTGCACCTTTGTTTTAAATTTAAATACTTTTCTTTTACATCATCAACCCAGTTGTTCCAAGTTGCAGTTGCAATATTTTCTTGATCATATCCGTGTCCAGTTAATTCCACTAAACTTGTTTCCCACCCAAGCGTTTCGTATATATAATTGCTTAATGGGACCATTTGTTCATGTTTGCTTAGAAACCCATGACACAAAAGAACCCCAATTGTATCAACTGAGGTTTTGTTTGCTCTTGCAGAATTACTTATTTCAAGTTGTTCTAGCATACACATATTATTCCAGTCACACGTTTCTGGATATGAGCATGATGTTTTTATGCACTTGAGTTTAGTCATCCCAATATATATATATTAGATGACGTGAAAATCAATCCCAATTTCCTTGGGCAGGATACATATCATAGTTACAATTTAAATAACTGTCGGATTGTTTTATATATTCAGTCTTCAACTCTGCTCTTCGGTGTTCGGTTAACTTGTTGTTCATTCGTTTACCCATCCACATTGCTTCCAAGGCAAGTTCACGGATAGCACCTAAATTAAATGCTTCATCATCTGCGTTTTGGTATATAAGACGAATTACATTACATACAGTTCTTTTATCATCCATGTTGAGCGGGGTGATATCTTTTAATGCGTGTTCACGATTATCTTTCGTAAACGGTTTTCCTTTAAATTCGTCTTTATTACTCATAACATCTATAAATATTATAATAAATGAATTTTGTGTGGATTAATTTGATAATAACAAAATCGTTCCGTAAAGAAAGCACACTACCAAAGCAGAAGCACCAACACAGATTAAGAGTTCCATTTATCTGCCTGCGAAGTCATCTAGTTTGAACTTCGTCTTAAATTTTTTGTTGATATCATCAAGAAACTTTTGATCTTCAGGAGCAGTAACTTCACCCCAATCTAAATCTCCGTCAAATGTTTCAAAACTACCATCACGCAACATAGCAACTGACATAAGAGTTCCGTTGTCTACCATATAAGCAGCTCCATATTTTTCCATAGGAATCATTTTGCTTTTCTTTGCTTCGTTTACATTAAGTTTATTTTTTAAATAACCACGAACAAGTTCACGTAATTTTGTTTCTTGTTCTGCAAATACTTTACCACTATATTTATCTGATTTCAATTTATATTTCCTTACTATACTTGATATAACGGGAGCAGACGCATCGAAGTGTTTGTTTGTTTCTTTGAAGAATGCCACAAGTGCCTCCTTTCCTTTTAAATCAAGATGACTTTTAAGTGCATTCTTAATTGCATCACCACCTTTAATAATCTGTAAACTAACAGGATTTGCATTTGAACCGGTGTTCTTTTTAATTTTGTCCAATAAACCAACAACTGCACTTCCGATTGCAACAATTAAAGTTTTCATTTCAATGTCTTCTACATTAGCAGGTAGAATTCTTGAATTAAATTTTGTTTCAACAACTGCTTTGTGTAGAACTTCTTCTTCCATTGAATACATTCTTTCTGCTTGCCATGTTTCAAACCGTCCTGCATCCTTTCCTTTAACTTGACCACGGGTTACCCATGTAAACCTCTTTGTGTTTTCCCCGGGATCAATGTCAGGAAATGCCGTTTGTGCATCTTTAAGATTTCTGAACACCTCAACTCCACCACCATTGGACGTAATTTTTCCATTTTTAACACCAACGACTTGGACAGACATATTGGGTTTATACCCTCTCCACTCTTCACAAATAATATTTTCGGACTTCATAAACAATAAATATATATCTTTTACAAAAAAACTTAGGGTTTATAATAAACACTTGCAGTTACCATCAGTTGCTTACCATCATAAGATTCGGTTGTAACGTTTCGTCCACTTGACGATGCGATGATTTTTGTTTTTCCACTTGCAGAGCTCTTTGGTTCTTTTTCTATTGGTAAACGAATAATTACCTCGTTGGTTTCTTTATCTATTTCTACTTTCATATTATTTCTTTGCTAAAGTGGTGGAGATGAACGGGATCGAACCGATGACCTTCTGAATGCAAATCAGATGCTCTTCCAACTGAGCTACATCCCCTAAAGTTTATTAAGTTAACCTTTTTGTTTATTGCCGATGGCATTGCCATATGATCTACCCATTGCCAGTAGTGTTTTGATATCTAATGGTATATAAAGTGCCGACAGCTTTAATGGTGGATTAGCAAGCATTGCTTGTCCGTACCTGTGGTGACCATCTAATATATAACCTTCCTGCGAAGCAATAACAGATGCCTTGGTGAGTGGTGATCCGTCTTCTGGTACACCAAACTGAATAATATTACCTACTAGTTTTTCCAACCAAATCTGACTTTGAGTGGGTTTGAGATTCTTTGCAGGAAACTTTGTCCATTTACCTTTAATAACATCATCCGTTGGATCACCATCTTGCATTCCAAGTTTTACCCACTGCTTTCCGTTCTTTTTATTTAATGCCTTTGGAAACCTTGAAATAAAGTTATCTACTTTATATGGTTTGAAAATATCAATATGACCAAGAGCAAGTTTTTTGGTAAACATTTTCATATCGGTTGGTTCTATCACGGGCATATCAATTCGTGGAATATCTAATGCAGATTTACACGCCCTTTGAAGATTCATATAGTTTTTATCAAACTCGGGAATAACTTCATTTAACGTTTTACCTGCGTTAGTAAATTCAGATTCAGCATAATCTCGTGCTTTATCTAGACTCAAACTTGCAACATTATATTTAAAACCACCCTCTTCCGAAAGAAGTTCAGATATACAAGTTTGAATGAGTTTTTTTAGTTGTGGTATTTCCATGTGAATATATAAATATAACTATATGATAAAAACTGGAGGAGAGGACAGAATTCGAACCTGAGGTTGCATTACACAACACAACATTTCCAATGTTGCACATTAAACCACTCTGTCACCTCTCCCAAACTGGCCTCCTCACGGAGATTCGAACTCCGGTTGCATGGATGAAAACCATGTGTCCTAACCTGGCTAGACGATGAGGAGAAAAGGTGGAGCCACTTGTCAGGATCGAACTGACGACATCCTCATTACAAGTGAGGTGCTCTACCATCTGAGCTAAAGTGGCATAAAATTGATATGGAGCATCGGACAGGACTCGAACCTGCATGATAGGGATTTGCAGTCCCTTGCCTAGCCATTCGAGCCACCGATGCGTGAAATAAAACATTTGCCCCTCTCATTAAAATGGTTTGGACACCCCTAATTGGACGTTGTGCCTATGTTAACTACACAGGAAGTTTTAACTATGATTTTACTATACTTGTTTTTATAAGAAATGTCAACAATTAAAAAGAAGAATTTTTAAAAAGAAATGGTTTCCATTCTTCTCGTATAACATTTCCAACTTCATAAAAAGGTTTTGGTGGTTCTGCTTTAAGAATCTCTCCTTTAAAATCATAATAAGGAAATATACTTCCTTTGCGAGAGTTACACTTTACACAGGTTAGTGTTAAATTGAAATAATCGTTGTCACCACCTTTACTTTTTGGTTTGATGTGTTCAATAGTTAGTTGATTTTGAGGAAAGTGGTTTCCACATATTTGACACAATCCTTCATATTTCTTGTACAAATACTTTAATGATGGTTTCCGTTTCGCATTATATGTGAAGTTTGCAGTTGTGAGCAATATAGTGGGAACTGGTATAACATGATTAACTGAACGAATAAATGGTTGTTCGGAATAAAATCCATGTTTATATTCCAACCAAGTATCCCAATCACACGTATTTCCATCACTAGCAACAGCTACAACCTTTGGCCGTGTTTTATGAAATCGTTCTTTAGCACCCATCAATTTCTTTAAACCCTCTTTGACAGATGTCACATTCAGAGGAGTCCAGTAATGAGTCAATAAAAGAACTAAATTTTCAGATGAACTTACATATTGATACATTGTTTATATAATAATATAAACAAAATAAATTACAAGTATAAAAATGTTGACTATAAAATATTTTTGAGATAAGTTAATTATATGAAATCAAATAATATAAATTCTTACGGAAGCAATTTGATACTTGAGTTGATATTGACATCTGAGTTGTATATGAACCAATACATTGATTCATTTCCTGATATGACAGACAATGCATTGAGTTTTTCGGTTGATCCTGAGTGCAGTTGTCGTGAGAGTATAATAACTCACTACAACCAAAACACAGAATCAGTTTCACGATTCACGGAAGGTTTCCTCACGGAAAATCCGAATGCAATTGATCTCAAGCAATTTATTAGCAAGTACGAGACAAATGAAGTATCGGGAAAGTTTTTCAAAATTGAAAAAACAGAAGAAGCATATGCAAACTTCATTAAAACCTCACAAACTGAAAATTGGATATACAATCATATGTCTATTACCACAGATGATGATTCGTATACAATCTTCTTTGCATAAAAAAAGACTTGCATCAAACCTGTAAACACTATAATATAATATTATTTAACAAACGGAATAACCCTAAACATAAAAACTATGAGCAAATCACAAGAACTATATGACCAAATCAAGGCTTTGTATGAAGCATTTGATGATAATCACACGCAAAACGCAGAAACTGGAACAAAAGCAGCTGGTACCCGAGCGAGAAAAGCAATCGGAGAAATTAAGAAACTGGCAACAGAGTATCGTAAAGCATCGGTAGAAGAATCAAAACAATCATAGAAACGGAATTAATATGACAAAAGAAGATCAAGTAAAACAAAATTTAAATGTTGAAACAAACGTCTCCGTATCCAAGAAAAAGTTAATAGTGAACTGGCCAACAGGTCAATTCTCTATTGCAGATTTGGAACGAGAACACCCAACCGCAGTACCAATTACCCTGAGATTTAGAGTAAAAAAAGCACTAGAAAACGGTACAATTAAAACTGCAGGTAAAGTAGAAGGTGAAATTGGAAGACCCACCTTGTTATTCGAAAAAGTAAATTAGTTCAACTAAAACACATTGTATATATATTTATATAAACTATGTCATTTGAAAACTTAGACCAAAACTTTGAGAATATTGCTCAAAAAAAAGCACAACCCAAAGGTGCTAGAGAAGATGATGCTATGAAGCACTTTGAAAAAAATCACGAACAGGATAAAGAAAAATACGAAAAATCTGTTAGTGATACAAGTGGATTGCTATCCATGTTTCAAAAGAAACTAGCACAATCTACCCCCGAACGAATTCGTGGTGGAGAAGAATTTGACACACTAACTGTCACATCCGACAATATCACCAAATCGAACACAAACACATCAGGTGAAGATGTATCTGAGGAAAGCATAGAAAAGTTGCTTGGTAAAAATAAAGAACAACCAAAACCGACCGAAAACAAACCAACTGAACCAAATCCTATATCAAATCTCGTGGTAGAACAAACAAATGTTCAAATAGTAAACTCAGAAAAAGTTACAAATGACCTAAAACCAAAGCAAAAAGCAGAAGAAACTTTGGTTGTTGACAGAACTAGATATGGAGATAGTTATCCTGAAATGAATAAACGAGCACAAACTTCTGACGGTCTGTCTCAGCAAGCAATACTCAGAGCAGCCAACGGAGAAAGTGTAAACGGAATGCCGGGTGGAACTAATGACGAAGTGGATGACTATATAGGTGAGCAACTTAAAATTCATAATGAAAACAAGTTGAAAAAAGCACAACAGAATGTAGATAAAAATTCGTCAGGAAGTTTTGGAGAAACAGTGATATCACAATCCAATCCCGAACCTGAAGAGTTAACTGAAACCGAACTTACTGAAACAGATATAACTCCCACATCGGACCAAGCAAGTTGACAATTAAATTTTGTTTTGGTTTATGAATAACCAACTAAAAGAACAATTCAAAAAGTTCTACGATATGAAACCGTATCTTCTTATTGAAGAAGATGAATGGAAAGACATCATGCAAAGATATGAGAAAGAAGATGTCGTAGAAGAATTAGCAAAAGCATTGCACACTTATTCAGCTCCGTTGCCAGAGATAAGTGATAAACAAACTCTTGATAGTTTAAACAAGTTAAAAGGAATCAAGCACAACGATGTTCTCGTTGAAAAGAAGTGGTTTCCTCGCAACGAAAGAAAAAGCAACTATCATTTAAACTACAAAGATTCTCAGTTTCTATTGAAAAGAAACAACTCGGGTAACAATGCTTCCAACCCGTTTCATGTGGAAAATCGTTGGAAAGTAGATTGGACACGAACACCAAGTGGGTGGAAGACATGGCAAACGGTTAAAGGAATCAAAACAATCGTTCGTGCTTATTGGACATTAGATAAAGTTCTTAATCGTGTTGATGTTAATACTCTGCGTGTTGCTACAACTCTTCGTAAGTATGTCGCATCACAATTCAAACCGGCAGTAGCAAAAGCATTTTACGATCACTTTAAAAGCAGAAATGTATTAGACTTTAGTGCAGGATGGGGTGATAGATTAGCAGGATTTTATACAGGTGAAACTACCGAACATTATGTGGGTATTGATCCCAATAGCAACAATCACCCCAATTATCAAAAGCAAGTTGAGTTCTACAAAAAGTATTCCACCTTCTTTGAACAAAACAGAGAAGTTGAATTGATTGATAGTCCAGCAGAAGATGTGGATTATTCTAAATACGAAAATTTCTTTGATACAATTTTTACAAGTCCACCGTATTTTAACACAGAGAAGTATTCGGAAGATGATACTCAATCGTGGGTTCGTTACAAAAAGATAGATGATTGGAATGTTAATTTTTTACACGCAACTATTCAGAAACTTATTCCCACATTAAAGTCTGGTGGAATTCTTGCAGTCAATATCGCAGACGTATTTAACGCACCAATCAACGACTATGTAGAAATTACTAATCCAATGAACGACTTTATTAAATCATGTGGATTACAATACCAAGGTTGTATCGGAATGGAAATGACAAAACGATTCAACTCTGGTGGAGCAGGTAATGCAAAAAGTGAATATTTTTCAGAAGACCTAAAAACAATTACCGAAGAAACAAAGAATGTTGCATTCGCAGAACCCATTTGGATATGGAAAAAGAATTGACATTTTCAAAATATAATATATATTTATACATATACATAACCTTAAATCAATAATATAAAATGAATTCCGAAGAAAATAGAATTGAACAAGAGTCTTTAGACTTTTTAACAACTTGCTCCGTAGATGACTTTGTCGCATTATATGAGCATATGACATTGTGTAAACTTGAAGAAGTACAAGATGATACACTTGACTTAAAGTACGAAATTGTAGAATCTGAGGCTGATCCAGTAGAAGCAGGAACAATCGTTTCATTTGATAAAATGGTTGAAGGTGTTGAAGCAATATTTGGAATGACAACTGACGACGTCAAAATACTTCACGAAAAAATTTGTCAAATTAGAAGCTAACTATGGAAATAGAAACAGAGAAGTTAACTGCGTTTCTAGCAGGAATTCTCGGATTAATTACACTACCTCTAGGTTTTATGTGGGCAGTTAATACTGCATTTTTAATGAACATTGAATACACTTTTTTAAATTGGTTAAGCATTGCTTTTTTACAACTATATCTACAAGTTATAATCAAAGCATCGACTATTAATACCAATTTAAAAAAATAAGACTTTACGTTTGGGTGTAACTCGTATATATTTATGTATATATGAAAATAGACAATACAGCAAAATTTACATTTGATTACACATGGAGAGATACTGAGGGTGAACTTGTATCAAGAACACGACACACCACCACAGACGAAACTTTAGGTGACGTATTAAATGCGTTTGAGTTGTTTTTAAGAGGATCAGGTTTCCACTTTGATGGTCACCTTGAATTCGTAAACGAAGAAAATCATTCAACTGATGTAAATTACTCTGAGGTAAATCAACCCGAGTTTCAGAACCAGCAGTTAGAATTTGACTTTGTTAACGAATTATTTTCCAATATAGAAGACATTGATAAAGATACAGATATAGATTTGGATGACACAACCAAAAGTTAATTTATCATTTTATTCTAACTTAGAAATAAACACAAATACAACTAAAGTAGTCCATTGCAAGAAATCAGAATATGATGTCTACATCGGAAGACCTTCTATATGGGGTAATCCGTTTTCGTCAAAAGATAAAACTCTTGCAAAGTTCCGTGTTGCAAGTAAATCAGATGCAATTCAAAATTATGAAGAATGGATCGAAGATCAACCTCAACTCATTGATGAACTTAAAACACTTAGAGGAAAAATACTCGGTTGTTGGTGTAAACCCAAACCTTGCCACGGAGACGTCCTTGTAAAACTCATTCAAAAATATTATTCAAATGAAGATAATATCAGCAGTTAGGCATTCAGGAAAAACTTATCATAGCAAATCACTTGGATTTGCAGATTGCGATGAAATCATAGCAAACAAAATAGGTTGGCCAAATCACTTTGATAAAAAAGAATTCTCTGATAAGATTTATGCGTGTCCACACATTGAAGAACATCAAGTTGCAGTTTCTTTTTCACAAGATTCCTGGAAAGTTTTGGAATCTTGGTTAAAAAACAATGATACAATTTTGAGCATACCAGAAGTGTGGAGTGCAAGAAGTTTTTGGGAATGGCCTATTAAACCTAATGTTCTTGTTACCATTGATGAAGAACGACATAAACAAAATCTGGTGGAAATAAATCAAAATCATATGTGGCCAACCATTAAGTTTTGGAGACATCTGCTTGAACACGAAGCAAAAGAAAATGATATTAAGGTTGTCAATACCTTTGAAGATGCGATATTATATCTGAATGAAAATTAAGATAAAAAATACCGGAAGTATTGTACCAAAAAATTTAACGCAATATGATGTAGGATATGATTTAGTCGCATCATCACATCCAGCAATTTCGGGTGAATACAATGAAGAAGCAAAAGCATGGTCAAGAATAGATTACATTCAGTATCACACAGATTTATATATAGAACCGTGTGTTGACGATAAAGTTTATCATACTAATATTTTCCCAAGAAGCAGTATCAGCAACAAAAATCTAATGCTTGCAAATTCAGTTGGATTGATTGATTGTGGTTATCGTGGAGAGTTGCTTGTGCGATTCAAGTACATCACACAACCCGAAGACATTCAAGCAAGAATTCTTGGAGACCAAGCAACTATTCCATTGCTCACTAAAGTTAATATGGACAAAATTTATACAAAAGGTGAACGGATTGCACAACTTGTAATTGCAGAAACTCACAAAGTTGAATTTGAAATTGTAGAAGAGTTGTCAGAGACTGATCGTGGAAAAGGTGGATTCGGAAGCACCGGTGCTTGACTTTTTATATAAATTGCGATACTATAATATTCAATGTATCAAAACATATTCGTAAATAAAAAAGATCATACGGTCTATCTGTGGGACGATAAAAAAGGTCTCGTAACATTCAAGAATAAACCATACGCATACAAAAAGTCTCCGAACGGAATGTATCGCAGTATGTATGGTGACAAGTTAGAAAAGGTAACAAAGTATAGGTATGAAGATACAGGTCTGTTTGAATCGGATGTGCCGATTGAAACTCGTAATCTAATTGATTTGTACGAAGACGATGATGAACCAAGCACCGGTCATTGCGTTATGAATTTTGATATTGAGGTGAGTATGGAAGGTGATTTACCTGATACAGAAAAAGCAAACAATCCCGTTACTGCTATTGCGTGGCACGATAGTTGCACCAATAATTATGTGGTGTTGATTCTTGATAAAGAAGACAAGATCACCAATTACTCTAATGATGACGTATCAGTTTATTCTTATGATAATGAACGAGCATTACTTTCTCATTTTCTTGATTTTTATCAAGAGATTAGTCCGACAATATTAACAGGTTGGAACATTGATGGATTTGACGTTCCTTATTTGTATCGCAGACTTGCAAGAGTGTTAGGACAAGAAGAAGCAAATCGTTTGAGTCCGATTGGCCACGCATACTTTCATCCATTCAAGAAACGAATCGTGATTGCAGGTGTTAGTTGCTTGGATTATCTTGTGTTGTACAAAAACTTTACATACTCAGTTGAACCAAGTTATCGTCTCGATTCAATTGGTCGCAAAGAAGTTGGTATAGGAAAAATTGAATATGAAGGTAATCTTGATGATCTATTTTCCTCGGACATCGAGAAGTTTATTGAATACAATTTGAATGACGTAAAGATTGTTGTGGAGATTGACAAAAAGATGGAGCTCATCGAGTTGACTCGTAGCATTTGTCATGTCGGTCATGTTCCTTATGAAGATATTTTGTTTTCGTCTCGTTATCTTGAGGGTGCGTTGCTTACATATTTACGCAGACACAATCTTGTTGCTCCAAATAAAGATCCAGATGGTCGCGACAAATTCAATGAGATTAAAGGTGATGGATCAAAAAAGTTTAGTGGTGCGTATGTGGCTGCTCCTACACCAGGTAAATACAAGTGGGTGTTTGATTTGGATTTGACATCTCTGTATCCTTCTATCATTATGTCCACGAATATTTCTCCTGAAACTAAAGTGGGTGTCGTTGATAATTGGAGTCCCGAAGATTTCTGTGATGGCGAACAAACCGAAGTTGGGTTTCGTGGAGATGTATATTCAGCAGATGAATTCAAAACATTTTTGAAGGAAAACAATCTTGCTATTAGTAGCAATGGTGTAATGTATACCAAAGAAAAAGTAGGACTTATTCCTGCGATTCTTGAGCAATGGTTTAATCAACGAGTTGAATTCAAAGATAAAATGAAAGAATATGGTAACGCAGGTGACGACGCCAAGTATGTGTTCTATAAAAGAAGACAACACGTACAAAAGATTCTTCTTAATTCTTTGTATGGTGTTCTCGGTTTGCCTATCTTTCGTTTTTACGATGTAGATAATGCAGAAGCAGTTACAACCACCGGTGTGTCCGTGATTAAGTTCAGTCGCAAGATTGCGAATCACTATTACAATAAAACTCTCGGTGATACCGAAGATCATTGTATTTACATTGATACCGACTCGGTATTCTTTTCAGCATTGCCTATCGTAGAAAAAACAATGCCCAATGTTGATGTAAAGAATGATGATGAAATGGCAGCTGCTATTTTAGAGGTCGCAGGTAATGTACAGAATTTTATCAACAAAAGTTATGATGTGATGGCAAAACGTTTCTTTAATATTGAAGAACATCGTTATGACATTAAACAAGAAGTTATTTCCAAAGCAAGTATTTGGTTGGCAAAGAAACGATATGCACAATGGATTATCAACAACAACGGTGTTACTTGTGATGAATTGGAAGTTAAAGGTCTTGATGTGGTGCGTAGTAGTTACCCCACACGATTCCGTGCGTTTATGACAGAGATTCTTAAAGACATTTTGAAGGATGTTCCAAAACAAGAAATTGATGACAAAATCGTTGCTCTTAAACGACAAGTCAAAAATGAGTCGGTTCAAGACATCGCAAAAACAAGTGCAGTTAAAAATGTAACCAAGTATTTAAAGATGATGGATAAAGGTGCGGTTGTTGGTGAGTGTGCGAAGAGTACACCTGCTCACGTTAAAGCAAGTATTATTCATAATCAGTTTATCAAGAAGTTTAAGATTCAAGCAGAACCTATTCGTAACGGAGAAAAGATAAAGTGGATTTATTTAAAGAACAATGAACTTGGTTTAGATGCTCTTGCGTTTCGTGGATACGAAGACCCACCTGAACTTATGGAGTTTATTGAGAAGTATGCGGATAAGGACAAGTTGTTTGAGCGAGAACTTGAAGGAAAACTCCGTGATTTTTACCAAGCACTTAATTGGGACTTTGCAAGTGAGAATCTTGCAACTGCCCAGAAGTTCTTCTCCTTTTAATGAAGGTATATAAACAAGTATTACCCATTAGAAACGATTGTCGAATCGATGAGCAATTCGGTTGGTTGCCTATGAGTATTCTTGAACCAACCAAAGAGTCGAAGGCATCTTGGAAAGAAGCATATCTTGATGACGGAGAAAACGAAAGCAGACGAAGTGATGATGCCAAGTATCTTCCTGGATTAAAGTTTAGTGAGTTCCACGCAGGAGTAGCAGAGCAGATACTTCGTTACTGGAGCATGAAGGGAAGTGTGGTTGTAGACCCCTTCGCAGGTCGTGCTACCCGTGCGGTAGTGGCATCCAAGATGGAAAGGCAATACGAAGGTTACGAAATTTCTCCAACGACATATAAACGAGTTACGGAGCATTTTAAAAAGTTGGGGGTATCGCCTAAACTTTTTAATTGTGATGGAACAGAAATGCTTCACACACAAAATGAAACTGCTGATCTGGTGTTTACTTGTCCTCCGTATCATAATCTTGAAGAGTATGAAAGTACGAAAAATCAATTAAGTGATTGCGAAACTTACGAAAAGTTTTTGAAGCAAATCGGTTATTGTGGATACCACATTAATCGTGTACTGAAACCAGGAGCATTCTGTGTATGGGTTGTCGGTGATTGGAGATGTCCCAAAGGTAGTGGATTTCGTTCGTTTCATTCTGACTTGATTTCTTTGTTTACCAAAGAGAAGTTGATTCACCACGATACAATCATAATGAAGAACATCAGTCCATTTGCTCCGTTGCAAGCAGGTAAGGTAGCAAGCAAAAGATACACAAGCAAGATACACGAATACGTTATGGTATTCCGCAAAGAAGGAGAGTATGAAGTTCCTGACTATTGCTCACTTGATGACTTGCGTGTACAATCAAATAAATTTTTTGACTTTAATGAATAAGATAATCAATGGAGATAGTTTAAAAGTCCTCAAGAAACTTGAGGATGAATCGGTAGACTTGGTGTGTACAGACCCACCTTATGGATACTCGTTTATGAATCGTGATTGGGACAAAGCAGTTCCTGCATTAGAAATTTGGCAAGAGTGTTTACGAGTTTTGAAACCAGGAGGATTCTGCTTTGTTATGTCAGCACCACGTTCAGATGTACAAAGTCGTATGATGGTTCGTTTAGAAGACGCAGGATTCAATATTGGATTCACTCCGATTTATTGGACATACGCAACGGGATTTCCAAAAGCAACAAATGTTGGAAAAGCAGTTGATAAAAAACTTGGAAAGACACGAAAGATAACAGGAACAATAGACCCACGTTCAAAGTATGATGGGAAATCCCGTTCATCATCTGCAATAAATACAAATTGGAGAGAATCTGAAAATCGGTCGGACTATAATGATATGTCCGTGAAAGAAATAACTGAACCTGCATCCGATGAAGCAAACGCACTTGAAGGTTCTTATGTAGGTTACCAACCAAAACCTGCGGTAGAAGTTGTACTTGTTGCAATGAAACCAATTACAGAAAAAACCACGATTGAGCAAGCAATGAAAAATGGTAAAGGAATTACTTGGTTAGATGATTGCAGAATTCCTTACGAAAAAGATTGTAGACTTTTGAAAGGTGGTTCGTATAGTGGCAATAGAACTGGTAGTAATGCTGAATCTTTTTATCAAACAGGAAACGAAAAAATAGAATACGATGAATCTGCTATACCAGACGGAAGATTCGCAGCTAACTTAATTGTACAAGATGATGTACTTAATGATGGAGTAAAACGAAGCAAAGGAAAACACACAGATAGTGGAAGTGCATCTGGTGGTATTTGGCAAGAAAGCACAGGTAAACCTGCCGGAAGAACTTACGGAGACGAAGGATCGTTTTCTCGTTTTTACGATTTGGATTCTTGGTGGAAATCACAAATACATAAATTACCCGAAAGTGTTCAAAAGACTTTTCCTTTTATGATTGTTGCAAAAGCAAGCAAAGCAGAAAAAAACAAAGGTCTTGAACATCTTCCTAAAAAGAAAAGTTCTTCAATGCCAGGAAGAAGAAATGCAGAAGATATGAGCAATAGCAAAATCGATAACGATGTTACTGGTAGATTTGTCACGGAAAAACAAAATGTTCATCCAACCGTTAAACCGATTGAACTAATGAGTTACTTGATAACACTTGGAAGTCGTGAGAATGATGTGGTCGTTGATCCGTTTGTTGGAAGTGGAACAACTTGTATTGCGGCTAAAATGCTTGATAGAAAATATATTGGAATTGAAAAAGAAAAGGATTATGCTATTATTGCTAAAACACGAGTAAATGATGCGGAAAGTCCTACACAAGCAAGTGATAAAAATAAAAGCAAAGAATTCTTTGCATTTTAACTTGTATATACATATATAAATATATAAAATATAAAACATTATGGAACAGAACTATACAAAATTAGCAGACCTTCTTGTAAGACATAGTGTGTCTTTACAGAAAGGAGAAAAGGTATTAATAGACAACACAGAAGTGCCGGAAAATATGACGATTGCACTCGTTCGTGCAGTTCGTGAATATGGAGGAATACCTTTTGTACAAACATCACAAAGTCGTATAGGTCGTGAGGTGATGCTTCACGCAACCAAAGAGCAAATGGAAATTTTTATGAAGTTTAGTATGCCTAAGATTCAAGAAATGGATGCTTATATTGCTATCGCAGGTTCTCATAATATATACGAAACAAGTGATGTAGATGCAGACATCAAAACAATGATGTCCAAGATCACCAAACCTTATCTTGATTATCGTGTAAATCAAACCAAGTGGTGTATTCTAAGATGGCCTACTCCTGCAATGGCACAGCAAGCAAATATGAGTACCGAAGCATTTGAGAACTTTTACTTTGATGTATGTACATTTGATTATGCCAAGTTTAATCCGGGTATGAGTAACCTTCAAACAAGAATGCAAAACGCAGATAAAATTCACATTAAAGGTGATGATACAGATTTGCGTTTCTCTATTAAAGATATAGGTGCAGTTGCTTGTGGTGGAACTCATAACATTCCGGATGGAGAAGTATTCAGTTGTCCAATCAAGGATAGTGTCCAGGGACACATTCAGTTTAATGCTCCGACAATTTATCGTGGAACAGACTTTGATGGAATTCGGTTGGAATTCAAGAATGGAAAAATTGTGGACGCAACCGCAAATAGTGATGCAAGCACCGAGGCACTAAACGAAATTCTTGATAGTGATGCCGGAGCAAGATACATTGGTGAGTTTGCTATTGGATTCAATCCATATGTTACACATCCAATGCGTGATATTCTATTTGATGAAAAGATTGGTGGAAGTTTTCACTTTACACCTGGTCAATGCTATGACGATGCAAGCAATGGAAATGATTCACAGGTTCATTGGGATATGGTCAAGATTCAACGACCAGACTATGGTGGAGGTGAAATTTACTTTGATGATGAACTTATTCGCAAAGACGGAGAGTTCGTTGTTAATGATTTAATTCCACTCAATCCAGATCAATTATTGAAATAGTGCTTGACCTATATATACATATATAATATAATATATACATATATAAAAATTAAAAATGTTTTACGAAGACTTATTTGATATAGAAGAAGAACAAGATGATCGTTACAAAAAATACGCATCTAGGTTTTCTTCTATGTTTGATCTCAAAAAAGAAAAAAAGTTCTACGGGTTGTATTCTGCAATAACCGAGTGTCACGTTATTATGATTAGAAATCAAATGTATGAGCATAAGTTACATGACATTAAGAGTATGAAGTCTTCCGATAGAATATTAGAAATATCATATAAGAATATTATTCACTTTTTTGATATAGACAGTTTTATGAACGCAGAAATCAAAAACCACTCTCTTGTTCTGAATAATACAAAAAATGAAAAGGTGGAGATGATACCTGCACAACTTAGGAGTATGATCACAGATGGATGCATATCATAAAAAAAGCAAAGAACCTCACATAGAAGTGATCGATATAACACAAACCGAACAAGGTGTTCCTGATATGTTATTTGAAGTTAATGACGCATTTTTAGATATGATAAAAACAGAAAAAAATATAGATACCGTATCACAAGAACTACTTTCATCCTATGTACAAGAACTTGTAACCAATTGTGCAAAAAAGAAAAACGAGTACAATTACGAAAAGATTTTGGAAAACCCCGATGAATAACAAAAACATTGACAAATAACAATTAAAATAATATTATATAAACTATGAAAAAAGATAAAGTACTACAATTCATTTCTCGTTACAACCTTAATGGTAACGTGGAATCAGTTAAATGGAATACCAACGGAGACAACGTTTGCGAAACCACCTTCATTACCGATGACAAAAGTGTTCTCGGCAAAGTTTCTACAAAAGACTTTGAACTCGGTGAAGGTGAAATTGGTGTTTATGATACTGCAAAGTTAAAGCAACTTTTAGCAGTTGTTGGTGATGACATTAATGTTGAAGTCGTTGAGAAAAACGAAAAGAACGTTAGTGTTAGTGTATCAGACGATACAACAAGTGTAAACTTCATGCTTGCTGACTTAGCAGTAATTCCTAATGTTCCTGCATTGAAGGATTTACCAGAATATGATCTGCAAATTCCTTTCAGCAACGACTTCGCGAAGAAGTTTGTTCGTTCTGCAAGTGCATTAAGTGATTGTGATACATTTACCATTGTTCCTTCAAAAGACGGAATTCAGTTGGTAATTGGTTATTCCACAATCAATAGTAATCGTGTTTCTTTAAGTGCGATTAACGAAGGGTCAAGCACTCTCACAGACCCCATTAGTTTTTCCTCGAAGTATTTCAAGGAAATTCTTAATGCAAATAGTGACTCTGAAAAGAGCGTTCTCAATGTCAGTTCCAAGGGAATTGCAAGCATTGAGTTTGAAGTCGGTGACTTCCGTAGCAGTTATTACTTGGTTGAAATTCAAACAACCGATTAATGAATTTTTTAGAAGAAGCAACAAAGTCTCCAGTTGAATCGGAAAATAGTCTTTGGGTCGAGAAATATCGACCCAAAGACCTTTCTGATTATATTGGAAACGAACCTTTAAAGAAACGAGCTGCTTCGTGGATTGAGTCACGTGACATTCCACATTTGCTTTTGTATGGAAAAGCAGGTACAGGTAAAACCACACTTGGTAAGTTGATTACAAAGCAGATTCCGTGTGATCATTTGTATATCAATGCAAGTGACGAAAACAATGTTGATACCGTGCGTACCAAGATTAAGTCGTTCGCAAGCAGTATGGGATTCAATGATCTTAAAGTCGTATTGCTTGACGAGTGTGACTTTCTCACAGGTAATGCTCAGGCTGCTTTAAGAAATTTAATGGAGCAGTTTAGTATGACTACTCGTTTTATTCTTACTTGTAATTACCACGAAAAGATTATTGAACCGATTGTCAGTCGTTGTCAAACATTCAACATCGTTCCTCCTAATCGTAAAGATGTCGCAATTCATCTTGCCAAGATTCTTGCTAAACAAGAAATCAAAGCACAACCAGATGATATTGCATTGATTGTAAACAAAGGTTATCCTGATATTCGTAAGGTAATTAACAATGCTCAACAGAATAGCATTCATGGTACTCTTGAGATTATCAAAGAAGACCTTATTGAAGGTGACTATAAGTTAAAGTTGTTGGACATTCTAAAGAATGCAAGTAAAGACAAAAAGAATGCATGGTTAACGGCTCGTCAACTTATTGCAAATGAAAAAATAAATGACTTCACAGATGTTTACAAGTTTTTGTTTGATAATGTAGATGAGTATGCTCCCGGTAAAAGTGCAAACATTGTTATTATGCTTGATCAGCAAACTTACCACGATAGTTTAGTTGTTGATAAAGAAATTACATTTGCATCAACCATTGCACAAATTGTTCAAACACTATGAATAAGAATCTAAAAAGTAGGTTATACGCAGTTTATGAACTACTTGGTGGAATAGTTGCATTTAGTTTTATTATTTGCTTACAGGTTTGGTATATTCTAACCGGTAACGAGTAATACAAAAACCAAAGGTTATATTAAAGAACCAATTTTAGGATTGGTTCTTTTTTATTCGATTATTTGCTAAATCACAATAATCAGAATTAAGTTCAAATCCAATAAAGTTTCTATTGGTATGCATAGAAGCAATTGCAGTACTTCCACTTCCCATATACGGATCAAGTATAATTCCATTCTCAGGACATACCAACGGAATAATTCTTTCAATCAAAGAACTTGGATACATCGCAGAATGATTTGTATTTTTGTGATTGCCAACTGCGTGACTTAGTACGTCTGTTTTCATTTTTTGTCCGTGCATACGAATGATGGTGAATCCTTGGTTCTTTAATTGGTTTGTTCTTCCACCTTGTTGACCACCATACGCAGGTGCGTGAACACCACGAATCTTTATACGAAAGTCATACAATTCACCTTGTCTATATTCATTGATAACTTTATTGATTTCTTGTTCAGCAAATATCTTTTCAGAATCAGATAAAGTGGATTCACTCAACATATCAAGATATTTTAATCCTTTTGTATCAGAACGATTGCAACTTAAATCAATATCAGTTTTTTCAAAGTCATCTTTGTTATAGTAATAACTTTTTTCTAATGTAAAGTGAAAGAAAGGTTCGGTAGAATTAACAAGTCTTGTTTTACATTGATGAGGTGTTGGATTCGTTTTATGCCATTGAATAACATTCACCAAATATAAATTAAGTTCATTTTTAATGTGTTCCGCAAACTTATATGGAATAAGTTGAAGTCCATCGTTGGGTAGATACTTGTCACCGACATTATACAGAATACTGCCAGTTGGTTTAACAACTCTTACAAGTTCTTTTACAACCTTGGTTAACGAGTATATATATTCGTCTATTGTTTCTTCTTCTCCGACACTACTTCCATAATCTCTTTGTTGAAAATAAGGTGGTGATGTAATCACACAATCAATGGAATTTGGTGGAAGTTCTTTACAAAGTTCATAACAATCACCATTAACAATTGAATTAAGATGTGGTATTGTGGTGTCTTCAAAAAAAGGTTTCACATTAGCAGACATTATGTTAGTATGTCAGATATGACTAAAATAGTCAATTTAATAACATTGTATATATTTATACTTGATGAATAGCACCCATATTAAAGAAGCAAATGTAGAGCAAGATATGTATTACACAGGTATTGCCGAGAAAGCATATGATAAAGTGGTGCGATTTTTAACTAAACATAAAGATAAAATTGAAGGTGAGGGTGAGAATAGTATAGTCAACAAACCATTTATACCACTTACACAATGGAAAGGTGTTGCTCTTAGAGGAACAGACATAGACAAAAACTTTCCTTCTTTAAGTGAGGTAGTATTATTTTTCATTCCAACAAAAAGTACATCACGTGGTGGAGTAACAATCGCAGGTGGTTTTACAAACAAAAGTTTGAAAGTGGGTGGAATATCATTTAAAGGTGTAATTGTAAATGCTAATCTACTTGGTGATTACAATGGCAAGTATATGGATACTCGTCTTGATAAAGATACATTCATTCACGAATACATACACTTTCTTGATCATTTAAGGTATCGTAGTCGTGGTTTAGGAAAAACAAGTGCCAAGTACTTAGATACACAAGATATAGAAGGATACTACAACACACCAGAAGAATTTAATGCATATTACCAAGCAGGACAATCTCAAATAATTCGTGTATGGAAAAATCTATCCGACAGATTCGCACATCGTCCAGAATTTCTTGCTGACTTTAAAAAGAAAAAATTAGAAAGTTACAAAGCATTTCAAGATTGGGCAATTGATGTAGAGTTCTTTGATAAAGACTTTCTTACATACATCAATAGCAAATATCTCAAGAAGTTTAAGAAACGATTAGCAGGTTTATATATGTATATACAAAAAGGAAAGTTGTCGGAAGTCATTTCAGAAAGCAAAGTGAAGGTTGATAGCAGCTCTGTAAAAAAGTGGGCAAAGGATTTAAGAGTTCTTACAAAGGCATATAAATCAATTGGTGATAATAGTCAAGACCCACAAACAATCAAAGACTTTAAGAAAGTAAGAAGAGCATTTGGTACATTCCAAGAAAACTTTGAACAATGGGTTTACAAATTCTTTTTGCAGTATAAACATACAGGTGCGAGTGGTAAGAAGATGGAAACCTGGGAAGAAAAAGAAGTTCGTGAAAAATGTTGGGGAGCAGTTACAGGTCTTGGTGGAAACTTTCCAGAGATGTGGGACTTTATAGATAAAAAGCATCGTGTAAGTCCACAAAGACTTGCTAAAGAACGAGAAACCAATATCAGAAGATACAGATCACAATTTCGTGAGGGAATCAAAGCACTTCTTCAATACATCGCAATAGAAGGTGATCAAGAACGAGAGAAACCAATTGAACAAGCACAAATAGGACCCGTTAAATTGGTTATTCATAACTTCAAACGAAAAGGTGGAACAGAACAAGGTGAAGCAAGTCGTGAAAAAAGTTTCAAGGAGTTGGTAAATGGAATCAAGCATTGGTCAAAGAAAATTCAAAAAGCAGGATTCGGAAAGTGCATAGAAGGATTAACCGTTGATTTAGACTTCGGTCTAACATCAGATAATAGCAACGATATGGTTAATGGTGAGTATTATATGAACAAAGATATGCTCAAGTTGTACGGGTGTGGAATGACCCAAGATACATTCACTCACGAACTTGGTCATCGTTTTTGGTATCGTAATGTTCCATCTAATGCAAAGAAGCATTGGCAAGATACAATCAAAAGCAAGAAAGTATCTATTGAACGTAAAGATGTAGAAGATTATGTAGAAAAGTATTTCAATCAATATGGAGAAAAACTTCACAAAAGAAAAGCAGGATTGAGAGTCATTGACAAAAAAGAAGACAACGCCGAGACCAAAGCTAAGTTCAAAGCATTGCAAATGACAGGAGTTTATTCAGCCGAAGACAGAAAAGAAGTTGTAACAAAATTAGCAGATAGATGGGTTGGTCCTGGTAAAGAAATTCCAATTGAACACATTACAAGTTACGGAAATACAAATGCAGAAGAAGCATTTGCAGAAGCATTTAAACTATATATAGTAAAAGGACCAGGCAAACTCGGAGAGTGGACTCGTTGGTTCTTTCGTGAAATTGTCAGAACAGGTGGAGCAAATATAAACGAAATGAATATGAAATATACAAAAGAATCATTAAACGAAGTCGCAATGAACAAAGATAATGTTCATGAGTTTATCAAGTTTGCAAGAAAAGCTTTGCAATTAAAAGAAAAGGTATCTGTGAAACTTTTAACACAGAGGCACGAGAACATGACAGCTGCTTGTTACGATCCTAATACAAACGAGATTTCTATATATACAAAAGGCAGAGCATTTCCAGATGTATGCAGAAGTTTAGCACATGAACTAGTTCATCAAAAACAAAATGAACTTGGAGTTCTTGAAGTGGATAGTGGTCAAACAGGAAGTGATATAGAAAACGAAGCAAATGCGTGTGCTGGTATTATTATGAGAAATTTTGGTGAAATTGTAGAAAATCTCTACGATTGATATATTAGTCTTTGGGTTTGGCCAATCTTCTAATTTGTGATTCAAGAAGATGATATTTATTGTTACTTAGTTTATTTATATTAGACACTTTCCACACAACAACTGAGTTGGTTTTGGTATATAAATAAGCAGGAGGTCGTTCGGGTTTGTCCTTTGATGTAATAAACACCATCAATTCACTTTTATATATATCCAGATCAGTAAGTCTGCTATAAGAATGTTCATAGCAATCACTTGTAATTACCTTTTGATAAATTCTATCAAGAACCGGATCTCCTGCTTTCATTTCTTCGATTTGAGGAACGTGTTTCCGCATCGGCAATCTAGATTGGCCTTGTTTTTCTTTAGGAGATGTTTGTATATACCTATCACGACTCCATGTTTTGTATCCGTACGTTAAATAATTAAAAAACCCCTCGCAATATTTTGCAAGTTGTGGAGTTTCGGGACATATAAAGTAAATAAAGTTCATATCACATCAGCATTAAGTGAATATAACCTTTATTTGAATATAAATATAATATATATTTTATTTACGTTTAGATTTCTTTTCTTTTGTCTCACCCTGTGTGACTCTATGCCTCAACGCAGAACTGCTATAATCATGTTGCCTAGAGTTGTACAACACTTTATTCAAATGTCCTGGTAAATCATGTCCTGTAAAGGGTTTATCTTTCCAATCGTCACCGACAAACCTAACATCATAATTTATACCTTTAAGAATTTCAATTAAATCTGATTCAGTTTCGTATGGAATAATTTCATCAACGAACTTACTTCCACGAAGTTGTATGTATCGTTCTACAACTGATTGAATTGGTTTGTTTTTGTCTGCTCTATCTAATTGTGGATTGGTGTGCAATCCTACGATCAAATAATCGCAATGTCGTTTACAGTCTTCCATCATAAGCACGTGACCCGCATGAAATACGTCCATTGCCCCACAGGTGAATCCTTTTGTTATTTTTTCCATTATAGTAAGTGTTTAATTTTTTCTTTTGAAAGTCCTGTTGTTGAAACATCAACAATATTAAGACCACTTTTTACCGCATCGTTGAGTATTGCTTTTAGATCATCAATTAATATCATATCACCAAACTCAACATTAAACTTGGTTGATACATAATTAAAGTGATTTTTCTTTGACGGATATGTTGCCTCTATGTACACAAAGTCAAGATACTTTGGTGGAAATAACATATGAATATATTTTTCACACAATTCTTTTTTATAACTTGCACTTGCAAATCCCACTAAGTACCCTTTCTTTTTCAGTAAGTCAATACATTCAAGTGATTCTGGATATAACCCAAGTTGCAGTTGTTGTAATGTTTTTTCGTTACCGGACCAACTATCAAAGTTCCAAAAAGTACGATCAAGGTCTATCAAAACTGCCTTTATCATAATTAAATCTCTTTTAACAACTTATATGTATGTTCCCAATCGTCTACTTGGAAAACTTTATCAGGTTCTTCAAGTATATTTGCAATTGGATAATCGTTTCCACCTTCCATTGTTTTATCACCAAAAAACCAAATATCTCCTTTTATTTTCCCACGGATTTGAGATTTGTTTCTTCCTCGTTGATGAATATCAATGCTAATTTGACCACCTGCACTTGACTCTAGGTTTGGAAATTCTTTATTTAATACATTACAAATGTGTTCTCTGTCTTTGTTTACTTTATCCCACTCATAATATGCTTCTCGTTGTTCCTGGGTACAATCCCTTCCCACCACACTTATGTTCAAAAGACCAACCCGTACCTCTAAGTGGTTCTGTGTGCGAATTTCATACGAAGAATCATCTATAAGTTCTTGGCATCTATCAAGTAACTTTTTAGACGGTTCCCATTTACTCACTTCAATCAAATCCCCACGTTTATAAACTACATTTCCACCACATTGATGAGATTCAGTAACTTCTCTCCATACATCAACGCCAACTTGTTCAATAGTTTTATCGTGATCAGATCCAGTTAATAGATATACATTTTTATCAGAAATCCATTTCCTAAAAAAAATTTCAAACTCGTTATCCATTTTTAATCTACTTGGAGTAAGAGTTCCGTCTACATCAAATATGTAATTTATTAATCTAGCCATGGTTGATTTAATATATCACTTTTCTCAGTTTCACTTAGCATCAGAAATAAAAACTTTATTTCGTGTATAATACACTTTGAATCTAAATGCTTGTCATCAAATCCTTCCCGTCTTCTGTGACGTAGTTCGTAAGCTCGTTTCTTAATTCGTGTTACAACAACTTCATTTCCCATGTAAATAAATATAACAAATTATTATAAAAACAAAAAAAGGTGGAAGTTTCCTTCCACCTTTTATTAAAATATATATGATATATATGTATATATTACTTAGAAGATTCCTTTGCCTCCTCATCAACCACCTCAAAGTCTGCGTCAACTACATCTTCTTTGTTTTTTGTAGGTGAGTCTTCGTTATCAGGTGTAACATCTTCTTGTTCTGCTTGCATATGTGGAGTCAACTTTTGAATTTGATCCATTAGTGTTTTATTCAACTCTTGCAATTTAGCAACATCAATAGAAGCATCTTCAAGTTGCTTTTTAACATCCTCAAGAAGTTCATTTGTTTCTGTTGCTTCTGCTTCGGGAACCTTTTCTTTGTTTTCTTCCAACATTTTTTCTACCTGATACACAGTTGAATCTACTTGATTGCGAAGTTCTATTCCTTCTTTCTTCTTTTTATCTTCATCAGCATACTTTTCAGCATCTGCCTTCATTTTTTCAACTTCGTCTTTGTCAAGTCCACTTGAATCACTAATAGTAATTTTTTGATCTTTACCAGTTCCTTTATCAGTTGCACTTACATTAAGAATACCATTTGCATCAATATCAAAGGTAACTTCAATTTGAGGAGTTCCTCTTGGTGCAGGTTGAATTCCATCTAATTTGAATGTACCAAGATTCTTATTGTCGGCAGACATTGCTCGTTCTCCTTGAAGAATCACAATATCAACTGCTGGTTGATTGTCACCTGCGGTTGTAAAGATTTGGGACTTCTTGGTTGGAATTGTGGTGTTGCGTTCAATCATTGGTGTAGATACACCACCAGCAGTTTCGATTCCAAGTGATAGTGGAGTTACATCTAGCAACAAAACATCACTTACACCCTCGTCTCCTGCAAGAATCGCACCTTGAATGGCTGCACCCAGTGCAACTACTTCATCTGGATTAACTCCTTGGTGTGGATCGTTACCACCTGCAAGTTCTTTTGCAATTTCTACAACCTTGGGACTACGAGTCATTCCACCAACAAGAATGAGGTTTTTAACATCACTCATGGTGATACCTGCGTCATCAAGGCACTTTTCAAAAGGTTCTTTTGTTCGTTGATATAAAGAATCACAAATTTGTTCAAACTTGCTACGAGTAACATCAATGTTTAAGTGTTTTGGTCCACTTGCATCTGCCGTAATAAACGGAAGATTTATTGTGGTGGACGCACTTGATGATAACGCAACTTTTGCTTTTTCTGCTTCTTCTTTAAGACGTTGCATTGCTTGTCCATCTTCCTGTAAATCAATTCCCGACTCTTTCTTAAACTCAGATACAAGATAGTCAATCAGAGTATCATCCCAATTGTCACCACCCAATTGTGTATCACCGTTAGTAGACTTTACTTCAAATACTCCGTCACCTATTTCAAGAATAGATACATCATATGTTCCACCACCAAGGTCGTAAACTGCAATAGTTTCTTCATTTTTCTTTTCTAATCCATATGCAAGAGATGCAGCGGTTGGTTCGTTAACGATACGCAATACTTCTAGTCCTGCGATTTCACCCGCATCTTTTGTTGCTTGTCGTTGAGAATCATTGAAGTATGCAGGTACGGTAATAACTGCTTGTTTTACTTCTTCTCCAAGATATGCTTCTGCATCTGCTTTTAATTTACCAAGCACAATGCTTGCAATAAACTCAGGTGCATATTCCTTTTCTTCGTCACCATCTTTACATTTGATGTATGCATCTCCGTTTTTACCAGATACAACAGAATAAGGAAGATTTTTAACTTCTTTCTTTATCTCTTTATATTTTCGTCCTATAAGACGTTTCGCAGAAAAAATTGTATTTTCTGGATTAGTGATTGCTTGACGTTTTGCGGCCTGACCTACAAGTCGCTGTCCGTCTTTTGCAAATCCAACTATACTTGGGGTAGTTCTTGATCCCTCTGAGTTGGTTATCACTTTTGGTTCTCCTGCTTCTACCACCGCAACACAACTGTTCGATGTACCTAAATCAATGCCAATTACTTTAGCCATTTTCTATTCCTTTTTTATTTTGTTAGTTAGTTTGAATCTCGATTGAGCATTCTAGATAATCTCAATTGAGCATTATCTGTATATAAATATAAGTTAAATTTACTT